AACGCCCCAGCAGCGGTTATATCTCTGGTACTCAGGGCCTCGTTGTAGTTCAGCGTAATCTGAGGAACACCAGCAGCGTTGCGCACCTGGAAGCCGGCATTAGTGCCCGTCAAGTTGTTGGCGCTATTTATGCGTACGACTGTAGCAGTAGTTGGGTTAGCGACAATTTCGAACTTTGCCGTACCCTGAAAGCCGCCGGCGCCGTCGCTGTACTGAATCGCATTGGCGGGCCCGACCGAACTGCCGGTGGCGTCATTGGTCCAAGACAGCACACCTGCGCCATTGGTAGTAAGCTTCTGGCCTGACGTGCCGTCTGCCGAGGGCCACCGCCAGTCGACGCCGTTCGTAATGAAGTGGAGCTCCGTAGCGCCACGAAGGCTCAAGGAATCTGACGTGGACTCTATTAGTGATGCGCCTGCGGCGCTTGCTATAAAACTTGCGCCTATGGTAAGGGAGACGTCGGCTGTGGTGGTTACGTCTACGCCTTGTGCTGTGACAGTTAGCTGATTAGTTGACGCATCCAGAACTACACCTGTCGACGCCTCGTTGAAGCCTATGCCGCCGACATCTGTCCCTCCAGAGCTGCGAAAACGCAGACCAGCAAACGTACCGGCAGCAGGACTTTGTACTCGAACCTCCCGCTGAGTCAGGGAGGCGTGATACGTAAGCGTTGCATCGCCATCGAAGACGCCCGCGTTGTTGAACTGTACCGCTCTTGTCGGACCGCCAGGGATGGCGGTAACCGTAACATTGGTACGACTGTTCCCGGGGTCGTCCACAGCCGTAACTGAGGCTCCTACAAAGTTTAGGATTCCTCTGGCTGTGAGAGGCACACCATCCTCTTGTACTGTCGTATACCCACCAGCGGATGCCGCAGCGATAGCGACGTCAATCGCGTCCAAATGGCTCTCGAGACCGCTATCCACAGGCGTGTATGCGCTGGGTGTGAGGTCAATAGAGACTTGCTTCCCCTTGATGGTCATGGCGTTACTCCGTTAGTATACCAGGTTGGTTGATGTACCTCTTAGAACCCTGAGAGATTAAAGCGGGCCGCCATGTTTCGCGCCAGCGCCAGCCTCTCCCCCGCAGTGAGCCCTTGGCCGATTACTCCGGCGCTAACTGTTGGTTTAGTCCATATCGTAGGAAACGCAGGGTCCCCCTTGCCGTTGAGCGTATAGCCGCCTGCATTTGCAATGGTTGTCGCGTCAGCGCCACCACCCGTCGTAATCGCGCCGTCATCCCACAGCACCGTGGTATCGATGCGAGCCGCCGTGTACGTAGACACAATCACCATGGCCATGTCGTCACGTGCAGCAAAAGCCGCATTCGCTAAAATCTCAAAGTTCCCGCCAAAGGAGTTTTTCTGAGAACGCAAACCATTATCCGACACGCAGTAGGCCATGATGTTTGTGTTTCCAGAATTTGGGTTTCCCAGAGGCCCCATAGCTCCAGCGATACCGCCACCCACCGCGCTGGCTCGCGTGACGGTAAACATTGAGTAGGAGCCGTCGACTGTATTCCAGGGAGTGTTTGCTGTATCGGCCCAAACAAACCCGAGACTCTTGAAACCGGATGTCACACCTACTGACCCGTCAGGGAAAGGTGTTCCTCCGCGAACAACAGTAGAACCGGCCACAAGCGGAATACCCTGATTGCCCGCAAAGACAGGCCACTGCGTGGTGACAAGAGCACCGTTAGCGGGTGCGTTAGAAATGTCCCACCAAGACCGTAAAGCAAAGGATACAGGAGACATACCTATCGGGTCTGCCCATGCGTGCTTTGTTCCAGTCCATGAAAGAAACTGTCCCGGTGACCCTCTTCCTACATACGTCATAAGGCACCTAATACTTCAGTTGTTTCCGGCGAAGTAAACGCTCATAAGGTCCAACCCGACGGCCAAAGCTGTGGCGTTATTGGAGCGCCACGCCCGAAGGAACGTCAGCAGGGTAGTTGTAGCCGGGAAAGCCGTGCCGACTGTCCCTGCCAATGTCCCAGAGGCAACGTTACCTGTGTTTAGCCTCACCACACGCCAGTTGACTTGCTGCCGTGTTGGGGGGCACCAGATTGTCAGCTCGTAGGCGTCCACCGAGAGAGTGTTGGCTGGAAAGTTTGCTCCCAGGTCAATCGGTGTCTGCGCCGCAGAGCCACCATAGAACAACTTCAGGTTGGTGTCAGCCGCGCCGTGGCCAACCCCCACGCTGTTTGTAAGGGTGCTCGGCTCCACGTCGGTTGGGGCGCCGGTGCTGCTCGACACACCAACGAACTGGCGTGCGCCTGCCACAGTAGCCGCATCAGAGCACCCAAACACAATGCTGACGTAGAAGCCGCCAACCGGTGGGGAGCCTTCAGCGCCAATCGTGTTCTGCGCAACAGCGTTACGAGCACCAGCTAGGCTGCCTGCAACCGCTGCGCTCACGTAACCAAGACGCTTCAACCTTGTATAGAAGTTCGTGGTCGCAACGTTTCTGGCCGTGGCTGTACCGGTCGCCGACACAGCTGGCATACCGAACACGCCAGGAACAGTAGTGGAGTTGCCTGGGGGTTTCCAGAGTGCAAAAGAGGAGCGCTCCAGCGAGTCCTGCACAAACTCTTTCAGACCGTACTCGTCAATGCGGGCTAGTTTGGGCCTGTTGGCTTTACTTTCTTGGTAGAGCGAAACCCTCGTAGCCGCCGGTGTAGCCGGGGTGGTCAGCTCACCAATTTCAATGAGCGAAGATGTAATCCTGATTGAACCAGAGTCTACGGTGAGACGATTGTTAACAGAGTCCCACGTAAACGAGCTGTCTCCGGCAAAGGAGCCAGAACTATTGAACTGGACCTGTGTGCTAGAGCCTCCGGGCGGGGTAGTGTTTGGTGCCCAATCGAGCACGCCACCGGATGTATAGATTAACGCATCGCCAATATTTCCAGGAGCAGACGGCCACTGATAGGGGTAACCGTTGATGGTCAAATTGAGAGTGTTGACTCCTGTAATGTCGGTGCTGGTCGAGCTTGCGGTGAGTTGGAAGTACTGACTCACGTCAAGAGCGCCAGAAGTGTCTCCGACACCTCTGCCGAGCTTTAGTGAGTTGGTCGAATCCGTCCAAGTGAAACCGTCGGTCGCACCGAAGGAGCCAGAGTTGTTGTATTGAACTTGCGTATCTGCGCCTGCTGGTGAGCCACCGCCACCGCCTACGTTAGCCCATTGCGCTGCTGTAGCGCTTGTGGCTTGAAGCACCTGCCCAGCAGTTGGTGCTGTCGCTGCTGAAATCGAGACTATAGTGGTCGCTGTCCGCAGGCCAGAAGCCGTACGGTCATCTGACAGCCTGGAGTCATTGCCTTGTGCGAACGTGCCTGCAGTGGTGCCGAACGCGGGTAGCGCGTGGACGTGGTCAGACCGGGACAGTGAGGATGCTGTACCGGCGGCATTAGCGCCTCCTACCGACAGTCCTGTAGGCGTCGCCGTGGCCACGGAATGCACATGGTCTTCCCTGGCTGCTGACGTAGCCACACCCGCAGATGCGGTTGTGACGGTCACCTGTGTGGGCGCATTCGCAGTGAGAAGACCAACAATGCTGTGCGTGTGGTCGGCGCGTGCAAGACTGGAAGACGTGCCTTCTGTGTTGGAGGATGCGCCGGAAAGGCTAATGGCCGCTGCCGTGGTGATGTCGTGCTTGTGGTCCGACCTCGAAAAGGTAAGAGCGACACCGGCGTCTGCAGCAGCCTTCGTGACGTTTACAGGTGCCCCACCGGCCGTAGGAATCGCAAGAGAAACCCATCCGGCGGTTGTGCTGGACGAAGCCTGCAGAACCTGCCCTGCTGAAGGGGCTGTGGCCGCCGACACAGACACAACCGTGGTGGCTGTTCGCAGCCCCGAGGCCGTGCGGTCGTCCGAAAGACGTGAATCGTTACCTTGAGCGAACGTACCAGCCGTACTGCCAAACGCAGGCAAAGCATGAACATGGTCAGCCCTTGCTAGCGATACGGATGCACCTGCGCTGTTGGAGCCGCCAACCGTCAGACCTGTCGGCGCTGCAGTGGCCACCGAGTGCACGTGGTCTTCGCGTGCGGCGCTCGTGCCTGTACCGGCTGCCGCCGTCGTAACACTTACCTGCGAAGGAGCGGTCGCCGTAAGCAGCGCAGAAATGCTGTGCGTGTGGTCTGCTCGAGCAAGAGACGTTGAGGAGCCCTCAGTGTTCGTCGAAAGACCACTCAGACCAGAGGCTGCTGCTGTAGCGATATCGTGCTTGTGGTCCTGTCTCGCATACGCAAGTGAAACACCTGCTGAAGCTGTGGCTTTTGTTACGTCAACAGGCGCACCACCAGGAGAGATGGTTGCTGCACTGACTGTTACGTCGGTAGAGTCTGTGCCCAAGTTGTCAGCAACCAACAGGGTAACGTTTGTCCCTGCGATAAAGTTCAGCTTGCTTCTTTGGGCTGCATCAGAACCGTTATCACTAACCGTTTGATAACGAAGTGCCTGACCTAGTAAGGTGGAGCCGGCCCGCACAAGCGCTTGACCAACAGCAACAGCACCAAAAGACAAAGCTGTGCTGGAAAACAGACCGCCCACCACTTCGTGTGTATGGTCTGACTTTGCCAGCGAGATAGCCGTACCCACTGCGTTTGCTGTGCCTACAGCCACACCAGCACCGAAAGTGGCCTCTACCCACTTAGTGCCATCCCAGACTACTGGTGTGTATGTGCTGCTAGTTCTTCCTGGATAGGACACCGATACCTCCCCGCCTTAAACGATGTGCCAATCGGTACCAGTACCCTTTACGAGGGTCACTGAGCCATAGTTTGTAGCCACGATAGTAGACGCCAGACCGTCGATGGTCTCGCCCCCGCTGGCAGCAACTGTGATGTTGTTGGCAGGCGTGCCCGCCTGAGTGCCGCCGTTGTGCGCATCCTTTACGCGTACCTTAGTTCCGTTGGCACAGCCGCTGGGAAGCGTTACCGTGAACCCGCCACCGCTTACGTCGCACGCGTACGTTATGACATTCGCCTGCAGCGTCGCCGCTGAAGGGGATATGTTTGAAGAAGCCGTTGCTACCAACTCCGTGGGAGCAGAAGCAGCGGACGCAAAAGAGAGCACGCCCGCACCGTTAGTGACAAGCGTCTGCCCGGCCGTACCGTCCGCAGAGGGCCACGTCAGCGGCGTGGTTCCTCCATCAAGAACAAGAGACGCACCGGCGGTTACACCTGTCGTCGCAGAGGCGATAGAGGAAGTGCCTGCTCCAGCCGCTGTGGCTGAGAAGTTCTGTCCGGAAGTCGGGGTGACCGTTACGGCACCAGCAGCGTTGACGGCCAGCACGTCGACGCTGTTGTCCTGTACACGTAGGGGGCTGACAGCCTCTACGCCGCTGTTTAGGATGAACGCGCCCTGCGCTGCCGTAAGCGCCAGCAGCCCAGCGTTAGGTCCGGGACCAGTGTCATACACATCCTGCAGCGTCGGCGTGCCTCCGATGTTGTGCCAGTTGGTAGAAGAAGAAGCGTCTCGGTGCTGGTACAACCTGGACCCTGTACCGCTTGACCTGATGTACAGGTCTCCGGGGGAACCTGTGACGGCGCCGTTTGGGTTACGGTCGCCGGCGAAGATACCCACGTCGGCTGCGTTGGACGCACCAGACGCCACTAGGCCGAGGATAGGCGTCAAGTCTGCTGCAAGGCCGACCTTATTTTGCGACAACCTACCGAAGTACCGCTGTCCGATGACGTTGGTGATGGCCTGGTATCCGAGCCCAAACTTCTCGGCTTCGTGCGAACCATTCGTGTCAATACACAGAGCGTTCTTCAGGCCGATATACCCGTTCAGAGGCGCAGCAGTTGGAACGTCTGTGTTCTGTCCGATGAGAACGACGTCGTTGACGCTCTGTACGGTAATGCTTCCGCCAATAGCACCTCCGATGAAGATGCATGAGTCAAGGGTTTGTCCTGTGGCGTTGATAAGGTTGTTGGTGGAGTTGCCGATGAGTATGGAGTTCTGAAGCGTAACACTGGTGTTGCCAAAGTTTCCGCTACTCAGGACCTGTGACCCAGCAGTGATGCCGACTAGGCCTGCACCGCCACCTTGGCCGATGGCGGTTGAGCCGGTAAAGTTAGTAACCGCGTTGAAGCCGTTGCCGATGCCGATACCGATTACGTTGCCTGTAGACGTGATGGCGTCAAAGGAGCTGGCTGTTCCAAGCAGTATGAACCCGCCACCGCCTGCAAGAAGAGGAAAGCCTCCGCCTCCTCCCTTGCCCGGGTGCATCAGAATAGCGTCACCCGCACCGTTCAACACAGGGGCTACGAAAGGACCAATGCCAACTAGCTGTCCTCCACCGCTCATCACCGGTAGTGCGTAGGCTCCAAACGCTGTGAGCTTAGCTCCACCGCCCAGCGCAGCTAGCGCGTGGTCGCCCACTGCAGTGACGTCGGTGATGGCAGAAGGGGGACCTCCTGCAGTAGATGCGCCGACAAGCACGGTTCGCTCGGCGTTCGTCTTCGCAACACCTGCTTTGTATCCGATAGCGATACTCTCCGCTGTGTTGGTGCTGTTGATGGCCGTAAAAGCCTCAACACCAATCGCTATCACACGCGCACCAATGACGTTACCTACACCAGCAGGTCCCGCGTTCTTTCCGATGAACACTACATCATTAAGAGAGCTGGTCGTGCCGCTAGCGATTTGGTGACCGATAAGCACAGAGCGGTTTACCGCGCCAGTAGTGCCGCTATTAGAGATTGCGCGACCAACAAATACCGACTCAGTGATGGCTGCCGTTTTGGCAGAAGCAAGCTCAACTCCGAAGAACTCTGAGTCTGTGACTACTGCACCGGTCGTAGCCAGTAGGTTCGACGCGCCGAACACCACCGTACGTGAATCTACGTCAGAAAGAGCCAGCCCGGCACTCGGCCCCACAAGTACTTTCAAAGAGGAATCACTGAACTGAATGAACGGCAAATCAATCGTGATTGCGCCGCTTACCGCAGTTGTGGGCGTGATGGTGTCAGCGTTAGCCAGGCCGCCTGCTGTGGTCTGCACAGTCGCAGCAGAACTCGCCCAATTGATGTTACCAGCGCCGTCTGACGTGAGAACCTGCCCAACGCTGCCGGCAGCAAGGGGCCAACGGTGCGTAACGGAGTTGCTGGTGATAAGCAGCGGCTGCGTTCCGCCGTTCAACAATGTTTGTGTTCCGTTAGTCCCGAAATATGCTACGGGAGTTGCTGACCCAAAGTTCTCAACAATGAAAAGGGCGGAACCGTTAAGAACGTTCTGCTTTAACGAAAGCGTTTTGAAGCTGGCTGGTGTGGGGTTTACGGCACCGTCGAACAGCAAGTAGGCAGAACCGTCAAACGCTCCTGCGTTGTTGAATTGGATGGAGCGGTCTACTCCTCCGGGGACAACATCCAGACCGACCACGAAGTCGGTGCCCAGGTCGTCCGTGAACATCAGAATGTTGGGCGAGTCGTCGCGCACCCAAAGGGCCGCTGACCCTGCTACGGGTGTCCACGGGTTAGCCGCCTGTTCTTCGAGAACTAGACCAGTGGGGTCGATAAGTCCGCCCACCGTAAGCTTACCCGTGACGTTCAGGTCGCCCCCAATAGAGCCATCACCCGTCGTTGTGACGGTCACGGCCGACAGGTCGCCTGTGTTGTTGAGCGTGGCGTTGGCTGTGCCTAGAAAGGCGCCAGAACCATCACTGTACTGGATTGCTCCAACAGGACCCACCGACAGTGTTGCGGGCGCAGCAGCGAACGATAGGTTTCCGGCTCCATCGGTTTGAAGGAACGCGTTAACCGCTCCATCCGCATTCGGCCAAATCCAAGACGCACCCTGATTGACAATCCCGGCCAACTGGGCATGTCCCGGGCGTGTCGTTCCAGCACTAATCTGAATGAAAGGCGCTACTGCGAGGTCATTGAAGGTAAGCCCTCCGTAGTTGGTTAGGCCTACGCCTGTCTTTCTAAAGCTCGGGCTTGAGGCAGTGTTGGTATGAATCGCTACGTCGTAGAGCTCGCAGATGGACGTTGTCTGGTCATCGATAGGAATGACGTTTGCGTATACGACCGACTGGTACAACCCGGCGATAGCACCGGTCAAAACGACGCGACCAAGGAACGTTGTGTTACGCGCGAACACAGGTCCGGTAACACAGATATTAGCTGTGTTGGTGTATAGCTCTGTGCTCTGGAGAGAAAGGTACGCAGGAACACCTGTAGTGAATGCAATTACGTTGTCGACGACTACGCCGTTGTCTCTGAAGACTGAGCCCGTGTCGTGTAGAACAAGGTTCGTGGCGTCTGCAAACACCATTCGGTAGAAGAACTTGCAGTTCGAAGTCTCCACGCCGAAGGAGCCAGCAGCAGAACCGACAAAACTAACCAGGCCGTTTACTCCGATGGAGTCGAGCACCCAAAGGTTGTCAACAGGCGCGTTGTTGATGGTGATGGTTCCGTCTATGTAGACACCCCATTCATTGCCGATACCTCGAAGTACGAGACCTCCGCCCGACAGAGAAAGGTTCTCTGGGTAATACCCAGGTGTGATGAAAATCTCCGCAGGTGTGAGATAGCTTGCTCCGTCAGTAACGGCGGCGTTGATGGCTGCTTGGATGGTGGCGTAGTTAGCTCCAGAAACAGGAGCACCTACTGTGTACTTCAGCCCTGCGCTGACGGCCGCGAAAGAAAGGTTCCCTGCGCCGTCTGTTTGAAGGAATGTGTTGGCGGCGCCGTCTGCGGTAGGCCAAGTGAAGGGTACTCCGTTCACATCGAGCACCAACGAAGCAGAAGCCAGGCGCAGCGCTGTAGCTGCCGACACAAGGCCGTTGGCATCGAAGCTCAGACTACTCGTAGTGTTTACGCCGACCTTGTTGGACGTAAGGCGTACCGCCGACCCAATGTCACCTACGATAAAAGAGGCTGTTACTGGGTCACCGACGGGCAGCGGAATGCGTAGCTGCTCCAGCACGTTGGGCGTAGCCGTGTGTTGTACAAGCGTGCCGTTCCAGCCACCAATCCCGTTGGCGGCGTTAAGGACGCCCGTACCTACGCTGCTGGCACCCCCGCCACCTCCGCCTGGGATGTTGACAACAGTTCGGTTGTTCGGAACGTCGTTGAGGACCGTAACGCCTGCACCGATAAAGTTCAGAACGGTCTGTTGCGGAAGAGGTGCACCCAGGTACTGAACGGTCTGGTAGCCTCCACCTACGCCGCCACCAACAGAGTACACGAGGGTGACCACGTCAGACAGTGATAGCGAAAACCCTGCTACGCTATCGTTCCAAAACAGCTGGTCGCCTACCTGAATCTCATCAAGCGCTCTAGCCGTAGCGGCGTTAGGTCCGAAGTAGCAAGGCTGCGACGCGTTACTCCCGTCGCCAACATCGTACTGAACGCCGTTGACGAATACAGCGACGTAGCCTTCGTCGGTGCCTGCTCCGTTTGGTGCAGGCTGCTCGTCCAGGATGATGCCAGTCGCCTGCTGGTCGCCTGCAGTGGCTGAGGGGTTACCGGCTTTGTCTCTAGTGGTGAGGCTCCCGCCGCCGCCACCTCCGCCGCCCGAATCAAGCAAGTTCAACGCAGCGTTGAGAAGCCTGAACTGAACGAAGGATTGCCCGTACACAGGGTGCGCGTAATCCGGACCTGACCAGCCCCAAGGTTGACCCTCGAAGTTCAGCTCATCAGGCTTAGCGCCCGGCAAGCCCGTAGGCGGCAGGGGTAGAGGGTCTGGCAGCTTCTGGTACGGAGGAAGAACAATCTTGTTGTTGCTTGTGCGTACCGAGACGTTTCGAACGTCTACATCCGAGGTACCCGTGTAGTTAGTCCCCGTCCAAACCGTAAGCCGGATGCGGTAGCTGCCTGGAAAACCTACGTCAGGCAGGAAGTTGTAGCCAGGCGAGGCATCGCTCGGGTTTTGTGCCAGAACGGTGGGCGCTCCAGGAATGCACTCAAACGTACTACCGGCGGGGCCGTCCAGCAGCTCGATACGCCAGCTTTGTACGCCCGTGTTGTCTCCCCCATTTGAGACGTTAACAAAGCTGCCGTTGGTCTCAACGATAAGGGCATGACCAGGAGAGCCATTACGCGCGCCCTGTGTGAATTTCAAAAGTGCGATAGCAGTCATTGTGTTATCCTCTGCCCATGGGAGTATTCAAAGAGCTAGACCCCGAGCTTCACCTCAAAGCAATCGAAGGGTACCAAGACGAGCTCACGCCCGAAGCCACCAAGATGGAGGCCTTCTACCAAGTGCACCGCAAGTGCAAGCGCTGCGGCGACATGCTGCGCAAAGAAGTAGATGCGCGCACTGCCTGGACGGGCGAAGGAGGGCTCGCAAAAGCCCTCCTGAAATGTGACAACTGCGGCTTTCTTCTCGAACCCTTCACCGGCGTGGTCCTGAATACAGGAGACGCTTCGAAGATTCCGCAGCCCATCATCCCTTCGTACAAGATTGACCATTAGGTCGTCCTCCGTTGTACGTTGAGCAGCTCGGGAATGAATGCGCTCAAGCGGTCGTCGAGAGCAAGCTGGTCCTGAGAACGCTCGACCCAGAGAGTGCGGTCGATACGGTGCACCACAGCAATCAGGTCCAGGGGGTTTTTGACGTAGTTGGCCCCTTGGTCTGTGACGATTTTCTGCACATCGCTTGAGTCAAGAGTGTCCACCGGGGCCAGGTCGTTGATGTAGCGCTCCAGGTCGCGTATGACGACATCCTCCCTCGAGCCGCCGGTATAGAGTACATCCAAACGCACGAAGTAGGGAATCAGGTGACGACTGAGCGGGTTGGCGCAGATGACGCGCTCTGTTTCAGAGCTCAAGAAGCCCTGAACGTCTGCCACAAGCTGCGTTCTGTCGTACGTGATTTCGATGTTCTCGCCGGTGAGCTGTGTTGCGTTCACCGGGTCGTCGTCCACACCAGTCTCCAGAATACTACGACTGATGACCATCTTCGGCCGCTCTGCCTCGCTGAAGGTGAGGTTGGTGTCGTCGGTCGTTAAGTAGTAGCCGTCTGACCTGTAACCAGAAGGCACAAGCTGTTGTGCTTCGGCTACGTTGTACAGGTCTCCGGCGCCTTCACTGATGAGCTCCACGTCAAAATAGAACATACCAGCCTCTGCTGTGTTCTCTGCCATCTGCGTCGTAGAAATACGCTGCACACCTACGCGGTACACACGGAAGTTCTGCTCGGTGAGAAGTGGCGGGAATCCGAAGAGCCCTGATATAGGCGAGTCAACAATGAGCTGTGTCTGCCCTACATCTGTGATGGTATATGTGCCTGCGCTCGGAGAGCGATTATTCCTGTCCTCTGTTGTGTTGAATGAAAGAAGAGGCGCTGTCCCTTGGATGTCCTCAAGAATGGGCGTGTACCCAGTAGCAACAACCAAGGAAGAGCTCTTGCCTACAACAGTGTCAGAAGCACCACGCACCACAAGCGAGCGATGCGTTTTGAAACGGATGCGATTGTCACCGGTGAGCTCCACAATGTCGTCACCGGCGGCTGCGTTGATTTGGTCGATGACACCGTTGCGACTTACCTCGCCGTTTGCCGCATTCAGTGAGGCACTATCGGTAAGGAAGATAGCCGTTCGATTGGGGCCTCCATCGAGCGAGAATACAAGCGTCTTCCCTGCCAGCTTAACAACAGGGTCGGCGAGCACTTGGGTGCTCTCGATAATCATGGTGTCGATGACGAGCTGGTCGTCAGGCTGAATGCCAGAGAGAATGAAGTCCTGGCTGGCTGAGGAGAATGTGTTCCCTCCCGAGGTAGACGTGCCGTCCTGGATGGCTGTGTTGGCCGGGAGTGATGGGAGCTTCTGGTAGCTCAGTGTTGGGTCGGGCAAGAAGTTAACGATGCCCTGTGTCCCGAGGTCCAAGGAGAAGCGGCTGTTTGCGTCGACCTCGAAACTCGTAGGCTCGAGGAAGAACACGCGTGCGCTACCGAGAGAACGTGAGCCGACCTGCACTTGACGGTCGACCGCGGGCGCAAATGTCTTTCGGATAGAGCTCAGCCCCGCGATGCTGGTAATGGGGCCGCTTGCAACCAGAAGAACGCTGTAGTCGGTAGCGCCTGGCACGGATGCGTTGTCAGTAAAGGGCGCAGAATAGAAGCCGATATCAGCCCCATCGAGCACCTGCAAGACATCGAACCCTGACGTGAAGTCGATGGCAGGGTTCAGGCTACTCCAGCCGGACGCGTCATTGATGGTCTTAGAGAAGATGTCGCCCGTAGTCCGAAGCTCAGTGCCCCCAAAGACGTTGTTGCGTGCAGAGCCCCCAACCAGCGCAACTACACCACCTGCGCCGACAGGCCTAATACCGAAGCGGTCTGTGCCTACCTGCACTGCCGCTTGGGCAAAACCCCACCCCAAGAAGGCGGTGTTGAGGTCGTCGATGATGTCGCTCAAGGATAGTGCCGAGTCGCTTGTTACGTTCGCAGTGAACGTCCCTGCCCCTGCAATGTAGAACTGAAGGGACGTGGCGCCGACGGTGTTGTACCCAGCACCGACGGGGTCGCTCACCAAACCCAAGCGTGTATCCACCAAATCCCACTTCACGCCGCGAGCAGGGTTCTGGAAGGCGCGCGTCTGCACATCAACAGGACGCGCGTAAGGGATGGTGGTGCCGAGCGGTTGCCCAGAAGAGTCCAAGAGCTCCACCTTCGTGATGCGTACGAATGGAGGCCGAAGAGCTCCCTCATTGCCTCGATAGAGCGTGTACCCAAGGCTGGAGGACGTATCGTCCAGCACAGTGTCGAGCCGGACAGACGTCGGAGAAAGCGGAGCCTCCACGACCAAGTACTTTCCGGCAGAAGGACCTGCGAGAATCTCCAGCGTATCTCCCTCAGATACACCGAGCGCGTCAAAGTCCGTCCCTGCCTGCACGTTCACAACATCAGAGTTCTGCAGGGTAGAGAGGTCTGTGCCGCCAACCCGAGTCTCTCTGGGGCTAAGGAGGTCAATGTTGAGGTCATCAAACAACCGCCAACGGGAGTTAAGAATAGTGGGTGCCCCAGGCGTAGGCGTGACAACAAGCTGAAGGGGTTGCCCAGGCGTGACGGTGTAGTCCAGAACCCTGTATACACCCGCCTGTGGAGGGTCCTGTACTTGCAGCGTGTACCCAAAGCGGACAGCGTCTTCGATAGCCTGCGTGACTGCGTCTCCTTCTACGAAGTCAACACCCTCCACCAGGCTATTGAGTTGGAATACGTTGGTCCCCAGGTAGTCGACGTCAGCGGACACCTCCACGGTAGCAGTCAGTCCGCTAAGAAGCGGCTGGTCGTCTGTGACGTTCTGGATGGTGAACGTGTCCTCATCGAAGCCCGAGCCACGAACGTACGTGTCGTAGAGGCCTCCGACATGAACCTCGTTGTCCTTGATGGTCACTTCGCCGTTGGGCGTGTTCGGGAACAGGATGCCGCCCGGGATATGGCTCAGCGTCAGCTCCTGCTTGCGCAAGGTCCAGCGCAGGTTCGCAGCTCCCAGAATCATGGAGGGGGCGTCCACCTCGAGGGTGTTGGTGTCGCGCACACGCACCACATTCAGGTCGAGCACGGGGGTTGTGGGCCCGAATGCCCCAAACACCGTGAGGACGTAGCCGCCCACAGCGCCGGCTCCGCCGGTGAGCACCAGGAAGTCTGCTTCGCTGGTGAAGAAGGTAGTCTGAAGAGCCTGACCGTTCCCGTCGGCAACAACCACTCCCTGCGCCCCGCCGGCGAGAATAGAGCCGAGACCGCCTCCACGGATGATGTCTCGTTGCATCTCGGGGTCATTGAATCCGATGACGTTCAGGCGGTTGATTTCAGGGAAGCCGGAGACCAACTTGGCCGCCACGCCACGGAGAGTGACAAGCGAACGCTCAGTGAGCTCTTGCTTCACACGACTGATGAACTGCTGGGCATTCTCCTCATCAAGCCCGGAGCGGAACTTGCGCGTGTTAGTCACACGAACAGCCGAGCCGATGTTGGCTACCGAGATGAGCTCGTCGGGGTCGATGTTGTACTCCGTCCCCGAGTCCTCTGCGATTGTATTGATGTCGAAGTAGTACAACCCGTCAGTCGTGACGTTCAGAATCATCTCCTCCATGCGAATGCTCTGCGTCGCCGTGGGGAAGAAGTGCAGACCTCCTTTGGACGTGAAGAAGTTGGCCGGACTGACCGAGACGTTCTGAGGGGCGCTGAACAGGATTCGAGCAGGTCCGCGGGCCAGCCCTCCGCGCTTGCGGGTGCTGAAGAAGTTGGCGCCCAGAGCGTCGGCCTCCTCGACCGTCATGGCCGTAGGGTCCTGGAAGGACAGGTTCTGGCGTACCCGGATGATTTCCCGGACGATGGGGTCCCACAGGAGAGTGGCTGGCTTGTTGAGCAGGTCCGTGACCGCATCCTCCTCCTGATTGGCGATGTCGGGGAAGGCCTGCTGCATGCGACTGGCTATGAAGGTCGACAGGTCCTGGGTCAGGGGGTCAGTACCAAGCCGCCGCACAAGAGGCTGCACAACCTGGACGTCGAACGGCGAGCCCGGGTTCACGTCCATGTTGGGGTCGTACTGTAGGCCCCGTTGGCGCAAAAATGCTTCGATATCCCGAATTGCCACGTCAGACCTCCAGATTTGCCTCGGCGGATTCTCCCGCCTGCGAGATGATGCGAATTCTCATGTACAGAGCACCCTGTGTTTTGTCGAACTGAGAGCCGATGACAGTAGCAGAAAGGAGGCGCTCATCCCGAGGGGAACGCTGGTCTCGTGCCTGCATGGCTATGATTTGCCTTTGTGTTCTCGTCACAGACACCACGAAGTCGGTGACAAGGTTGCTGCCTTCTTCCGAGCCGAACGTGGTTCCTACCTTGCTGAGGATTCCTCCGCCGGAACCCGGTCGGAAGATATCGGTACCAGGTGAGGTGAGAAGAATCTTCACGAAGAGCTGGAGCAGGCGAAGGATACCGCGCACCTTCCCAGGACGCTTTCCTATGCGGAAACGAAACAGGCTCCGGCGGGTCACTGTGAACCGGTTGCTGAGCACCGCCACAGAACTGATGTCTGGGGCTAGCTGTTGGGAGTCGGGCAGCTGTGCAACGAGCTCTGTCTTGCTCAGGATGATTACATCCGGACTAGGCTCGTTGTTGATGACTACTTCGTCAACAGAGCGGAAGTCCTCGCCGACCACACGGATGGCGGCAAAGCCCCCAATCACTTCCTGCTGAATTGTATTCAGTAGGACTGACTCTTGAGGAAAAATGCACTGAAAGTCTACCGCCATAGGAGGATTCTACCATCGATGCGTTGGGGGCTAAAGAAAAGCCCCAGCAGGCAGAAACCTACTAGGGCTAAATCGGCATGGGCACCGGTACTGGCGAGAGTGCCCTGCTAAACAAGACCCGTCAAGCGGCTTCGAAGTTCACCGCTGTGTTTTTGCTTTTCAAGGCATCCGCCAGCGCCGGTACCGTAAACTCGTCGGGCTCCCCGTCCTGCCTGGACGCTGGGACAAGGCTGCTGCTCTTCTCGAAAGCCCTCAAAGCATCCTTGGTACGTTTGCCGAAGATGCCGTCAGCACCTGCCGTGCCGATGTCGTACCCCAAGGCCAGCAGCGCTAGCTGTATGCCCTTCGGCGTGTACTTGTACCGGAAGTCGTTGACAGAACGCCAGCCCTCAAGCTCTTTGGCGAAGTCAGGAAGGTCCACCCCATAGAGCTTCTCGAGCACCGGACGAATCTTGTCGTACCTGTGTGGGTAGATGGCGATGTTCGGGCTGAAGGTCATTGAGCGCAGAGACTCTAGTACCCAGGCCTTGTCGAAGCGCACGCCCATCTTGCGCACCACGTCATCCACTGCCTGGGATGTCTTAGCGGGGTTGTTGGCGGCGAAGCTCGTGAAGGCTGCGCGGAACGTTTTTGCGTAAGGACTGTCGTTGTCTCGAGAAGCCTGGACCACCTTCTGTGCCGAAGAGGTCTGAAACCCATTGAGCCTAGGAATCGTGTACTCACGCTGATACCTCTGCGCCTCAGGATTCTCCCACACCGTAGATAGGGCGGCTGCCCACTTCTTTGCGTGCAGCACCTGCGTCGCATTGAAGCTGTCTTTCTTGCCAGTAGCTCCAGCAAACACCATATCCCGCTGCTGCTCTTGAGTTGACACCTCGTGCCCCTCACCAAACCAGCGCCACTCATTCTTCGCGTTCTTCTTGAACGTGTACCCAGTTTCCTGGGCTAAAGAAACGAGAGGCTTGAGCAGCCCCACGTTTCGGTCAGCGACGTAGCCGAGCAGTTTGCACACAAGGAAGTAGGGAGCCTTGTCACACCACTGAATCAAGCCGCTGGTGGAAATACAAACGTCATAACCGTTGTACGCGTCGTACGTCCCACCCTCTGTTGTGGTCAGCACCAGTAGCTGTTCTTCTCCCTCTGAGGCACTCTCAGGCAACACGTACTTGTGCTTGCCGTAATAGACGGGCCCTTCGAACTCTTGGTACTTACCCCATTTGATTTCAGCTACGTCGACCATGACCACCTCTCTTTGACTTATTCCTTGAGCATATCACGCAGCTTACCTACAACAAGAACATCAGGCCCGCCGTTCTCGAGGATGTCGTGCACATACGCAAGCTGAGCACTTTGCTTGGCGTTGTGCGCACGTACTAGCTCTAACTCTTTGGTTAATCGTCCTACTTCTTCAGTAGCTACGTGGGCACATGCCCTGCTTGCGTTCATGTTAGGCACTAAGTTGCTCAAACTGATTGCTATGTCATGCAGGCTTCCTTGTAGCGTCTGTTGGCTGGAACTCAGGCTCAACACCGCATAAGAAATCTGCTGAAGAACGCCTACGACCGTATCGTGCACAGGCGACGAGTTGTTGCTGTAGTTGTAGCTCATAGTCGCACCAAGAACTGCTGCGAGCTTCTCTCCTACATGATTGTCCACTAGTAACCGTTCCCTCTCATCCAAGATTCTGCCGTTGTCAGTAAGTTGAGCACGTCCGCGTGGCTGCGGTCGTCGTTAAAGTCATCGCAATTCGACCAAAGAAGAACACCGCCCTCTGAGTAGAGGAGTTCTGCCTGGCCGCACTCCACGACCAGCTGGTCTAGGCACTGAAGCAGCCACGTGGGTGTGATGCCCTGCGGATTGCTCACCACTGCCAGAGCGCCGTTGATGCTCCACTGAGAAGCGTCAGGGTCGTTAGGTGCGCACTTGTTTCCGTGAGAATCGCGCGCTCGAGCGTTCTGTGTCCACACGTACGAGCTGCTGATGAGCATACGTGCGGCTTTGAATGTGTCAGCAGGCGACAACCTCATCAAGGACGTCGCTGCCATTACTTGTCTAGGGCTGTGCATCAGCCCTCTTATGCCTTCAAGACTGGAAGGCTTGCAACCGTGCTTTGCGGAGTTCTTCGTCAGACTGCGGGTCTGCCTCAGACGTATTCACGGCATCGCCGCGCTCAACGTCCCTGAACTTCTCAGGAGGTACCGCTTTGATTTGCTTGACAGCGTTCTTGAGGTTCTGTCGCACAGCCTCTGTGCGGTCCAGCATGTTGGGACGAAGCGTCGTGCTGGCGCCCTCGATGCGCTCAATCTGCGCGTCTGCAGCTTCCTCAAACGTGAAGGCCGAGAAGCTATCAGCGATAGCCTGGCCCTCGAGGGATGCGTAAGCGTTGTTCACTGCCTGACGTTGCTGCAGGTACAGGTACCCTTGCTCCTCGTCCGCATTGTTTTCTTTGCGCTCGTCAGCCATACGCAATCGTACCAGAGCCCCCTGTCGGAGTCGAACCAACGACCGCTGGTTTACAAAACCAGTGCTCTACCAGCTGAGCTAAGGAGGCAAAATAAAGGACGGAGCCACACCCTCAGAGCGTCCACCCAACACAGTTGAGCCATTCGTTTCTTCAGTCCATGGGTTCTAGGGAGTTGCCTCCCAGGGATGTGCTTTTTTCATGCCATGCCGTCCTTGTTGAGGAACGTGGATTCGAACCACGATACAGGGTACCAGAAACCCTAGTCCTACCGTTAGACGATTCCTCAAAGTAGGGTGGCGAGTTTTCGAGGCTCCCACCCTGTGCTGTCTTTCCAGTTGTCACCGCTGTTGGTTTCAAGGACCTTGATGCCGGCTGAGTGTTGCACCGCGGTTCGCTTCTATCTCACTCGTGGGAACTCCTGACTCGAACAGGAAGTAAACGCCTACCGTGTCCCCTAAGTGCCGTCTCTCCGGCTGTCAGGCACCCTGCTCTTTCGTCTTGCCTTTGACGGATTCACGTTAGCAGGAAACGCCCCACGCTTTTCAGCCGCTACTTTCCGTGGGGTATAGGACGTCACTCGAGTTGCCCCGAGAGCGGGCTCCTAGGAGTACGAGGGCCTGTGGCCCAAGGCATGTCACTTCGTTCCGTGTGCTTTTCGCCAGCAACGCCGACAAGCAACAAACTTGTTGCCTGAGAGCTCGCGTGCGCGCATGCACCATACGCAGTACCTCATGGGCACCTCCTTTCTAAGGAGGCTGGGTTACGAAGTATCGTTCTTCATGTTCTTGCCTTTCGTGGACCCGCGGGGAGTCGAACCCCGGTCCGCAAAGTTCTAGTCGTAGTCTCATTCACGTGCGTGTCTGGTTGTGAACCAGCAACTGGGGGCACAAGGCCCTCCACCACCTTCTGGTCTTCCCCGGCGCGAAGGCTTACCGGTATCGGGTCTATAGGGGGCCCAGTCCTGCTGTCTTCCCAACAATCCAGCTCGTGTGGTTTATGCCTCTGGAGTACTCGAGCTCCTGTCCAGGGACAGCCGCCTTAGCTCGCGAGAGCAAGAACGGCAGATGCGTTGTCGTTGGCAACTGCTTTTGGTCGAATCTTTTAAGGCAGTACAACCACCTGCCTGCACGCAACTATTTCTGTTCCTCCGTGTCGAAACCTGTCAGGCCCTAAGTGCCTCGGGGTGTTCAGAGTCCAGCCGTGTACCGGTGTCGTGGCACGTCGCCACGCTCTATGCCCCCTTGGCAGAAACTGTTTTACCTTAACTTCCCCAGGACGCCAATACCCGTCAGGAGAATCGTCCTTGCAGCACTTGCTGCTCCAAAGGCGTGAGGTCCCACTGCGCGAGCACAATGAAGAAGTCGCTTTTGTCGACACGCTTCAGAAGGATAGGGTCACCAGGCGCTACCGGCTCCCACACCGCTTCCCACAGAATGTGGTACGCGCCGTCTTCGACGTCGGCTGGGCGAAGGTGTGCTGGAATGGTGGGCACGGCTGCACGAGCCTCCACAGACGGGTACCCGTTTCTTTTGCGCCACTCAGTGTCGATAAGCTCCGCCGTCTCTCTGTCTACGAATGGGCGAACGATGATGTCATGCGTGGACGGCTTCCACGGCCGGCGTAACTCGTTGGAAGACGTAAACCTGACGGTGCGTCCAGCACCGGCCCAGACAGTGTCTAAGTGACACCACTTGTGGTGAGCTCGTGCCGCGGCCAAGTTGGGTAGCTTCTGTTTGTTCAAACCAGACTTGGCTAGAACATGATTGATGTTGAGAATCGTGTGTCCCTTGCGCAGCGCCTTGTAGGCGGACAAGAGCTGCAGGTCCTCGCGCTCCATCAAGCTGATGTCGTTGCGCGCGTGACGGTATGCACGGCTGCTCTCGAGCCGCTTCTCTTCTGCCTCCTTCAGGCGCTTCTCTCTGTGCTCCTTACACTTCTTCATGTAATCGGCGTAGTGAATCTTCGCGATTCGCGGGTCCATTGTAGTGGTTTGAACTTGCATGCTTGCTCCTTACAAGGGTACGTCTACCCTCGAGTTCGTTATGCCGTGTGTCACAATACTTTTGCCAGACAAGGCATAAGAAGACTGGAGGTACTCTCGCATGAGTAGTGAACAAGACCTAGAAGTACTCGCAGCCGAGCTGCAGAAACAATTGAACACCCTTTTGGTGGATGCCACGAAGGACACCGTCCAAGCTGTGCTTCAACAAATCCCTGTCATTCTCGGAAGAGAAGACTGGGAGCTAGAGACCAAGCAGGAAGCACTACAGCTCATTCAAACCGCGCTCGTCACACCATTCATCAGCGCACTCACCACAATCGCCTTGTCCTCTCAGATGGAGCTCCGAGACTTGTTGTATCATGTGGGTGATGCCTGGGACCAACTGCGTGCACAACACATGTCGAAGGTCGCCTTGGACATCATCAACGGCAAGAAGAAGAAGGAGGAGGGAACCTGATGTTCTTCTACGCCTTCGTTCTGGGAGTATTCGTGGTGGGCTATGTTGTGGGAAAGCGAGAAGCTGAAGATGACATGGATAGTTCAAAACCCAAGCAAGACGATTCAGGGAAAGCCTGAGCTGATAGGGAACACTCCCTCTGTTGACTTGGCCGCTATACTGGCGCAAGCAACATTCAAACATCGGAAGGACATCGACACTCTCAGGGCGACCAGTCTCGACCGAACAATCGTGTGGTTCAGGCGAAATGAAGCTACGAATACTAGGTAAGATGGTAGAAAGGTCAGCGAAGGCTCCCATCTGGAGAGCATCTCGTTGGCCTTTCTCGGCCACCATTCTGGAAACAGACGACAGGCGCTATTCATGGCGCCTGAAGCTGCACTCTTGCTTTCAATCAACAGAGACGTTGATGGACGGCAATGAGCCAACACCGGAGCTCGCAGAGAAGAGGCTGCTGGAGGCAGCGCAGCGCCATGTGCGCGCGCTCCTCTGGTTTGAGGACGTGAATGCAGATGACGACCCAGCAGACTGAAGAAGAGAAGCGCGAAGAGCGTAAGGTAGAAAGGGAACTGCAGCAGAAGGGATTGGTTCGTGTGGAAACCTACACAGCCAACCTTGCGCTGCGTGCAGGCATACCCGTTGTACGCGGACCCAAAGTACCAGGCTCTGCAACTGACCGAGGTCTCTTCGTACCCGCATGGGTGCAATGGCATCTCGAGCGCTTCCCGCAGAACGACCAACAGTTGCGTGAGAGGCAAGAAGAGCTGATTCTTCTCAAGGATGACAAAGAGCAGCAGCTCATGCTACTTCTGGAAGCCAACCTGTGTGGAGCCACCATCTATGACCCTTCTGGGGACATCGGAACGGCCAACGCACTGCGTATCCTCCAAGAAGAGCTTGGTCATGAACAGCAAAGAGACAGTAACGGTATCTGAAGAAGACAACGAGCGCATCACTTTCGGCACGGGTCCGAATCAGCTCATTGTAGACCTCCTCGAGGACGTCGAGGCAAAGAAGCCCTCGCAGCGCTGGAAAGCCTACGTGGAAACTCCTACGGGTATGCTTGGCACGTTCGTGGGAGGCACCAAGAAGGAAGCGAAGAGAGGGGCCTTCCGGTACCTGAAGCGCGTACGAGAGTGGCTGGCCCCTCTTGACTCGTACAACGGCTGACAGCAGACTGCTCGGGTCCACTCGGTGGGTCCGAGCTTTCTGCTCTCGGCGAAGGGTGTTGCCTTAGGGCTCTACTCGGAACCAACACAGCCCTCAGAAGGGTTGGGGGAAGGCCTTCCCTGGTTCGCACGCCTCGCGTGTACCCGAGTGTCGGCTCACCGGGTGGACACTTTTCTTTAGCGGTGCAATTCCTGTTGCGCATGAGCGATAACGCTCCTGGAGTCAACACATGCCCCAAGAACCACAGTACGGCACCGTCAAGGTGCTCACACCAAACCCCTCAGACCTCAACCAGGATGTTCTGCGCAAGCCCTTCGTGCTCTACGCGCCCGTCAATCACCTGGGATACGCGCTGGGCGTGATATCCATCCCGAACATCCTGGACGTGCTGGGTATGCCTTCGGGCGGAGGACCTCCGGGCTTCACGGTGTTGGAGCACGACTCAAACAAGGCAGGTCTTCCGCGCTTCTGCCTCATCGTAGGCTTCATCCCAGGGTCCCGCGTGGTCATCGCCAACTCCGATTTCTTCCTCGGCAGCCACATCGGAACCACCACGTCAGCAGGCATTGTCGTCAACTACTTCAACCTCTGCCCTTCTTCAGGAGGAAACCTAGATGCCGCACTTGAGAGCGAAGAGACCCTACGCGTATTCCTCCACGCGCAAGGCTACGCGCCCGTTCGGCTCATCGAGTACACAACGCCTCCAGCCCTCCTCGGCACCAACGTGGCTGTCCCGTCAGTTATCCCAACTGGACCAACAGTACCTGGACCTGCTGGAGAAACGCCTACTGGGAACGAGTGAGGAAGGCTACACGACGAAGCTGGCTGACTTTCAGAAGAAGTGGGCTCAGTCACCAGTCTCCACGTACAGCACCTTCCTGATGATTCATGAGGTAGCTACATGGCTGATGGAAAACAAAACCGAGGAGCTTCGAGTGGAGCTCCTGTACGAACTCTACCAAAGCATGTTGGGCCAGAAGACTTGAATACAGCAGAACGAATACGCCAGATATCCACACAGTATCAGGACCAGGCCAAGAAGGTTGTGACTGAAGCGTACGGAGGCGACGCAGCAGATGTTCTCAGCAAACCTGTGACAGTTTCTTCTAGGCTGACGCTGGACAACGTGAACAGCTCTCTGCTGAAGTGGACAGTACGTGATGAGAGCACAAAGGAGCAAATCACACTCGCGGTTGCCAATCAGATACTGCAGCACGACGCTATACGGTTTGAGTATGCGACAAAGGCAGAGAACTTCAGACGTCTAGCAAAGCATCACAGGGACATGAACGAGCTTATGCTGCAGCTTCTCACGGAAATCTGTGCCGACGAAGAAGCGATGAACGCTCTTAGCCCGGACAAAAGGGAACGGGTCAAGGCGCTTGCTGAAGACCGTCTTCTCGAGCACATCAACAAGCAACTGTTGGCAGGTACAGCCGAAGAAGTCGACCATTCTCCGTTCAAACTTGCGTTGGACAACGACTACATATGCCACATACAGGAGCGTATGACGGCTGCTTTGAAGACACTGGCAGAGCAGTACGACAATGTGCTGTTGAAGCTTTTCATAACTAAGTCGTCTCCAGGCGTATTATCAGTAACTGTGCGCTTTCGCTATAACGACAGGGTGCACTTCGACAACGTAGCGGTGTTTAACGCGCTACAGACCGTTATTCCTAAAGGAATCAGATTGGAGCTAACATACACATGACAGATTTGGACACGCCCCCTGACCACCCCGTCTGGTGGGCTGTGACACAAGAAGGGGCAATGCCCGAGGACATGCGGCTATACGTGAAGGCGCAGTCGTGGTTTGAGGCAAGAAGTAAGCTTGAGTGTTTCTCAGCGCTCGGTGGAAAAGAAATCGTACGAGTAACAGACAACAAGCAACTAGAAGAACTAGACCGACATGAGCAAGCAGAAGCACATCGTAATCCTGACAATTCAAAAGCGAATGGTCATCGACCCCGAAGAACCTGAAGCACTGCTTGCTGAAGAGGAAGCAAGGCTGCAGTCTATCGGCTGGGGCGTTCGCGAGGTCAACGCCATCAGGCAAGACAACGAGCCCCACATCAGCGACGCTGAGGAGATGGAGCTTGACGACGAATAGCGTCGTGCTGCCATATGAGCTTTCGCACGAAGAGGAGCGCATCGTTGCTCCTCTTCGGGATGCTCCTCTCCTGGAGAGAATCGACAGAGAGTTGCGTGGGCTTGGAGGCACTGTCGTACCTGCCTTGGACGAGCAAGACAGTAAAGAGTGGTACGCGCTGCAGTACGCCGCGTACATGCAGGAGTACCGCGACCTCTACACAAGAAACGAGCTAGAGAAGTGCTTGGTTGAAGGAGAAGAGGCGTACCGCGCACAGCTGCGTTCTTTAGGCACGCCGCCGCCGTACCACACAGACGAGCCCACCAGTTTGGTGCATACGCAACACCTGTGCCTCACAGTACCTCCTGCGTCGATTACGGTTGACCCATTCGGCGACGAGATTCCTGTACCGAGACGTGTGCTTGACGAGTGGGTTTGGCCGAAGCCTCTGTTGGACCCTGACATTACCCTCCTGAAGCGGGTAGCAGCGGAAATACAGAAAGAAGAAGACCGCCGCTTTCTGTCCATAATGGAAGAGATGACAACCAGCCGGAGCAAGGTCATCTTCAGCCACCCAACAAACGTTCTTTGCTTCGACAAAGAAGGGAGACCTTATACGCTGCTCAAGGCGATAACATGGGCATCTAAGACAATCGCACGTGCGTCTATGGAGCTGGGTGTTCGGAGTAAGCAACCTCCGTTTCTTTTGCGCGAAGAAGACTACAAAGACCTTCTTGCTTGGAAGCCCTAGTAGGCAATCTTGGGGACAAATCGGGCATAAGAATAGTAGACTGGAGGAATTGGCCTCTCGTCCAACAAGGAGAACCACATGAAAAAGATTGTACTCATTATCTCTGTTCTTTTGTCCACGGCATGTGGTGCTCCTGGTAGCACCACCGGCAGCGTTGGCTCTTCGACCGGCGGTACTTCCGCCATGGAAGGTCCCGGCTATCAGCCTAACAACACGGACTCGTGTATGACCGTCTGCCCTGCGGGCGCACCTGGATTGCCCGGCGTGAATGGACTCAACGGTAGTTCGTGCTCGGTCACACAGGTCGGTGACAACGCGACCGTCAACTGCACGGACGGCACCAGCGCCACTCTCGAAGGCGGCACCCCTGGACCTATGGGCGCTACTGGATTGACTGGAGCTACTGGCGCGGTTGGACCTATGGGCCCAATGGGGCCTGCCGGCGCTTCTATTGTTGGTCCTGCTGGGCCTATTGGGCCGCAAGGCTTGAAGGGCGATGCTGGCGTGGTAGACAAGAACACCATCTACCAGGTGGCGGACAATACAAGCATCAACAGCACAAGCGGTACCGCTTTCTGTCAGCCGAATGACGTGGTGCTTAGTGGTGGGTGCTTGCAAGCATCAGGAGGCAACTACAGCATAGTGACGTCGTACCCCCTGCAGAACGCAAACCTTGACTGGGGTTGGGGATGTCGTTGGTCAAGCTCTGGAGCAGGAGCAAGAGCCACATTCGCCATCTGTCTCGACGTCACGCCTTGACAAGGCATTGAAGAGAGAGCTTCGGCTCTCTTTTCTCTAGCCTGCAATTCCTGGCTACTTCTGGGGATAAGGAAAAGAAGGAGAGGTTTTACCTCTCCTTTTTCTTTTATCTCCGGAGGTTTGAATGAACATTATCGATTGGAACTACAACGACCAAATCACCATCCCCATGATTGAGGACGAGCAGGGCAACTTGTTCGTACTCGCCAAGACCGCGCAGGCAGTGCTCGGCCTCAGTCAGCAGCACATGTCTGCGCTGTTTCACCGGCACCGAGACGAATTCGAGCTTAGCACAACAGTTCGTGTTGCTAACGAGTTCATCCAGCAGAACAAGGACCGGCTGCTTGTCGAACGCGCCCGCAAGGACATGCTCATCTTGACGGAGGGTGATTTCATCCTCTTCTTGACGTTGTCCCGTACGGAAGTCGGCAAGGACATGCGCAAGCAATTCGTCCAGTTCATCAAGAGCAATGCTGTGCGAACTCATACTGGTGTCCTGGAGGAGCGCCTGGCTGCGGCACAACAAGACGCCGCTAAGTCACACGCTGTCGTGGCGCAACTCGGCGCGGCGCACGCACAACTGGCCAAAGACTTCCTTGAGCTCAAGGACCAGCTTGGTCTCGGGGCTTCCCATGCGGGCAGCCAGCTCAGCTACTACAAGAAGGTAAGGAGCATGCCCAACTAAGCATACAAGGGGGCTTCGGTTCCCTTTTCTCTAGCTAAGAAAAAGCTCCCCGAAGGGAGCTCTCTCATAGGCCCTCGCCTAGGCGGTCGTGGGCGTCGGGTCACGTTGCCGCATCCACGAGTCGTACTCACGCTTGAGCCATAGCGCATCTGCCAGGGCATTATGCGCACCCAGTCCCGGCCTAACAATGACGAAGTCGTGCTCATCGAGCAGCTGCTTGAAGTCACGGCAATATTTGGGGAAGCCGTTCGGCAAGTCAATCATGCGCCCGAAGAGCTGACACAAGACCACCCAATCGTAGTCAGCGTGGTAGGCCCAGAACTCTAGGCGGGGAGCTGGATACGCGGGCGCAAACGTACCACTTTTGATTTCTGTTAGGGAGCCGGTAAAGATGAGAATGCGTCTAGCTATCTGCTCCCTTGTCAGAGCTTGAGGCCCTGTGATGTACGGCAGGATGGTGGGCAGAGTAGTGGACCTGTGCCAGTCGTCGTTGAACGGCTTACGCCAGTCACATTCTTTGTTGATGAGGTATAGCTGCTCGCCGTCCTCACGGACCATCCCGATACTCATCAGGTCGATGGTCTTGCCGTCTTCATAGAACTCGGTGTCGAAGAAGATTCTCATTTGAACTTCCTCGCATCTATGTAGATACGTCCTGAGCAAACCGGACACTTGAACAATACGTAATCCCCGTCACGCTGGTCCTGATGAAGTGTGCCTTCATCGAACGCTGCCCTAAGCAGTGACTTGCAGTTACCGCACTCAAACTCTGCCTTTTTCTTTTCTACCGTCTTGCCTTCTCTTAGTACCTCCATCAGGCCCTCCACTCTGTTGGGTCTTCTCCAGCTAGGAATGCCTGCCGGATTTTCTTTGAGTAGAACACTGTTGTGTTCTTCACCGCTTTAACGGGCCCCGCACGACGACTGGTCCCGAAGACCAGCGTCACCACGTTCGGGAGATGTTTGGGGCGCTGGAGCGCCACAGACTTGTAGGAGGTGTAACTGCTGGTGTACGGACGCACTCTGTCGTCACAGAAAACCGCCACACCAGCAGCACACACCCACTCTTCGAAGGTCAAGCCTTCCTTGTTGGTCTTCTCAGCCATCTTCTTCCTTTACCTCTATGAACTTCGACAAGAACTCGCGTGACTTCATGACCAGCGGCGCCTCCGCGGAAAACGGCACACCTGCTTCGTGGTACACCACAGACGCGCTCAGCCCGACCTCGTCATGGATGAACACAATGTCACTGACGTAGTAAACCTTTTTGGTACGGATGTGGCGCCAGCGGCGGTGTGCTACTTCGGTAATCAGCGCAGTCCTGATACGCCGAAGCGTCTCAAGTGGGATGTGCTTTTTAGCCACCAGCGTACTCCAGTGCCAATTCGTTGTCGGCCGCTTGCCCATCCTCGTCGCCCTCTAGGAGCTCCGACAGGGCCTGTACGTTGTCCCGCCTGGCCTCGGCGTTCTCGAGCTGATTGTCGGGCTTGCAGCAAGGACAGCGCAACACTGACGTAATGCCTGTACCGAACTGCCAGCCCCTCTTGGCGAACTGCTCTCGCCAGAACAGTGTCAGGTGTCCTTGCCAGCTCTCAATGTTGGGGGTCTGGGGGCCTGGCCCACAAGCAGCAATGGCGGACTCCCTGCTGAGACCGCCAAACTGGCACATCTTCTTGTCCCACTCCTCTTCGTCGAGCCTGAAGTCAATCCAGGTCTGTCCGGCGTCTGTCTCATGCACCTCATCGTGCCTGAGGTGGTAGGTGTCCCACGGCTCTCCGCAGGATGCGCACTTAATATCCATCTGTCGTCTCCTTCTCGGCAATCAGGCCGCGTTCTTTCAGGACAGGAATCTGCCAGCTGTAGAGCTCTGCTTCGAGGAGAAGAGGAGCTGTCATTACCTCGTCGTCTGGTCCACGTAACTCGTACTTGGGTTCTCGCCCGTTCTTGAGCTCGTGCGCAACGAGGACCCAGTACGCTTGCAGGGCGCCTCCCAGACGAGAGTGCCGCTCAACACCACGTCCGCCTTCGTGCACAATGCTGTACTCACCCATTCTCCATCTCCTTCTTCCGGCAGAACTCGCACCTGCCTCCGATGGCGTCCATGTGAGGAGTCTCTTTCTGGCACTTCTCGCAGTGGGCCATCCACCAACTCATCTTGGCAACGAAGGTGCCCTTGATGTACTCGTTGCGCGCCCTCTGTGCCGGGGTCATCCTGTTCATAATGTTTGCCTCCACATCTCGTAATGGTTCATTTCGACTCTTGCTCCTTCGGTAGCGGACACCACTCTGGCATCGGGTTCGGATAGGTCGCACTACCTCGGTCGCGCTCGAATGGGCGCTCAACCAGCGCACACCTGAGGCCGATGGAACGGCCATCCATGAACGTCTCACCGTGCGGGCACTGTCCGCACCGAGTGATTTTGAGAATGCGAGGTGCCGCCATTGTCATTCTCCCCACATCGCGCTGGAGAGCTTGTCCGCTTCTGCGCGGGCCTCACGCAGCAATCGGTCCTTCGGGTAGTCCGTACTCCAGCACCATGTCTGACGACGACGTTCACCTCGCGAGGTGAAGGGGGCGACGATGACGTACTCCAGATGGATGTTGTCGCCCTCCTCCACGAGTTCACAGTCCAGTGTGTGAAACCCTGATGCGGCCAAGCCCTCAAACTTCGCGATGACTGTGCTCATTTTGTCACCCTCACATATCCGACCGTGTTGCCGTTGGAGTCCCTGAGCTTCATCTCCATCTCCTCTGTCTTGAACACAGCCATCTTCCCAATCTTCTCCTGTGCTTGGTAGAGGACTTTGATGACCTCGCCTTGGAGCATCCTTCCTTGGAAGGCATCGTTGTCTGTCTCGAACTCAATGGTGACTTTCACGACTTCCGTCCCTTAGGCTCGACCGTGTAGCCCCCGCAGAACTCGTACTTACCGGTACGTTGGTTCAAGATGTAGAGAAAGTTCCCTGGCAACTTCTTGTAAGTCGCCGCCCCCTCTGTGTACGGAACGGCATCTTCGAGCAACTTATTGTGCTCTTCTATTGTGGTCGGCTCAGCGCCTGCCTGAATGGGTGGGTGTTGAATGCGCCGCAGCAGCTCATCCAGCAAAGGGGCTGGGATACCGAGCCTCGTGTACTCATACACAGCCAGCAGACACAGGTGTCTGTCAGGCATATCCTCCGTGATGGGCACATCAACGCCGTAGCTGGTCAGCTCCTTGTTGAGCTCAGCCATTGACATGCTGGTGTCTACGGTGTCGTCGTGGATGCGCGTCTTCTCACGCTCTGTGAAGAACTTGCGGTCAAAACCCTTCATGTTATCTCCTTCTTCTTTTCTGCCAGCTCTTTGGCCATCTCCCACAGAGGTCGGGGGTCATCGGGGTGGTCGCCGTTTCGAATGCCCGCTTCCCGCAGCACTCGACGTGTCTCGTTCACCTGTGAGGCGTAGCCCTTGTAGAGCGTCTCGAAGTCGTCGGCGCGTTTTTGCAGTGCCACTTTCTCTGCCTCTAGGACTGATATGCGCTCGACAGCGGTCTTCGTGAGAAGCTCTGTGTCGTACTCAAGCGACGCCTCTAGCTCAGCGATTCTCGCGTCCTTCTTGGTCTCGCGTTCTTCCGATTGCTGTATCCAGTTATTGGCTATCCCAATCATGTTGTTGAGGGATGCCGGACCTACGGCAAGCATTGGAGAGCTGGTAGAGCCAACGTCGAAACAGGGGCTCAGCATGCTCATGTGGATTCTGCGGTCGGTCACCTCGTCCTCCAATCCACGCCAACCGAGTCGAAGTAAGAGCGGAGGACAAGTACGATTGGGTTCCGGTGTGCATCTGCCTCGTTTACTGCAATGGCCACCCGCCCGTCCAATGTGTCAACAAACCAACCGTCAGGTGTCTCGACGAAGTGCCACACATAGTCATGCGCGACTTTAATGCCAGGCTCCGGCTCTGCCGTCGCCGCCCCACTACACCTCGCTTTAGGTTCTGCGTAGGAGCAGTTCTTCCCTGCGGCCTTCTGCCGCTTGCTCCAATCTCGCATGTCAAAGAACAACCTGAGGGACGACACGAACCACATGCCGCACGAGACGCCGATTAGATATGTGTTCCAAAAACTCATTTTCACTCATCTCCTATTCGTCTGTTCTAGGGATGTGCAGTCCCGTCACAGCGCTTATGCCTGATTTCCTACCCTTCTGACACTTCAATGAACGGATGCGCCTCGAGGTACTTTGCGTCGTCGCAGGTCAGACCTTCACGCAGCGCGAGCAGGCATGAGTCGGCTATCTCGGCGCAAGAAAAACCGTTGGGCTCTCTGTCGATGTTGTGCCGCTTGAGAAAGTCGCGCTCTTGAAAAAAGGCGGCCACGAAGGCCGCCTCCCACACACGCTTCTCACTCTCGGTCATTCTCCGTCCAGGTCCTTTACCGGCACCTCTTCGTCCGAGAGAAGCCAGACACCACGCTCTGCGTCGACGACAAAATGGTCGTCACTGACGGTGTAGTCACGAGCCTTTGTCTCGTCGTTGGTGCCGACGATGGAGCCGTCGAACAGGTCGGTGATGTAGTACTTGAACTTTTTGGTAGGTTCCTCTTGCTTGCTCATCGTGTCTTCTCCTCGACCCCGTACCACCGAGCCGCATTTTTGATATGCCTTGCTGCAATCTGCAGCACCTTCGCTCTAGCTTTCGCCAGCACCTCCTCAGGCGTCTCCCCTGATAGAAGAGCATCCGAGTGCACAGTTGCTGTGGGGTCCTTGGTAAGCCACCGCCTCTTCTTGGCCTTTGGCCTGAAGTAGAGGTGAGTGTGGTCGCCGCGGCCGCCACGCCACTCCTGCCAACTGTCATCTTTGTTGCGCAACTTGAAGCGCAAGCCGCACACAAGCATCTCCCGGTCGTTTAGAAGTATCATCTCTGCACCCTTATCAGCTTTTCGTGGAAGAGCATGTAGCACCTGTCGTTGTGAAGGATGTACAGGTCGCTTGTGCTCTTCTTCAGCTCAGCACAAAGAGCAGCTTGCTGCCTTGCCTTCTCCCGTTCCTCCACAAGTAGGATGGCCGCTATCGCCGCTAGAAACATCACCAGCACTAAAAGCAGTTTTCCGAGGGATTTCACTTCTTCTCCTTACAGCGGGCTTCGTAGTCGGCCGGCACCTCTCCGTAGACCTCAGCTGCTTCGCCGGGGTCTTCAAGAGCTGCCGCCAGTACGAGCTTGTACAGGCGCGCTTCTTCTTCATGGGTGTAGGGCGTCTGCCCAGGCAGCATCTTGAGCGGGAACTTGCTCATGGAGCCCTTCCTTCGTCCCACGCGTAGGTGTCTGGGCCGTCTTCTCCCTTGCAGAAGGCTTCAACCCAAGCCTGATAGCGGTCGCCCATCAGAGTTCTAACCACCTGGTCCAGTAGCCACTGCTTGTGATGCGCTCCGTCTACACCGCCGTACTGGTGTATCAACGTCACAGCCTCCTTGAATGTTGCAGCAAGCTTGTCAGCCGCTACGGCCTTGATGACATCGTCCTCAGGGCCTGTGATGACGAGCGGTTGGTTGAAGTCGAAGGAAGGCTGATGGGTGGGTTCCAGCCCCTTGGAGACCCGGTAGGGGTCCATGGTCGGGTCGCCCTCAATGGCCACCCTGGCGGCCGTACAGGCGAGCTGGATGCACTCCTTGCGGATGTTCTCGAGGGGTTCGTCCTGAAGGGCCCTGGCGACCTCACCCACCTCCTCGGCGATGGCGGTCAGGTGGCAGTCAGGGTGCTTCTGCCTCGCCCTCTCCACCTCGTTGTAGACAGACAGCACGAAGGCCATGAGCTCCGTGTCCTCCCTCAAGGGAATCAGGTCTGAGTCGATGAGCGCGTCTTTCTGGAAACGCTCGACTTGATGCTTCAAGACAGTGACCTGGGCGCGTAGGTGGCGGCAGTAGAAGATGAGCGACTGCACGTCGTTATGGGCGTAGTCCCTGTTGTTCAGGTACATCTTTAGTTCTTCGTGGTCTTTGTCGCACAGCTCCGAGGCGATGCGTGTTGCTTCTCGTATGTTCATCTAGTCGTACTTTCTGTCCCCGTATTCAAACGGGTCGTAGGCGAAATCGTCGTCTGGGTTGTCGTAATCGAGGTCTGGTTCATCAGGTTCCTCGTCTCGTTCTTCGAGAACATATCCTTTGCCACCGCACACGGAGCAGCGTGTGTCTGCGTGGGGGTCGCCAATGCCTGTACCCATGCAGCTCTCGCAATCATCAGGCTCATCGTCTTCCTCACGCATCGTACTCATCCTTCCTCTTTCTCCGCTCCTTCACAGAAACGATGTCTACGTCCTCCAGCGCCATGGCTTGAACCATCTTGTTTGCCGACTTTTTGGATGGGCACACGCACAGTACTGCTTTGTCTTTTTTTCGAACGATGTTGTATGGCATAGCTACCGCCTGAAAAGAGAAAACCCCACCTCCGAAGAGGCAGGGTCAGTGTACTTCACTTAGCGCCTGGTCAGAAGACGTTCAGTAACTTGAGAAAGGCTGCGTACAGCTTCACACCACGCTCTTTATCGTCAGCGTTCACCAGCTCACCGTCTACCAAAAAGCTGCCATCAGGGCATAGTGTGACCGTGTGGTTGCCGGCCATGACAGTAACGACGCCTGGTTCAACACCTCTAAAAACCGCTTCGTCACTCGTCCCAAGCAGCAACTCATCAGTCATGCTTGGCCTCGCTTTCTTTCTTGCGACGTTCGACACGCCGCTGAACTTCTGAGAGCGGCTCGCCCATCATCTTGTACATCAGCTGAGCGCGGCGTTGCTGCGGCTCCCCTGCGTAGCAAAGACTGCCACGAGCATACCGCCCAATCGCACCCTCGATAGTCCCGCACCCTGCGTACGCAGAGCTGAGACGAAGTGCGGCTACCCTGGCGGCTACTCTTGTTGCTTCAGGGCCTCCCTCGGCAATCACGCTCCAATCTTCCTCAGAGATGTCGTTTGCTTTGTGGAGCTGCCAGAACGAGTAGGCGCGCTGAACCGCCACATAGGCGCCACGAATCTTCGTGCTGTCCTTGTTGTCCGGAAGGAGCCTGATGAGCACCCAGTTCTTGTACTGCAGCTCTGCTTTCTCGAGTGCATCTTCGCCTAACAAAATTGTGCGATATGCGTCGCACTCTCCTTTCTCAAGAAGACACTTGTTGTCGTAGACACGCTTCGACCCGGCACTCTCGAAGAGCAGCTGCGTAAGCAGTAACATAGCTATCTCCTTTCGTGTCTTCCCCCAGCGATGTTTGCAGGGCGCCGGCTGCTCGTGACAAGTCACGTAATCCGTCGCCTCTACTACCGCATCAGCAGCAATCTCCATGCGTGCCTGTCGTTCGTCCCACGACTCAGTGTCGCCATAGAACGGTCGGTTTGACATGAGAATCGCTAGAACAAGTTCTTTCAGCATCTATATTCCTTTGAAAACAGAAGTGGGTGTTACCCGCCAGACATCATAGTCGCATGCGAAGTAAAAACCAAGCTACGTATCTGTCCGTTGTTCTTGTATCCGAAAACAGGAACAACTTTCGGGCATAAGAAGTGTGAAGGAAAGGAATCACTATGGAACCACACCAACAAATTCTAAAGGCAGCTGTTGAACGTACTGTATTGCACGTGCAGCGCCACGCTCATGAGATTCGTGAGCTGTGGTCACCGCAGAAGGTAACTGAGCAGGTACTGCGCGAAATCGCAGAACTCGTGCACTGCACTGACGGGTGCCTCAGCCTCATCGATACGACGCTCAGCATCGTAAGTATGAGCGGGAAAGCTGAGTTTCTCGAAGAGCTCGAGGAACTTGCAGATGGAGCCCGTCTGTCCATCGCTGGCATCATGCCCCTACTCCATGAGTGGAGGGCATGCTGTGCCGGCGCAGCCGCAGCAAGAAGAGAGACCCCCAACTAGGGGGTTTCTTTTTAGAGAGCAAATCAGCGACAGCGAAAGAGATAACCACAAGGAGGCGCCTCGCGCCTAGAAGGAGACAAGCTCCATGGGAGCATTACCTGGAGAGCACTACTGCCTTGAGCACCAAGGCAACCATTCCCACTACGCACCGCATAACTGCACAGTGTGTCGCCTCAAGAAGGAGCTGAAGAGCGCAAGAGAGGCGCTTCACAAGGTACTCGTGGGCTCAACCCTCTCAGTCGAAGAGCTCAAGAAAGTGATGGGTGACGAATGAAAGAGTATTTCTGCAACGGGTGTGGACAGATGCGTCTGTTCGCACGAGGCGGTGAACCCGAGAGCTGCGGAAACTGCGGCTGTGAAGACCTAGTTGTTGGAAACGTCGAGGAGCTCGACAAAGACGAGCTGGTACGTGCTTGGAAGAAGGAGAACGAGCAGTGAGAGACTACGAAGACAAAGGAATGAAAGGACACCTCATTCAGGAACTGGAGGAGGATTTGTTCTTCACATCTTTGTAGAGTCCTCAAAAGGACTACCGCAAGGAGAGACATCGTGACGCTACTCATTCTGTGGGTTGTGTCTACGCTGATTATCAGTTGGTTGTCCTACGACCAGGGATACACCACAGGCTTCAACCAAGGAGCTTCTGCGGTGTCCAAAGGAGCAGAGCTCACCCTGGAAGCACTCGCCAAAGCCACCAAGCTGGAAGTTGGGCTGGATGCCCACCAGGACATCGTACAGCGTGCCGCCAAGATACTCGTCACCAACGGCGAGGTGTCACCAGACATCTTGAAGGAACTGAACGATGACTAGGAGGCTCCTGGGCATAATGCCCTACCCAGCAGGCAAGCACACTGTTGCGGGGCTTGAGGTTACTTACTCCGAGGCCGCGCTGATTGATGGGCAGCACGTCTCGGTGGTGAGGACAGAGTTTGTCACGGCAGACTCTGTGAAGGAGTTTTTTGAGACCAACAAGCTCTACAACCCCGCTGCCCTCGGGGCCAGTTTTCATGTGGCCCTCAACTGCGCGATGGCTTCTTCGGCGGAGCTTATTCGCATCGTGAACCTGATGGACGAACACACCAAGAAGGGAAAGTAGTGTGGACCCAAAGAAAGCACTAGAGAACAACACCAAGTTCATGCACGACATCGCCGCTGTTTGGTGGCGTCTTCTCCAGATAGCCGGTGAGGGCGACTTCTGGAAGGGCGCCACCCTTCTTCACGGCAAAAGAGACGAGGGAAAACTGGCCGCACAGACGTGCACTGAGCACGCTGAGGAGCTGAAGGCCTTCGCACTCAAACACGCAACAGGGGACGAGACAAAGAACATTCTGCACGACATGCCAGACATGACGAGGCTCCTCACTACTGTGATGTCCTCTGGAATGGGCAACGCTATGGCGGTTCGTGTCTACGCAGCTTGTATCGAGGCGGGGTTGCCTGTCGTCGAGGTGGGCCACAAGCTCACTGCGTCGCTGGTGCTCTCAAAGGTGTCTGCCGAGGTGTTGGCCGATGCGTCTTTGCCCTTCCCCGCCTTCACCATAAAGGTGCCCGACGAACTCATCGGCAAGGTGAAGACCATCAGCGTTGGGAGGCACTACGCTACCCCGGAAGGACAAGAGCCCATGCTTGGGTTCGCGTTTGTGGTGCACAGCAGTGATGCAACGGCCATCTGGCACCTTCAGCCTTCTTTGCCTCAACTGCTGGGAAGCGATGAGATACAGGAGAACGAAGGCAATGAGCGTGGTGTGCTTGACACAGATGTCAGGGAAGAGGACCAGCGGGTGCTTGTGTTGGTGAAACGGCTCATAATCGGTGTCTGCCTCTACATGGAGGGAGGGGACCGGGAAACCAGACCAATCCGGCATGTGGGAAAAGCGCACGACCAACGGAGGGTGCCGGGAACCCTCCCGACCGAGAATCGCATCTACCGCCTGACCGCAGACGTCAAGCACTCCTTCGTCCAGGACGTGAAGGACTATGTGGTCGGCACGGGGAAGCGACTCAACGTTCAGTTCATGGTTGTCGGGCATTGGCGCAACCAGACGTATGGCCCGAAGAACAGTCTCCGCAGAAGGCAGTTCATAGAACCTTTTTGGAAGGGGCCTGAGACAGCCCCCATTGCAGTGCGTGCGCATAAACTCGAGGAAGCATGAAACCTGGCAAGTTCATCACCTTCTACGAGAATGATGAAGAGGGGCACACAGTAGCTACAACGGTTATCGTGTGCCCCTTGGACAATAAGATGCCGCCCAGCAAGCGGTGCCTGACCTGCACCATCGACAAGTCCAAATGCGAGTTGGCGACGCTTTTGAGCATGGCGCAGACTCCTTGTGGAGCAAACAACCACGAAGATAAGGGATAAGAAGTGTGAAAGGAGTTAGATGACTGACTTACAGAGAGCAGTTTCTGACGTGCTTCGTGAGTACAAGAACGCGGGTCTATACATCGACGAGATGTCCGATGTTCGTGTCCGTACCGCAGGAGTGATTGAGCTCTTGTGGTACGGAGGCGCATACATCGACCAAGATGTTTGGTGGTCCTTCCTCTACGGGGGCAGGAACACCATTCTCATCTCGAAGTATGTCTCAGGGATTCGGTACTTCCTACGCCATGAGTTTGCACACTGCCTGGCGTATCGCACTAACTTGGTGGTTGGTGACCCCGACTTCGAAAGAGCGTTTGGATGCCATCATGACTACAACGACAGAGAGGTGCGCGACGAGGACTGCGTTTCGCACTACGCCATGACTTCTGCGGGTGAAGACTTTGCAGAGACGGTTGCAGCGTACCTGAAGGACAGAGGAACTGTTCGGTACACGGGGCAAGTCGCACGCAAGATGCAATACATACGACAGCTGGCTAAACGCCTATAACAAGGAGAGAAAGACAATGAACGACATTCACATGATGGCAATGAGTCTACCTGAGGAGAAACGCCAGAAGTTCTTCATGTACGCAAACTCGCTTGAGCTAAAGGATAGCACCACAGCTGTCCTCCTTGCTCTGTTTCTTGGCGGCTTTGGAGGCCACCAGTTCTACATGGGTAGGACCGGACTGGGCGTAGTGTACATCCTGCTGTGCTGGACATTCCTTCCAGCAATCTGCGGGTTCTTTGAGGCATTCGCAATGCCCAGCAGAGTTCGGGAGTACAACCAAAAGCAGCTCAACCAGGCACTGGCGCTGGTCAGCTGAGACAGAGCCTCGAGGTAACTCGGGGCTTTTTCTTTAGCGGGAGACGGTATGACGAGCAAAAAGCAAGCACAGGAACTAATAAAGAAGTTCTCCAAGAACTTTCCAGAACTGAACGAGTACCTCTTCAACGGTATGTCTGCTGGAAGGAAGCAGAGCAGCCTGCCCAACATTCAAACCCTGCCCAACAAGACACGCAGCAAAGCTGCTGCGTACGCCTTGTCTGCGGACAAACTTCGAGTGTTCTTTGAAGAGGAGCTGGGTCCTCGATACAATGCGCTTGAGAAAGCCCAGAAGGACTTGGCGCTACAAGAACTCTCCTACCAGCTAATGGGCGAGGCCGGACTTCACCCACGCAACCGCAAGGAGCGCCGTGAGTTGGCCGTGCGTCTACGCACAAAGAAGCCTCGTGAGGATATAAGAAAAGAGAAGCGATTGAAGCGCTTGAAGAGAAAGAGAAAGAGATGAAGAAGAGAGAAGCATTTGAGAATCAGCCTCCGATAATCGCTACGGCGGGAGCAGGTGTACTCCCTGCACAGCCGCCCTCTACCATCGGGACAGTGGACGACAGGCTTGAAAAGGCTGCTAATCGACTCGGCTACAAGCCGAAGTACGTGGGCGGGGTTACGAAGGAGGAGGAGAGGCAACGGACAAAAGATGCCTGGTCTCTCTGGAAGTGGTTCTGGCTCAAGCAGGTAGCAGTCCTCTCTTGGATGCAAGGCGCTTGTTATCGGGTGGCGGGTGATTATGCGTATCAAAGCGCAAGCGGCGAATGGCACCTCATCAGCGCTCTGGAGAACTCACACCTGAGGAACATTCTCAAGAAATGCTACCGGAACAAGCCAGCCAAGAAGTCCGACACCGTACACATGCTGGAGCGTGAGTATGAGAAACGTAAGCTGACTCCGTCAGTGGAGAAGCTGTGCAAAGAGGAGATGAATGCTCTCGAGCGCGCACAGCTGGACATGAACAGTAGAAGCCTGCCGCTGGGCTTTCTTGATGGCTTGCGCAATCTGTGGAGCAGCATCGCTATAGGGGTTGCTGGGTTTGCTGTGACTGGCTGCTTTTGCCTGTTTCTTTGGTGGATAACTAACCCCTTCAACCCTCAGCAGGTCTGCAGCGAGTGGGGGCGTACCATGCAGTACGACAGCTTCAAGGCGCAGGCTGGAAAGAAAGAGTACACAAATATCAGCCAGTGCTCTGCGAGCTACAAGGATAAGGAGCGGGTGAGGCGGCTGCTTGTCAGCTGCACAAAGGATACCTGCTCAGTGCTACAAGAGCTGAACTAGGAGGAGTATGAAAAAGGGAGAGAAGGCAACGTACATCGTTTTCAAGGACAACGTGCAGATGACGTACCCCATGATGAAGAGCGCGGCCATGCAGCATGTGGAGCACTACAAGCAGCAAGGCGCTACAGGCCTGCGCATCACCAGCGGGCGTGTGGACCGCTGCGGCAAGAAGCTGAAGGTTAACATCGACGACTACACGTCTGTCCCCATGACGGCCACGCTCAACTGGACGGACATCGACACAGGGCAGAAGGGCTCCACCATGGTGGACTTCGACATCAAGTTCTGCCCTCAACGCTTCGGCGATACACCAGGCACCTCAGGGCGCATCGGACGCCAGAAGTGCTCCAACCCGCTGTGTGAGAACGAGCATGAGGGCGAAGATGGCATGATGCCTCTCTCCCAGTTCCTGCGCCCCATTGGGGTGGGCATCTGCCCTACCGAGAACGGAAAGGCAGTACAGGCTCTTCGCTTTGCGTACGGGCACTACTGCCATGCCTGCCAGGCGCCTGATGACATCGTGCTCAGGGCTGAGGTAGGCGTCAGCAAAGGAGGTACCAACAAGGGCAAGCGTTGTGCGCGCATCCTCACTGTGGTGCGTGTTGATATCGGAAGGCCGGTGTGGGTGATGTCGAAGCAGAAGAACAAGCCAGGCTACCTCTGGCGCCAGACACATTCGACCTACTTGGGTCTTCGTACCAACACAGGAACCCTGTATGGAGCCATCCACGGCAAGGGAGCCATTCACTTCCTGGACAACCCACCACGGCCTCGAGGTGAGAATCTCGAAGGACGCCCCTACAACAATGTGGCGGTTGAGGATTGGAGCAACAACGTTCCTCAGCAGCGGCTCGGACTGAAAGGACTGTGATGACGACAAGGCCTGATGGCTCGTTTTAGCTCTTGCCCTGACAGCGTGCAGGGACCCAAGAAGGCATTCAAAACATCGTACGGGCACATCTACTACGTGTGCCCTACGTGCCGTCTTCTTCTTGGTAGGTACTGGACGGCACACGCAGGAGAAAACAGGTATGGCGGAAAGAACACTACGACAGGTATTTGAGCAGTACCGTGCGTACTTGGCGAATATTGAAGAGACCGCTGAAGCTCTCTTTGGTCAGTACGACGAAGCAGACCTAAATAGCGCACTACAGACTGAGTATTGGCCTATTGTTCTGTCGAACATCTCTGACCTCACGGGAGGTAAGATAAGCACGAAAAGCAATGCACTACAGGACAGCTTTGTTTTGTCAGTTCTGCGTGAGCAAGTGCCTGACGGCGGGCCTATGTGTCGTAAGGAGAATCCTCAGAAAAAAACACGTAGAGCTGGCGGGCTATAAGCTGGAATTGTGTGAGTGCGGCTACACAGTTTTTGAGCACCTAGCGTTGCAGGCCGCAATAGAGCACTGCGAATATATGCTGTTCGAGGCTAAGGCAGCGGGGTACGTAAAAGAGCACGTCAGGCGCGTTCAGTGGGACCTAAGCCGCCGGTACCCACAAATAGGTAATGAGCGCGACATTGAAAAATGGCGACGGGACCAGTACTCAGAACGTCTTGATATTCTCAAGCGTGAGCGCAAGCAAGCTATCGCAAACATACTTGTAGAGAACAAGAAACAGATAGAAGACAGGTTCCTCAACGGGCTGTCTTCACGCAGTATCGCCGCCGCGCGAGAAGGGCTGCAAAGCGGCAAATGGAGCACTAAGCACTTACGCAGAAAGTACAGAGCAACGGTGGATGCCTTTATCGAGGAATGGTTGGCAGGAGACATCAACAAAGAGATAAACGACCTCTTAGATTCTCCCGCTGAGAAAAAACTTACCCAAGGCGCCGTGCACTACGGATACTTCGTGTAGTAGGAAGAGCCTCGGCTCTTCTTTTAGCTAGCAATCTTCAGCTCGCCGTACAGGCTGCTGAGCGCGAGCTCCAAGCGCTGCACCAGCTTCTTGTTCTCGTCGGTGAAAGCCACAGCCGTGAGCTCATCGTTTAGGTCGGGCTCCTGAAAACGGGTCTTGGGCCCCTTCGCCGCCGAGTAGAGGCACTCGAGCTCTGTCTCGTTGGCGACACACAAGCACACGATGTTGTTCGAGCCTTCAACCCACTGCCCGTGCGTGTCGTGGTACTTCGTCGCGAACGACGAAACGGCATGACAGCTCTGTGCGAGCTGAGCTCCAGGCGGCAGGTCACTACGGGTGATGATGTACAGCTTTTCCATTGTGTTCCTTGGGCTAAAAAGAAGTGCGGGGAGATGGAGTTGAACCACCGACCTTCTTGGGCGCGAGGCGCCAAGACGCTCTACCGCTGAGCTACCCCCGCATTGGTGGGGCAAGCAGCCTGTTCGGCCACAAACCCCATAGTGCGCTCTGAGGGACTCGAACCCTCGACCTCCTGGGCCATTACGCCAGGCGCTCCACCGCTGAGCCAAGAACGCGGAAAGGCTAGGTCCACGAAACTACGTAGAACTAGCCCTGTATGTGGGTGTACCAATCTCCCGAAGAAGGCAGAGGAGCGCTCGAGGCGCTGACTGTCAATGGGACGAGTTGGTCACGTGTCGAAGATGAGCCCTGCCCTAGCGCTTGTCAACGGAAAAAGTGAACGGAATTTCCGACACCCCAGAAAGGGCTACTGTCTGAGTAAGCTCGTGACTCGCGAGCTTACTCAGACAGTAGGGCTGACGCCCGTGCGGCGAAAGGTCGTTTCACTGCACGGGACTTTGGGGCTTACCTACGCAGGAGGGGCACAGGGCCTTGCCGTCCCTGACCTTCCAGCCGCACTTGGTCATCAACTTCACGAAGTGTTGTTGGTTTGAGTGGCCGCTGCGCTGCTCCCAGTTGGCACAGGCATCACACCAAATGGTGTATTCCTTGGTGATGCACTTCATCTTAGACGTCCTCGCGTCCGAGAAACTTGGCGAGCGTTAGGTGCTGCGCGGCACATGCGTTGTAAATCAACTGAGCCCCCTCTTCCAAAGACTCGATAGCGGTTCTTCCGCATTCCCAAGACACATAGAGACTGCCTTGCATCCACCAAATGGTTGCGTCGACAGGGGCATCACACTTCCAGTAGGTGTGTATGTCCCAGAACTCTTTAGGTCCGTAGTCGTGCCGCTCCCACACCATGCCGGGGCATAGGGATGGGGGAAGGCCTTCTGGTCGTTCGGTTTTGTTCGTCATCTACTTCTGCTCCTTTTCGGTTTTTCGATTGGCCGCCCTCCTAGCAGCCAACTCCTTCGTCACCTTCTTGTGGCAGAGGATACAGAGAGTCCGCAGGTTCTCGAGGCCGCACTCACCGCCGCCCTCGATGACAGGAATGGTGTGGTCCATGTCCCACCAATTACGCCTGAAGCTGAGAACCCCGAACTCTCTGGCGAGAGCCTTCATCTCTGCGTCTATGCGGGTCGTGTCCGCGCCGGTAGAGCTCCACAGCTCCTGCTTGAGTTTGTGGTGCTTATTCTTGGCAGCCACACAATCTTTAGAGCAGAGTGCGCAGATACCTTTGTCACGCTTCAACACCAAGGTCCTCTGGTGCTCTGGGTCTGTGCGAACCTTCCAATCATCCACACACTTCTCTGAACAGAAACTGCGACGATTTGTCGGCACTTCATCTGAGCATTGCCTGCACAAGGCTCTACCGTTGGGCCCCTTCGGTAGCTTTGAGATATCAACATACCCGCCTTTGGCCAATCGTCGTGTGCTCATCGGCGCAACCTTACCTTCGATACTGGCATAAGAACAACGGAAAAGGCTTAGCACGCCAAGTTACGAGGAGAAACAGAACGTGGCCAGACAAAAACGAGCAATCAGCGAAGCCAAGTTATCAGAACGCGGAAAGTACACGCAGTACCGAGTACTGAAGCGGCAGGAAAACAAACTGAGTCGGCTAGAGCGCCAAGTACGCGACCTAAAAGAGAGGCTAGAAGAAGGCGTGAAGGCGCGTGAAGAACTCTCAAGCGACCTACGGGTTGAGCGAAGGATATTCTGGAGCTCACGCCAAGACAGAGCACGTGAACACTTGTTCGAGGCAGTCGCCAAGGCAGTGCCAGACAAGAAGAGAAAACCCGCCAGAGCTTTGCTGGCACTTCTTCGCATCCACATAGATACTGAAGAGCCTCGGCGTAATGAGCGTGTCAGAGAGGTGGCAGCATACATTCTTGTGAAGCTCTGCAGCTACAGTCTGGAGGAGGCCGCAAGTATTCTCCCGGCGCAAGACAACAACACGAATTTGATACCGCATGAACCACCACCAGCACGTGTTGCAGGTAACCTGGCCGTTCATGCCTCGGTGTTCCTCAAGGACATCTACGACCTGTTCTTTGTCAAGACCACAAATCGAAGGGAGCGCAATGAGATATGTAGAGCACTAGGCTGCTTTGTTCCGGTGCCGAGCACCGCCATTGTCGCGAACGGGTCCCCAGAAGAAAAGGAGCTGGACATAAGATGGGACAAAAAGATTGCTACGGCGCTTGAGGCGCTTCGTAGCAAGTACAGTATGCTTCAGGACATGGATGAGTGGTACACACCACCAACCGAGTAAGAAGAAGAAGGGCAGTCACGCCCCTCTTCTTTAGCCTCGTATCAGAACGCCGAATCGTTGTATTCGTAAGACTCCTGTGTTGGGTCAGGAAGCTCCTGCCCTTCAGAGTCTGTGGTGTCGTACTCGTAGTTGGGCTCCTCGTAGCTAGCCATAACGTAGCCGCCAGGATTACGGTTCTGTTTGGTGAGCGGCAGGTCCTCTCGGCTGACATCACGCATCGCCTCTCTGAGATTGCCGTTGTAGCTCGCCCCAGCCTGACTCAGCCCAAAGAAGTCGGCAAAGCGAGCCTCGAGCAGTGTGTCGACGGCACGGTCAGCGCCTTGCTGCTGGTACGTCTCGATGATGCGGTCCACGGTTTCAACCAATGGAGCCTCATATGCAGCCAGGTAGCTGGCTACAGCAGTAAGATGCTGCTGTAACGCCTGTACTTTGAGGACTGCGCTCTGTACTGCCGTCACGGTTGGGTTGGGGTTGACGATGATGGGGTTCAACAGCTTGCGCAGGTCTGCAAAGTACTTGTCGCTGTTCGACAGGGGCAGCTTGAGCCACCCATCCAGCGCATCTCGGTAGATGTTGTAGTTGTCCTTTCGCTTCTTGCGGATGCGTGCTGAGGGCGAAGGGATGTTCTGGCTTGTGGGGTAGAGAGGCGTGGTGACCGGAAGAGACTCTGTGAGCTCAAGCAGTTTGCCTTCTGTATTGAAGATGGTCCTCGAGAACGAGATGGCCTCAGCGTTGGTGTCTTTGAACTCGAGCATGTCCTCGGGCTCCACACCGGTGGCCGTGGTGGGCAGCTGGAACCACACGGTGTCGCCCACATCACTCTCAGGCAATCCGTACCAGAGCACTAGACCACCACTACTTGAAGCCAGCACCTCTATGGAGCTGTTCAACAGGGTTGATGTGCTGGAGAGCACAACACGGTACTGGCCGTACCGCACCTGGAGTTCACGAGGCTGATAGCCCGTGGTGGTGTGGACGATGAACTGTCGGGCGAGCGTGAGCTCGAAGGGCGGCCCTGAACCGTCCACGCCACCTACGCCCAGCACCTCATAGATGCCGTCGTTGGGGTCAGTGGGGCTATTGGCGACAACCAGATGACTGGGGAAGGGGCCCGCCGAGTAATCGCCACCCACTTCAATCGACACCGTGTCGGCCACCACAGGGCTCTGCATCAAGCAGTCGATGGAGCCGGGCCCCACAGCTGTGACCTGTCCCCAGTTGCCTACCATGGTTGTGCTTGTGGCGGCCCGAATGGCCACGTAGTCACCAACCAGAATGTTGTCCGTGCTCGGCAGCGTGAAGGTGGCGTTGTTGCCGATGGTGGGAACCACTGTGCCTGAGAGCTTCAGGTTGTAGAGCACGGCCTTCAAGGCATCGGTGGGCTCTGTCCTTGCTGTGCCCTCAAAGAAGGTTGCCGTGAACGCTCGAGAGGCCACAATCCGTGGTGTGCCCGCAGGAGCAATCGCAGGATTGTTGTTGATGAAGTCCACGATGTTCTGTGCGGGCATCTTCTGGCAGGAGACATCCACATCAGGAACGAAGCCCAGGTTGAACAGGGCCCCTCTGTATTCTGCCTTGATGGCGTCCGACACAAGCAAAGGGTTGACGGGGAGAGCGATGCTCCAGCTCTCCTCGATGGCCTGTAGTTGATAGGCCGCCTTGAAGGTGAGGCGCACAGCGCGCCCGCCCCTGTTGAACTCCAGCCCGATAGGGGTGAGGCTGTCCGCAGGAGCGCCCGTCTCCTTGTCGACCGCAAAAGAAGCAGGCAAGCCGCCTACTCCCGTGACCTTGTACCACCCATCATTGGCGGGGGTGCCCGAGTCTTCTACGAACACCCAGTCGTTCACCTGAATGTTCACGCCCGACCAGTTGCCGGCTACCCGCTGAATGTTGGTGCTGATGCCCGCCGACCCAGTGAGCTGGATGGGCTCTGCCTGCAGGTACAGCTGAGGGCTGTACGGCAGGGCCTCAACGACATGTGCGCCGCCGAGGTCGGTATTGATATCGCCAGCCACCTGTGCGGCCGTGCGCCCCGCACCTATCGTCAAAGAGACTAGAACGTCTGTTTCGCCGGTGGCCCTGATGACGAACTCCTCCGAGGTGCCGGTGACGGCGTAGTTCTCCTGAATGAACGAATCCACCTGAGAGACGTAGCTCTCGGGCAGGTTCACGGTGATGGGCGTTACTCCGTCGACCAGGAGGTTGAGCTCTGTATCGTTCAGGATTGTGTAGGGCCCGTAGATGTCGGCAGGCAGGGTGGCTGGGGTAGCCGGGTGACCAGCGTCAGCAAAAACACCCCCTTGCCCTTCGAAGTACAGGAACAGAACCGTCGGACTGAGAGAGCCAAAGCCAGCAACAGCCGAACGGGCCGTCAGGACGTCGAGTACTACTTCTCGTAATACCTCGAGGCGGTCCCGCTCGTTCAAGGCATCCAGCTCGTCAAACCGCTGCCCAATCACATCCCGGCTGTTGGCGATGACGCTGCTGGAGAGGGCAGCCGGCAGATTGAGGGAGTCGTAGTCGGCGATGGCGTTCTCGAGAATCTGCACTCGGCGCAGGATATCGAGGTACAGGTTCTCCAAGCTGGTGAGTAGACCAGCTAGACGCATACGTGCCGCCTCAGGGGTTTGGACGATGTTTCCGCCGCTACGGATGTTCTTCCCGTAGTCCTTGAGGAAGCGAGCAGTACTTTGTTCGAATCTCTTGTATGCAGGTACGTCCTTGATATTGCTCAGAGAAGTAGAACGAATTTCACTCGCAGAAGAGAGCGCGCCCAGGGCCGAACGAGCATTAGCCAGGCTTGAGATGCTCGACACAGGAGAAACCCTCCTATCCGTAGCCCTCACCGTATCCTCCAAATCAAGCAGGATTTCTACCGCGCCATCTACCTGTTCGACCAACAGCGTATTGGCCAGCTTGACCACGTAATAGGGGGCATTCGGTTCGGTGATGAACACCCCCGCAGCAGCATCTTGTACTTGCCCAAATACCAGGTCAGTTCGCCGGTTACCCAGAGCCCCATAGAGGCGGTCAATGCTAGTCCGGACAATCTTCCCGATTGCCTCTTCTCGCTCCTGCTCGGTGTAGTTCCTGGCCATCTTTCATCTCTCCTGGAGGGGCATCTCGCCTACGAACACTGGGTCGGCCCACACGCAACAATACCCTTCATGGGCCTCCTGACGTGGGCACCATCATGCCCCTCCTCGTACTTGCACCTGTACCCACAATAGGTACTGGAGCACTGAGTGGGGGTATCTTCTTTGGGAGCGTCCGCGCGGCTCACTTATTCACCGGCGGGCGGAAGCGCTTATGGAGGACGTCCTGCTTTATCTCATCGCGCGTCTTGGGCGCCTCAATCTTCTTGGCGGGGGTCGCGGGGGTTGTGGTCTCGGCGGTCTTCTTGGTGGTCGTTTTCTTTGTCACTGTTCTTCCTTTCTGTGTCGGGGGCATCATCGTCCCGGTCCATCTCTAGGGCAAGGCGGGTGAACTCACTCACGCTGCGCTTTACTTCGTCGAAGGTATCCATCAGGTGCTTGGCGCCTTCGTTGTCGGCGGTTCGCCTTAGCAGTTGTGCTACCTCTCGTAGCCAGTGGGCTGCCTGGCTGGCCTCCAGGCTCCTCATGATGGCCAGCTGGTTGGCCCTCACGTCGAGCTCGTCGGCTTTCTGGTAGACAGCCGCTCTGGCGGTGGCTCGGACGCTCACGGGCCCTCCTCAGAGAGCACTGCGACCGAGAAGTGGAGGACTGTGCCCGTCGCCGCATCGATGTGAGCCATGATGCGGGGCTGCCCCTCGTAGTCCAGGAAGCCGTTGATGAGCCCAAGCGCCCCAAAGTACGGCGACCCGTCCTCTGCGTCTACGACGACAATGGGGGTACTCGAGTCGGCGAGCTCTTCGGAGACAAGTACCCGCTTATCAATCAGGCTGTTGAGCACACCCGGCATCTCTGGGTAGCGCAGCAGAGCGTTCAGGTAGTCGAGCCATTCCTGTGTTTTGTCCATGCCGGGCATTCTACCACGCAAGAGGTGTTGGAAAAACGGGATAAGAAGCATGAAAGGACCAACCATCTCGGTTGGAGAACAAGCATGGCTGACGTCTTTGAATACAAGTTGACCATTGAGTTTGCGGCCGACAAGAACAAGGAAGCATTTGAGGAAGAGCTGGAGGAACTGCTCGAGCGGTACTGCGCCGAGTTCTCGTTCAAGTCCCCCACGCCCTGTTTGACTTGTGCCCGCTATGCCAAGCAGGGAGAAGGCCCATCACACAACGGGTCACCTCGCTGCCAGAGCGGAAGTATTGCGAGCGGCGGGACCAAGTCTCACTGCAGCTGCGATACCTGCTTCTGAGAAGAACTCCTTCGGGAGTTTTTCTTTAGCCCTTGAACGACTCCCTCGTCACACTGAAGCGGTACTTCCATTCGAAATCACAATGCTCGCACCACACGCGGAGCTCCCAGTTACCTGGGGAGGGGTTGGGTTTCCCACACTCGATGTCGTAGTCGTCGAACGTTGTATCAACTTTCTCGTGGCAACGTGGGCACGGTAGTTCTGTTGGCAGGTTGAGCATGTGCGTGAGGTCTACGTTCATTCCCATGAGGTACTCTTTCTGACGCGATTGGCGCGTCACTCTCTTGTACCCTCTTCTGTCTTGTACCTGACGGGCCAGTACAAGCACTCTCCAATGTCAGCAGGGTTGTAGGGCCCCATCCTTGGGTTGCAGGCAGGGCAGCCACAACGAGGCATGTAGAGCCCGCCACGAAAGCTACGAGCTTGCTGGTCCAGCACGGCAGAAAGAGCATCCTCGAGGAGCAGCCACTCAAGCGAGTGGGCAGGCCAAAGGTAGTCGTGCTCTTCTGGGCTGTAGAACAGCGCCTCCACCCACGTCTCTATTCCCTCCATGCAAGGAGCCTAGCATGCAACAACAGACTGCAGCATGGGATAATAGAGCTGGAGGAGACACATGAACCAAGTCTGGAACAACCGCTTCATGGGCATGGCGGAGCTCATCGCCCAGTGGAGCAAAGACCCAAGCACCAAAGTGGGGTGCGTGGTCGTCAATGACAGCCGGCAGATACTCACCACCGGCTACAACGGATTCCCTCGAGGTGTGCGGGATGATGCTCGCCTGGATGACAGGGAGCAGAAGTACCCCATCATCTGCCACGCTGAGGAGAACGCCATCGTGCAGGCTGCCTTCACGGGCATCAGCATCAGAGGAGCTGCCATGTATGCCACCCTGCATCCGTGCGCTCGCTGCGCCAGGCTTATCGTTCAGGCCGGCATCGAGGACGTCTACACCAGAGAAGAAGTACCAGAGCGCTGGGCTGAAGATGCTCGTTTGGCTCGCCTTCTCATTGGCGAAGCAGGTGGCCGAGTTCACTTCGTCGAAAGGTCGACCTTCTGATGCGTCCCAACAACGCTATGCTCCAGCCAATCTGGGATGCCGCTTACGGCAGTGCCTACACAGCCATCCTCGCGCACTCCATCAAGTACGCAGAGCGCCTGGACAAGTATCGAGTGGCCAAGCAGGCCGCCAAGATTGCCGACGAGGCAGTCGAGCAGTTTCGACAACTAAGAAAGGAAGAAGATGGCACAGGATAAGAAGCCCACGCACCGACTGGTGATTGTGGACAAGCTCAACACCAAGAACAAAACGTACGCAGGTTCTTTGTGGGACGAAGGAGGCTGGTTCAGCCTCAAGCTCTCGCCAGGCGTACACCTCAGCGCTGCAGACCAAGACCGCTACTACTTCAATGTGTCGCGTAACAATGAGTACGGCGATACGTATCAGCCTCGCAGATACTCGACTGACGTAAACGGTGACATACCGCCAGGGGCCGAACAGGACGCCAGAGACGACAGTGACATTCCTTTCTGAGAAGAGCAGCATGGGCAAAGAAAAAGAAGTCATGAAACTCGAAATCGAAAAGACCCTAGTGGTCAACGTGCAGCACATCACTGAGCTGGATACTGCCTTCTTGCATCGATGGGCCTCTGACAGAATCAACGCACCGTTGGTGGTCGACGCTTCTCCGCACTGGGCATGTGTGCGTATCGATAGAGATGAAGTACCAGACCTGTCAGAACTATCTCCGATGTTCCGTGAGTTCTACTCCTGGGCGGCAAATCACGAGGAGCACTTCGACGCCATCAAGTTCGATGGAGATGGGCCTATCGTTGAAGCGATGCCCCTCAAGGAGTGGTGAGGAAGGGCCTTCGGGCCCTTTCTTTTTTAGCCAAGTAGACACAGCCGTGTGTCGCTGCTGCTTGCTGTCTTAGGCGTAGTATCATTGGCCTATCGACCTGAAAAGAAGGGAAGTAGCACATGCGCGTACAGACTAGGTTCATCAGACCCTTACGCCGCCCCCGCGGCTTTCAACCCTCAGACGGTACGTTAGAGGGTTTCTTAGAAGGCATCGACGATGCCCTGCGAACAGCTCCTTCGCGACTGTGCCCAGAAGGTATTCGCGTACTTGTACCTGCGGACCAAGGAGTATTCGTCGACTTCACGGCATCTACCGCCTCTCAGGCTGTAGTCCCAAAGAACGTGTTTGGCCCCGATGCGCTACTTTTGTGCGCACAGCTTGGAACGGGAACGCTCACGCTAGTGCCTGAAGACAACACTGTCACACTGATTACCCCGCCAGGAAGAACACTCGTGTCGGCAGGTACAGGCAGCGTCATCATGCTGCGTCGAGTACGTACGGGCGCCAACGTGTGGCTCGTGTCTGGCGACCTGGAGACAGCATAATGCTCCCTCTTCGCTACGTCGGACCGCTAGCCTCTAGGAGGAACGGCGCGCCGCCTCCGCCACCCCCACCCTTGTCTGTGGAGTATGTCTCGTCGGCATCTTCGGTAAGCTACTACCCGTGCCCAGCGCCGACAGACGTACAGGCAGGAGACAGGCTGTTGGCCATGGTGACCATGTACACAGACCTGACAGCCACATCGACAATAGAGCAGGGTAATGGCTGGTCCCTTATCACTCGGGTGAACAACGCTTCTTCCGACTTTAAGATTGTTACAGAAATCTGGGAGACAGAAGTCGCGTGGCCGGTACCATCCTCCTTTACAGCAGCTGTCCTGGGGGCGCCGTCCGACTATTACGGAATGGTGCTTAGCTGCTACAGAAACGTGCAAGATGTATCGCTGGTGGATGCAGGCGGCTCTCCTAATCTGAGTCAAGCTAACTTCACATTCGCAGGAGGCACTGCGCCTTCTGATGGCTTCTTACACGCCTTCAGTTCCTCTTGGGTGGGAGCTGCGTCTTCGATAGGTGACTTATCCTCAAGGGCATTTGGCGGAAGCGTCAATGAAATGTCCGACTGGAATAAGTCGATAGTCGCAGGCCCCTTTGCGAGCAGTGCTGTTGAGTGTGTTGTGAGCTACGATGCGTGGGCTGGCGGCTTGTTGCTGATACGCTAGTCGAGCATCTTTGTTCTTCGTCAAACCCGAAACAAATTCGGGCATAAGAATACTGATGGAAACAATCGACATCATCACGGCCGTACTGTTCGTGATGCCTTTCGCAATCATGGGGCTTATCGTCCTCATAGAAAGGAAGCATAGTGGCTCGTAGGCTTATCAACATCGGATGGACCCTAGGTACTGCTGTCGTCTGCTACGACGCATACCAAACAACCACAATCACCAAAGCGTTCTTTGCTTTGTTCTGCATCTATGGAACGTACGTAGTATGGACCGAGAACTGATTCTCAACACTGAGGTGCGGTACCTTACTGCGGCTCAGATTCACCAGGCAGTGCGTCTCATTGACGCCAAACTCAACAACTCGCGACACAAGAAGGACCAGTTCCTTCTGAGTCGCCAATCAGAGCTCCTCAGGGAGCAGAAACGGAGAACAGGATGAATAAGCTTCTTCTTTTGATTACTTCGCTGCTCCTCATGAGCGGTTGTACGGTGCGTACATATCCGAGCAGCTCCTTCGATGGAGCTTCCTGTGGTACGTGTTCGGCACCGCAGGCTGAGGTGCGCTACGAGTACGTAGAGCGCCCTCAGGTGCAGCGTGTTGAGCACCGTACGGTGCATGTTGAGCGCCGGGCTACCCAGCGTAGGACCGACAGGATGCACACAGAGCGTCGCAAGGCTGTGGTGCACAAGGAACGTTTGGTGTGCGGCAAGAAGGCTCACCCAGCTCATCCTTCTCATCCCCAGCACCCTACGCACCCGACCCAGTCGGCTCGAGACCAGAAAAAGGAAAAACGGCAGCCAACCCATCGGCAGCCTGCGCCCAGCCGCGGCGCAGCCAAGCGCGGTAAGCGCTTGGCGAATTGAGGCTAGAGAAAGAGGCACGCAAGTGCTCTGTGCGCCCCCGCACCCTTTCTCTAGCTCTTAATCGAACTTTACATCAACGACGGCGCGGTACGTGAAGTTTCCGAAGAAGGTTGTCGTCGTCAGAAAGTCAGGCAGAAGCCCGACACTAATCTCGTACGAAAGTTGCGTACGGAGCTCCTGAAGGGCCTCGTAAAGCCCATCGTTGTTATTGTAGTACGTGCGGCCTTGTGTCCTCTGCAAACTTTCTGCGTACTTGCTGAGCTTGTGCGGCGGTGCGTACTTTTCTGCGAACCTCCTTACTATCTCACGGTCGAACAAAGTGTGGTCTATCCCCGCCTCTACCCGAGGCGCTGATACTTTGCCTTTGATGCGCATGAGAACTACTTGCTCGTGTGTCAACTCCATAGGTATTGGACTGCGTTCGGGGTAGGTCCTCTCTTCGCCGGCCCGCCCATAGCAGCCGTTGATGTAGCTAGTTACCATCCAAGGCAGGCTGCCTCCCAAAAACTTAAGAGCATCGTACTCCATTAGACGCTCTTGCCTTTCTTGGTTGTTCCCTTGATGGCTTTCTTGGTTGCCCCAAGCTTCTCGAGCGCGGCCACAAACTCTTTCCTGGTATCCTCCGACACCGCCACCTCGTTCTCTTCGAACGAGCGCAGAATAGACAAAGCCTCCTTGCTGTCGCCGAATTTAATCTGCTCGCAGATACGGCGGCAGACAGTCCCCAGATGTGTGGACTTCTCGAAGTGAGCCACCACCACCTTCTCTACGGCCTCACGCAGACCGGGCAGGCCCTTGTAGAGTGTTTTGGAGATTTGACCATCGAGCTCCTGACAGCGTTCGACGATGCCCTTCAGCTTCTTGATGTGCGCCTCACGTTTCTCAGTCAACTCAGTGATGTGCCTGCGGAACTGAGCGATAGTCCACGTCTGCGGTACCTCGGACAGCGAGACGGTTTCATCCATCTCGTCAAACTCCTTGCTCAGCTTTATGACTTGCGCGTCGAGCTTCTCTTTCTCGAGCATGAGGTCTGCCGTCTCTTTATCGATGACTGCAACTGCAGCACGGCTGCTGGGTAGCTCTTCAAGAATGGCCTGAGCCTTCTGCTCGGCAATCACCCGGAGTTCTTCATCCGAGCGCACACCTGTGTTGCAGTAGCGTTTGAATCCTACTTCCTTTTCACGCAGCTGCTTTGCGTAGTTGTCGCTCCGCGGGATGAAGTACTTGCGAGCAGCTCTTTCAATGATGAGGTTACCCACCACGTTCAGAATGAAGCGTGCGTCGTTCACCTGCTTCTCGAAGAGCTCGCAGTACTGCTCTTTCTTGGCCTCCGACCAGAGTGCGATTGCCTCTGAGCTCTCGATTGCCTTGGTGTCGATGGTTACTCCAGTAAAGTCTTTCATGCTTCTGTTCTCCTAATTGCGGCCAACGTGGCGATTGCCATCGTCGATATACTGTGTGAAAGGGATGGTGGGTTTGTCAGAAGAATAAAGTGGACACAGTCCGAGTACCTCTCGAAGTGCGTCCACCATAGCTCTATTGCTCTCGTGCTGCTTTGTATTTGAGCGAAAGCTCTTGTCCTCTGTCGTCATTTACTTTTTCGGCCTCTTACCGAATAGGGCTGAGCTACGCAGCTTACGCCGCCTTCGTGTGCATGCCTTGCATGCCGAGTCCGTCAGGCGTGACTTGGCCTCTCTAAGAACAGCCATCTTTCTCATAACAGCTGCGCCGCAGCTGCATACGGTCTCCACATCACCCGTATCCAACACAGACACTACTGTGAGGGACCCGATAGTGTCTCCGGGCTTTAGCGGTTCACTCATGTGCCAGGCTCGCGAATAGCGACACCAACAGGGTGAAAAGGTATCCCGTCAGGCGTGTAATTGAAGAAGCGAACCGTCAAGTCCTTGTTGAGGTACGTGTCTGCCTCGTTGAGCATTCTGAGACGCTCCTGGTCGGTACCCCGAGGCGTCACACCAAAGACCTGCCCTGTTTTGGTCTTGCAGTGAAAGATGGGTACGTTCTCGAACTTGCCCTTGCCGCGTTCGTATCCGACGATTCGGAACTCGTCGTCTTGAAACTCCTTCATCTTCAAGAGACCAGAGCTGCGGTATCCGAACCGGTAAGGCATGTCGTAGCTTCGTACGATTGCGCCTTCGTACCCGTGCTGCACGTATGCGTCATGCAGGGGTTTGATTTCTTCTTCTCGGTCCACGGTCATGTGCGGGCACTGATAGATGTGCGTCGCATTCACGTTCTTCTCCCAGAACTTGAGACTCAGTGCAGCAAGTCTCGAGGGCCAGAACAAATCCATGTCGCTGCGTTGTACATAATCGTACACCACGTACGTGATGTTAGTCGAATCCTCTTGCGGCCTACGTACCCACGAGTTGATGGTCTGCAGACTCGTGCCATGACTGTAGAGCTCTCCGTCAAAGATGACGCCTTCAGGTAGGAGCAGCTTGAGCTGCTGCTGGATGTGATGCACCACATACGGGTCACCGCCTCGAGACTGAAGGAACACTTCTCCGTCCTTCAGGTATGCGAAGCATCGCAGACCATCGAGCTTGGGCTGCACCGTGGCTGGGTAGACAATCTTGTGCTTCTCGTCTGCCCACACCTTAGCGAGCATAGGCTTCAGATTGGTGTTGGTCTCCCAGTGGGAAGGGTCCCAATGGTATTTCTTCTTGACTTGCTTCTTCCACTTAGAGCGAGCCTCCTCAACGGCTTGCTGCTCAGCTGTAGTGGCGTTCGCACGCCCTACGTTCTTGGGCTCGCACTTGAAGCGAGCATCCTGAAGAGCTCCACCGTCTTGTCCCCAACGGACACAAACATATGCTCCCTCTACCCAGCACATCCAAATGTTCCGGGCACCCTTCGAAGTCTTGCTGTACAGGTTTGGCAACCGAGTGGTGCCGTCCCAGTTTTCTACGGCGTCAATCATCGGGTCTTTTATTCCTTGTCCTTGTCGAAAACTGTCGGGCCCTTGTAGTGCCTGGGCACTTCAACGACATAGCGTTTGGCGGCCTCATCGGCCTGTTCCTTAATTTCTGCTGCGTGCCCATCACCAACAGCTACAATCAGCATTGCGTTGATGCTCTTCCTAGCTACCTCGATAGCCGTGTAGAGGTCCTTGGCTGAAAGCTTGGTGGCAAGCTCTGCGTACAGATACGTGATGGCGTCCGCCGCCTGAAAGACCGGGTCTTCAGATGACGTGTTCTTGAGCTGTTGTGCTCGACGCATTCGCATGTCGAGCACGTTGTCGTCGTCACTCATTGGAGCTTGTCCTTGATGAGGACCTCCATCTGAGCACTCACCCTTCGCAGGTCGCGCATCATACCGCAACCCTCTTCGCCCTTGTGGGTGCAGCACTCGGCGTGCACTTCCATCGCATGCAGGGTAGCCTTGCGGTCCTCCCCGAGCTCAATGCCTACAGCAGCCCCGTACACCTCACGGATACAAGCCCGCAAAGCCTCATCGGTATCTGCCCCGTTTTCCTGAATGCTGGCGCCATGCATGCTCAACGCTGCACGCACACGCGGAGGGACTTCGGATACTCCTGGAATCGACTCGCTACCTGCGAGCGTACTGAGTAGCGCGGCCAGGGAAGTCTGAATCACCCGCGGAGCCCCGAGACCAAAAGAACTCTTAACAGGCTGTTCCTCTGCCACATCTTGCTTACGGCCTGTGATGATGAAGCCTTTGCTCTCTACGCGGTCCACGGCGTGAATGTAGTAGCCTTGTTCGTGGAAAGAGTTCAGCTTCTTCTCCAGCTCAGACGCAATCGTCTCAAGGGGGACTGTAGTAGAGACTGCCTCACACTTGTATTCTTTGTCCATTAGAACCCTTCCGATGTGTTGATTGCCTTGATGCCTGTTTTTTCCATGAAACGCCTACGAATATCATAGGTGTTCTCGACGTGCATCTCTGTTGCGGTGACGAAGATGGCGCCGCCTTGTGGTGTGTCTGTTCGGGGTTTGTCGCACGTGTCTGCCCATGAAAAAAGCAATAGCTCCATCTGGTTTGAACTTCGACAGGAAGGCCTGACAAATAAGACCAAAGGTCCAAGGGTCAGACGCCTCTTCGCAGTACAACCAAGCGTACGACGCGCCGTCTGCATCCTTCTGTTTCTCGACGTAGATGTCGCCTGCAGGACTGTCTACGAAGTACTGATATTCAGGGGACTGAGCCAGGACCTGTGATTGCTTGTACTCGTCCCAGTCTGCGAGCGTTGTCGCCAACTCAACGAGGTCGTGGAGAAACATGAACTGTTCCTCGTTCTCCAGCGGAACAGTAAACGTGATATGCGTGTAGTAATTAGCCATGCTTTCCTTCCAGGCTTTTTATCACCTAGAAGAAATGGCTTTTGCTCAACAAGCCTGAAGGGCAAAGTGGCTCTCGTACAAGGAGCCGTCCATACTTTCGAGGGAGATGAGCTCGACCTCGACGTTGCTCGGTGTGCTGTAATCTTCGATGCCCTCGTGCTTGACCTTACGCGTCTCGGCGGGCCGTCCCGCAGCCATGATGTCTTTGACGTTCATCTGGCGTACTCGCCGCCGAACAACCTCTGGGTCGAGGTCCAAGCACTCGCAGATGGTGAGGAAGGCCATGAGAGGCTCGCCTTCCTTCTTCCGCAGCTCCCAATCAGGGTGGCCGGGCTCTTCTTGGAACAACCAGATGTACGCTGAGCGGGCAAAGGCTCTCTCGGGCTTGCGTGTGTTCCGGTAAAGCACCCAGTCGTGTGCTGCCCTTCTGATGACCTCGAGCAGCAGAGCTCGGCATCGAGAAGCAGCCATAATTTCGTCGTGGGCGTCAGGGTCAAAAGCGCTACGCGGTCGCTTCTCAGGTTCATCCAATTCGTCGACAACAACAGGCACTACCTCATGCGCTATTAGCTCTAGCTGCGCACACAGAGCCTGTTGTGTTTTGGTTACGTACTCTTGAACAGGTGCGCCACATGACGCCGCTTGTGTCTGAATAGACAGGACTACACTCAACAAGTGCGCTACCTGCATAGCCCCCTCCGTTTGCATCAGCCCACAGTCACCAACACAGGCAACCCCTCAATGCCTGTGTTTGGAATCTTGGTGACGCCTGTGTTCTTCAGTGTTGCAGTCAGAGTGGTCGTGCCTGCAACCTTACCTGTGATGAGCAGGCTCTCACTCGTGACAGACAGCGACGCGACAGTTGTACCATCGAGCGTCCACTGAAGGTCCTGCATAGCGGTGCCCTTGATGGGCACGCCTGCCGAGTTTAGTACCTCAGGAAAGACTGTGACTTCTTGTCCTACGTTCACGACGACCGGGGCTAGCGTGATTTTACTAATGGTCGGGAACAGCAGGTCAGGAAGGTTGACGCACGGAGCGTCGGGCACGTGGATGTAGAAGTTGTCGTCTTCGAAGTCTTCAAGGGTCACGGCGTAACAAGCACCTCGAATGAGGTCGATACAACCGTAGCCTTCCTTGGTGGTTTTGATTGTGCGCCTCTCGTCCATGACGAGGGTGCCGTCAAGGATGACTGGACGAAACTCAGCGATGAAGTGGATGTCGAGGTACTGCCGAGGATGCCCTGTCGCGGTACGAAAAAAGCCGCTTGCGCGGCATAGTCGGGGGTCAACGGCTAGGGGCTTGTCGAGGATGCCCGCTTTGACGGTGAACTGGTTGAGGGTGGTTCCGGGAGTGTAGGGGTCTGACTCCACTGTGAAGTGTTGGGGCTGCTTGAAGGACACTGCGAACTTAAAGAAACGCATGGTGTACTCCTGTGGAGCCAACATGAATCCAGCTCGCCCAGCCGCATCTGTGGTCGCTTCCGAAAATAGAACCGCCCCTTCCTTGTCGTAGATGCGTACCGTCACACCCTCAACGGGCTCGTTCAGCGTCGAGCTCTCGACAAAGATATCCACCTGCTCGTATGCCATCTTGCCTCCCTGTATCGCTCAGGGAGCGACATGGCGCAAGCATTTACCACTCAAGCAGAATAACGTCACCTGGAAAAGGGATGTAAGTGAGCTTCACTCGCGTGCCGTGCTTGTTGTACACCTTGCCTCGATGGGCCCGGGTAAGCAGTCCATGAGGACGAAGAGCTCCGCTCTTCAGGTACTGGCCAATCCGTGCTCCGCAGTGCTTCAGGTGGCAAACGTTTGCCCCCTCGCGACCCCGCGGGGTGAACACAAACGTGACCAGGTCAGAGGGTTCGCTTGTAGGCGTATTGGATGTCGGGGTGTTTGACACGGAAGTAGTCATCAGGGCCGATAGCTGGGTCGAGCAGATTGAAGACGCCCTCAGCAGGGTCCTCGGGCACGGTGATTTGCCGCACAAGTGACGTCCCATCGATGGCTACTTCGACGGTCATGCCTCGTACAAGGCTAAAAGAAGCGACGCCGGAGGCATCGGTCAGCGCGGTGAGCTGATTCCCCGAGACCAGAGCCCCGGACTTTTCGAAGAGGCCCGCACGATTGAACACCCGAACCTGCACCCCACAAAGAGGCCTGCCGTTCAGGGCAACCAGACGGACACGCCCTTCGACCACATCCTCGCACCCCAGCCCGTTGGCTCGAGGAACCGGCGCAGGAGCCCCGTACGAGCTCGTGGCCCCGGTAGCCGTATCGAAGAACCGCATGCGATAGAAGTACCCGTCCGAGCCCTGGAGGTCCCGGAAGCAGTACCGCTCCTTGCCGAGGACGAGAGCCAGCCGAGCATCCTTGCCGAAAGACACACTGTCTGGCTCCGTGGTGGGTAGCAGCAGCGCCGGGGCGGCATCTCCCCCAACTACCCGCAAGGCTGCACCGGTGCCCGCCATGACGGTCTGGAGCACCAAACGGGCGTTATCGTCCACCCAAGCTTGCAGGAGAGGTACCTGGAACTGAATCTGGGCCGCCGCCTGCTGCACGGTCAGGGTGCCGGGGCCTGGGTCCGTGAACGTTACAGTGTAAGCGTACTCCTCTCCGAGGAGGAGTTCGAGCGTTTCGCCTACGATAGCTAGGGTGGGGCCGGTCACAGGACCGGTGGCGGGGGCGCCCCCATCGGCGGGGATGCGGGCGTTAGTCCACACATCCGCGGTCAAGGGCTCAAAGGGACCAGTTGAAAGCCCCCGTGAGCGCTCTATCTCGATACGGTCGAAGTTACCTTGCCAGTCGGTGTCCTGCAGGCAAACGTTCACCTGCACCAACTGAACAGTGCCGCCATCTGTAACTGTCTTCGAGATATCTACGCTCATGGGGGTATTCTATCCGACTTATCCCTGGTGAGGTTGGCGAGGAGTCACCAGACCAGTCTGCGGGTCCATTACACAGGCGTTGGGGTCAAACCTGTACTTCATAGCCAAAGCAGCAAGGAGCTGATTTCTCTCACCCATGGCAAGCCGCTCCTGAGCGATGAGTGCCTCCATCTTTGCCTGAAGCACCTGCTTTTTGTCGGCAAACGAGCTCACTTGAAGCTCAAGATTGATGAGCTGCATGCGGTCTAGGTCCTGGATAACAGTGGGTGCGGGCTTTGCCGGCGCTTCTTCGACCGGTACTTCCGTGAATACTTCTTGTACTGCGACTGCTTCTTCACTCATGTTCATTCTCCTGTCAGGAACTGACTGATTTCATCCACCTGTAGCTCAGAGGCGGCTTGTACGGAAGCGTTGTTGAGACGCTCCGAACCAGTACGCCCTTTGAGTATCTTCTTCAGAAGAGCGGACTCTTTGGTGAGACGCTTCTTCCTCTTGTCCGCCCAAGCATCCACGGCCTGTTCAAGTTTGTCCAGACGTGCGTCTCGTTCTTCTTTGCTGGCCATGTTTGCATCCTATCAGAGCACAGCCTGTACCGGCTTGAAGCTCTTGCGGTGAAGGTAGCACGCGCCGAGAGACCGAAGCGCTTGGACGTGCTGGTCGGTCCCATACCCCATGTTACTTCCGAAGCCGTAGCCTGGGTACTCATAGGACATCGAACACATGAAGGTGTCTCGGTACACTTTGGCCAAGCAACTGGCCGCTGATACTGCGGGAACGAGGGCGTCCGCCTTGGGCAGCCAGACCATGTTCTGCGGTCTTCCACCAATCACAGTCGGGACGTTTCCGTCCTGAACGATGAGGGCCTGAGGAAAGTAGTGCAGCATTTGGAGCACAACTTGTTCCGTGAGGCGGTCTTTCATTGTGTGCAGACCGAACTTGTCTATCTCATCGTTGGTTGCTGAGAAGATGCAGTACGAAAGTGCCTGCTCCCTCACTATCTTGTCAGCTCGCTGCCGCCCTTTCGGGCTGAGCGCTTTGGAGTCTTTGACCTTCTTGTGGCTCCAGCCCTTCTCGAACACAGCGGCGGCGACGGTGATTGGGCCCGCGAGACAGCCAAGCCCAACCTCGTCTACTCCTATGATGTGTGCCGAAGGAGACTCCGCAATGCGCTGCAGAGCGAGTATTTGCTCCGCAGACTTTCGAATCATTCCTTCTTGCCCTCTGATGTCTTGATGTCGAGACCGAGAGACTCCATCAGACGACCAAGGCCGTCCGACATCTCGTAGTTCTCATCGTGCATCGTCCTGTAAGTAATCAAAGACGACAAATCTGCGAAGGCCTGCTTCTTTGCCTTCAAGGACATCCTTGGTTTCTTCGCCGACGCTACTTCCTGTACCGGCGGCTGCTGGTAGAGGTCACGGTCGTACTGCATTTGCATTTGTTCTCCCATGTCTTTTCCTTTGAGGTACACCCAGCACTCATAGGAACACGTTGTCGCGCCTCTGTAAACGACAGGTCGTTTGTAGCAGACGGGACAAGGGTTCTTCAGGTTCGAGGGTATGAAGCGAATGCGCTCTCCTTCTGACTCTTTGGTAGTTTCTTCAGCTTTGCCTCAAGTTTCAAGGCCTCACTTTTACTTTGGCAGCTGATTGTTGAGACCAGCTTCCAGGGGCGACGACCTCTGGTGTGGCTGCTGGCATTCCCCGCGTTGTGCATGGACAAGCGGTGTTTGATGTTGTTGGTTATCCCGATGTAGTACGTGCCGTAACTGAAGCTCTGCAGCAAGTAAACACACCAAGGCTTCTCCGTCACGGCTTCGGTGACCATGCGCTGCAGTCCGCAACATCCACACGTTCTTGGTACTGTGTGCTGGTGAAGTCTTTCGTCAGCCAGACGTCGCCCATACGTGAGCAGCCGACTACTCGATAGCGTGACTCTTTGTAGTCGCAGTACAGCTGATACTTTGCGATGTACTCACCGAACTTCATCTGTAGCATCGCTGGGTAGCGATGCAGTGCGAAGAACCAGCTAGCGTAGTTGTCGGTTTTGTGGTCGTCAATGAATTCGTCAACGTGCATTACTCGCGTGCTCCTAGCATGTCGTCCTCATGTTCGATTGTCTTGCGGTACTGTACCCACCCGCAGAAGTTTCCAGAGAAGGGGATACCTGTGTATGGCTTCAAACCGTTGTACCCCTGAGGCGCACAAGCGTTAGATAGCTGTTCAATCTCCTCCTCAGTCATCGGGCGAGCAACATGCTCAAACGGGCTCATGTGCCCGGACTCGAGTAGGCGAACCGCCAAGGCGATGTCAGCCGTGACATCTCGGCGCCCATCATGCGTCAAGTACGAAACTCGAGCACAACGACCGGCGGAACAGAGCATGCGCTCCCTCGAAGGAAGGGCAGCAGGGTCGTGGTCGCTGAATGCCTCGAGGTCTTCGTCATCTACAAGAGGCAGGTGCCACTCGCCGTAGTCGAGACGCTTCGGTGTGAAGTTGTTGTAATCTTCCTCCATCATCAGCGCTATCTCACGAATAGCTGGGTGAGCTGCCTCGTGGGTGCGCAGGTGAAAGAAGTTCGACCAATCTGTGGCTGACACAATGACTGTGTGCCACATGAAAGGTTCGAGGAGACGATTGGTGAGCTGCTTGTGCACCCCTAGCTCGAGGAGCTTGCTGGCCTGGTAGACAGCATTGTCTCTGGCCTGAAGCCACTCTCCGCGGGCGTGAAGGGCGCGGTATCCCGTCAAGGCATCACCGGCCTGCATACCCTTCTGGTTGGAGCCAAACTCCTCAGGGATGTAAGGATGCTCTTGCGCCAGCTTGAGCATCTTTTCTACCGGAATGGCTCGAGAGCTGGCAGAGTTACGTGAGAACATCCGATGCGTATTGAACTCAGCTAGTACGATGCGAGGAAAGCACACCTCCATAGTGGTGAGTCGAACACCGTCAGGGCTGACACTGTCTGCAAGAATCTTTGATGAATACATTCTGTTCTTTCCTTAGCTAAGAAACGCGCCCGTAGGCGCGTTTCAATCAAACTCCGCAAGCCTTCTCAAGCTGCTCGTCCGTCATGTTAAACCCATGCAGACACTCAGTGCCCTGGCCTCTCATTAGCTGCACCAAAGCACTTCGGTAAAGGCACACGACCATCTTGTTGTTCAAGTACTTGTGGTACTCGATGAACTGCCGGAACTTCTTGGCAGTAGCTTCTGGGTCTTGTTTCCACTCCTCTGTCAGAAGAGGAATGACAACAACTGGTGACGGTGTGTCGCTCATGCTGCCTTCTTGGTCTTCCCGAGAATCTGACCAGCGAGTTCCTGAAGCTCTTTCTTACGCTCCACGTTGTCTTCCTTGTCGGCAATCTGCCCGAGGACGGCGCTGGACCACCAACGTGTGGCAACTGGGTCCCCTTCCGCGTCGTAGTGGATGGGTGGCAGTTCTTCCAGCCCTGTTTCGGCGGTGCCGTTCAGAAGCTCTCGCATGTGCTCAAGCTCTTTGCGCTGCAGAATGCTACCGAGCTCGTTACGCAGGCGGTACCAAGGAATTTCTTCCTCGTGGGCCATCTGAATGACGTCGAGCAGCTTCTGAATGTTGTCTGCGGATACCTGCCCCGAGACTGCGTCATCGATGGCGCTGCGCTGTGCCTTGAGTTCCGCTTCGACGGTCTCTGCAGACATCTCAATATCAGTCTCTTCAATGACTGGTCCGATATGCACCTCGCTGATGGCATCGTCCAGAATCACAGCAGAGTCACCGTTCACACGTTTCATGAACATACTGACTTTCATTCGACCGCCGCCGAAGTCAGAGTTCGACCAGGAAACGCCCACAGAGACGAACTCACCGTCGTAGGGCTCGAACACGTAGGGCAGAACACACTGCAGGTTCACTCGAACAGGCGAAGCGTGCCCGTCGATAGGCACCAAGCCATTGCTCATACAGGAATGCAAGAACGCCCGCATCAGGGGCGCGCTGGCCAGATGGCGCTTGAACGACTGACTGAGAAATCCACGAATCTCAGTACCGACGTACCTCATCAGATATTTCGCGTCCTGCTTCTTGCGGTTCGTGAGCTTTGCATTGTGTGCGTGCCAGTTCAGGTCATCGCACATCTTCTTGCGACAGACGCCGGGGCTGATACCAACCACACCGTTCTGCAGCTTGCTCAGGTAGCTCTTTGGGTACTCAAGCACACCTGCCACCTGCCCGAGTGCGTGCGAGTGCACGGTGAACTCGTGCCCCTTTGCCGTCACCTTGAGGCCGCCTTCGTGGGAGAAGCTCATCTCACGAGGCAGAATCAGGGCGTCTTTGATGACCATCGAAGAGACCTGCTCAACGATAGCGGCCTGACGACGCTCGCCGATAAGTACTTGCGTCTCGAGGCGCTTCTTAGCGAGGGCGCTCTTGTTACTGTCTTTTGCGATTGGGAGATTGCTCATGATTGCTCCAAAAAGAAAAGGGTGACCAACTGGCCGCCCTTCGCTGCTTAAAACTTTTTAAGTTAGCCGAGGTGTTTCTTGTACACGTCGGCGATTCTGCTCTTGATGCGTGATATCTGGCTGGAGCTCTTCCCCAGCTGTGCCGCAAGAGCAGTAGTACTTGTAATCTTGCGCGCACCGTTTGTTCCGTACAGATGGTTGAACACCTGCTTCTCATCCTCTTTGAGCTCAAACGGGATGAGTCCAAGGATTTGACGGTTGCGGTCTGTGACTGAACCGGTGGGGTCAGACTCGAGCGTAGAACCAAAGATGTCGCTGCGTCGGTTGGTCTCAATACGAGCAACCAAACGAGCGTTCATCGGCTTCTTGCTTCCCAGCAGGTCTGCATCGGAGTTGACGTAAGTCGCAATCTCCAGGTGACTGGGCTCTCTCCCAAATTGCTCGAACAGGTGCTCTTTCGCACGGTCGAGAGCTCCGATGTATTGTGTCTGCCCCTCGGGAATGAACGCATTGTTCTGCTGCTGAGCGTTGAAACGCATGGTGCGCTTCAAGTTATTCTCGAGGTGTGTACGCAGCGCAGCCTTGTTGGGGTCAAAGGACTGAAAGGCCTTTGCGGCCTGTACCTTCAGGCTGGTATGGAAGGCTGCCTCGTTGACGTTGGGCGCTTTCCACTGCTGAGTCTTCTGGCGAAACACAGGCTCGAAGCGTGTCATCAACGCATGCATGTTCTGCTGCGTAGGGTCTTGCTTCCACTGCTGCCACAGCACCAGGTCGTCAGCCCGTCGTTGAGCTGACAGTTTTTCTTTGCTGCTGAGCGCTGTGTCGAGTGGGTCCACGGTTTTCTTTCTGGCTACTTTTGTGGCGGCCATATCCCTCCAGTATGGTTATGCCGGAGGGGCGTGCTGGATTGCTCAGCCGAGCAACCCAGACACACGCTCCGACAGGGTTTGGTCACGAGCGCCCTTCTCGAGCAGAGGCGACTTGCTCTCGTACTCGCCGGTGCGCCCGTGCTCGAACTGCTCCCCAACAAGGGCCTGCTCCGCCTTGGCTGCAGGCTTCTTGGAATCGAACAGCTCGTCGAGGATTTGCTGACGACTTTGAATGAATCCCTGAACAGTCGCATCACTGTGATGCACTACCTTGTTGCTGGAGCTTTCGGGTGCGGGATTGTCGCCCCACGGGGCGTCGATTGTGTTCTCGCCCCGGCCCTGTGGCTTCGGCTGCTGCCCGCTGTTCACCCCCACCGTCGACTCGTCCTCGTCTCCCGGTGTGTAGCTGCTCTTGTCCGACGCTTCCTTGCTCAGAAGAAAGTCCTCGAACACTCCCTGGTACCGTTCGTTCGCGTTGTGGTTCATTCGGAGATTCTACACCGCTCGAGACCAGAACGGGAGCACTGTCCATCCACACCGGCCGACAGGAGTGTGCCCAGCGGGCAAACCGAACTTTTTCGCAGATGTAGAAGTTCCTGTAGGCCTGAACCCCGTCTGGGTGGCGGTACTTGTCCGGCATGGTCTGGACGAAGGGGGTGTGCTCCTTCCAGTGAGGCAGCAGGTCCTCACGGGTCAGAACAATCTTGGACTTGAGGGTCAGAAGAATGAACGTGAGGATGTCCCTGCTGGCATGCTGCCTGTGGTACCTGTTCGTGTATTCCGTGCAGAGCTCCTGCGCGTGAGTTCCCAGCCATGCAAAGTTGGCCCAGGACTCAGCCGCCCACAAAGTACACGGATGCTGCATCCAGGACTTGACGGGTTTGTACATGCCCGGAGACCAAAGACCTCTGTGCTGCATGGCCATGCTGAGAATCTGCACGCTCTCAACGACCATCTTGCTCACATGCTTGTCGCACAGCATGCGAGCTGCTTCTTTGGGGTTCTCGTCAACAGCAAAGATGTTCAACGTGCGAGCCTCTCCCTTTCCTCTTCCTCACGTCTGATGAAGTCGTCGCACGCGTCTTTGAGTGTCGGCCCTTTACCGTAGCCATACATGTCAAAGGTCAGTTTGAAGTTCTCGCCGTCGTACTCGATTTTATCTACGCGACGACCTTGTACCGAAAAGTAAAGCAAGTCGATGTTCACGTCTGTCCTCCGTAGCGCTGTATCCACAGCGCATTAACTCTGGCGTACTCCGCGTTCTGTTGCTCGAGAAAACTGTTTCGCTGCTTGAGTGTCTCCAGCTGCTGCCGAAGCTCTTCTGTCTGACGCGCGTGTGCCATCTTCTCTTCTTTGTTTTCCGTCTGCAGTACCTCCATTACAGAAGTTGCAAGGTCTTCTACGGTGTAGATACGCAGCCCATCTAGTTTCGTGATGACCTGTTCCCACATGTCCACGTCGTTCACGTCTGCGTGTATCTCTGCTTTACCAAGCTTGTTGGTCAGCTGGGCAGTCTCCACGTGAAAGGTGAGACCGGGCAGCTTGTTTACAGGTTCCACTCTGAGTTCTCCTTGTTCATGAGCATGAGTTTCTGTCCGATACGTATTACCTCTGAGTACTCCGACAAGATAAGCATCGCAGCCGCGCCTTTCTTGCCCAAGTACCTATCGTTGTCAGCGCCGCGCAAAAGGCGCACCAGCTCAGCTAAATAAACAGAAAGCGTCTCCCAGCAATCGTGGACACGTTGGTAGCGCTGAGCAGTCATACCGCGCAGCTGCTTGTTGCTGCCCGCAAGCTGCTCGTTGATTTCTGTAAGCTCTCTGTCCTCGTAGCGGGCTACAAGCACAGCTTTTGCTTGTTCGATGTCTTCCACTGAATAAAACGACACAAAGGCGCTGGACGACAAAGCCATCTCTGCCATCTCTTCGATGGTGGCCTTCTGATTGCGCCCTCTCGCTAGCTCGCGTAGGAACAAGCGACAAAGCAGCTGGCCCAACGCCAGTGCTCGAACACGCGACACCTCCGAGTACGGATTGGCGCCGTTTAGTAGGTCTACAAGTGTTTCAAATGCCTGCTGTGTGTCGAAGGCGTCGAAGTCGTTCTTTACGTCACTGCGCAGCTGGTGGGTACGTAACTGCTGTACGTACCCTGCACCCAGCTGGCAAATTACAAATGGGCGGGTCATACCATGACCCTTATACCGGTTAGCCTCTTGTGATTGCAGCTACGGGCGCAGGGTCGAGCTTATCGACAAGGGAGCTGATGCCTTTCTTGGCCCCTAGGTAAGCTGCTTGCGCTCCCGGCACAGGCACCACGGACGTAATGCCGATGCCCACAGGGTCCTGCGCAACTGCTTTCAACCCAGCAGAGGCAAGCGTCTTCGCTTTCCCTTCAGGCATGCGACTCAGCACCGCTTTGTCCATCCCTCGCATGAGGGGCTTGGTCACAGCAGAGTCGTAGGCATCGCCGATACGGTCAGCGACAGCTGCACGCTGCGCCCAGTTGCGGTGCTTCATCACAAGGCGAGGTGCTCCTGGAACGTCTTTGAGACCAAGCCGAACAAGCTCCCGAAGAGCCGCTTCCTTGTCGGAAGCACTCTTGGTGGCGCCGGGTAAAGGGGTACCAAAACCCTTAGGCTTAGCGATTTGGGCGATGGACTTACCAGGCGCCGTCATCCGAGGCCCCGAGAACTTGTGCACAGCAGAGCGAAGCTGACTGCCAGGTGAGGTCACCGTTGCTCGTTTCTCGTACGCGCCCAGGGCGTCGATGGCGAAGTGTGCCGACTTCCAGACGGAAGCACGCTTCTGGGTCAACTCGTGCGCTCGAGCCGTATCTGGGCTCTCCTCGTCGCCAAGGTCAGGAGGACCACTGAGCTTGATGCCGCCAGGGTTGCTAGGCATACCTTCAGCAGAACGCATCTTGAAGGGGCCGTAGCTGAGTGGTCCTGAATACTGAGAGGTCTCGAACGCGACCTTGTCCGCATCGGGAGTAAGCATGCTCATGGGCTTGAACTTCTGAAGCTCAATGCCGTCCTTCTTCTGGTCGAAGGCTTTCTGCATACCGATGTTCTGCGACTTCTTCAAACGCTGCGCAGCGTTGAGCTGTCCTCCGGGAAGCTTTGGAGGCTTCGGAATGGCCGACGCAGCAAGTGCTGGAGGCTTGAAGGGCTTGAAGCCGATGCTGGCAGACTTCTCCTTGTCGGAAAGATGCTTCATCAACGCGTGCGTGCCCACGGCACCGAGACCAGCGCCAGCGAGCGCGATAGGCAGCTTGCGCGAAGCAAACCGCTTCGACATCTCTTTGAAAGGCAGCGGGTAGTTGATGAAGTGACTCCGAATGGTGCCTGTAACTGTTGGGAGGGCCTCTTCGGCAAGACGCTGAGAACCTCGAGCCTGATGCTTTGCGACAGCATTCGCGAGAGCACTCGCACCAAGAGCCCCGGCGACAGCACCAGCGGCCTCAGGCTTTTCGGTTGCCCCGTAGGCCCCTGCAGCCAAACCAGCCCCAACAGCACTCCGCACCCCCAACTCCTTCGCCAGGCGAGCAGCTCTGCCTTTGGCATACTTATCGGAGACATGGGAGCCGACCAGCTCGTACTCTGGAGAGCGGAGGAAGTCTGTCGGGAAGACATCCTTAGCTTTCTTTCCTGAGAGAACCTGCCGCCCGGTGCTCTCTGTCAGCGCCATAGAGGGCACGCTGGAACAGAAGTTACCCTCGCACACGACGCGAGGCCTCATCTTTACCCCGGAAGGCAGCTGCCCTGTGCTTTTGAATTTCTGAAGCGCTGCAGGAGGAAGGTCAACCTCGTCCCTACCGTGAGTAGGTACGAGGTCCGTAACCTTCTTTGCTGCCTGCTCTCCTCCGCCGGTTACACCGCCCAGCTGGGGAACGAACAGCTCTCGAAGGTAGGACCCAAAGGCTTTGTGGCCCGAATAGCCAACATCGTCCTTAGAGCGACGAGCAACCTCACTCGAGAAGCTCGCGAGCTGCTCCTTGGTGAGGGATTTCTTCGGACGAAGAAGGACCATGTCTGGGTACTCTTCCCCGTAGTTAGCGACCGTGGGCAGCGCAGCGCGCAAACGGCTTGCGGGAGTAGATGCCGGGAGGTGTCCAACGTCTGTGGTGAGGCCATGTCCGCCTGCACGGTCGATAACACCCTGAGTGTGGTAGAACTCGCTACCGCCAATCGGCGAGATGAACCTCTTGAACAAGCTGCCTTTCGGCTTTGTGGTGACGACAACATCTCCCGGCATCGCTGCTCGAGACAGCGCGTCCATGGTCTTGTACTCTTTGCCCTTCGCGCCCTGCAGAGGGTCGTGGATGATTTTCTTTCGACCAACCATCCCACCAAAAGGTGCAAGAGCCGCGCCCCCCACAGTAGCTTTCTGGGCGGCGCTCATCTCCTCGTTGTCGTCTGCTTTGGCCGCTTCCTTGTCCATGATGAGACCAGGAATGGCTCCTACGGACGCGCCGAGAGCCGAACCGGCTACAGGTCGACCAAAACGCGCTCCGATACCCGCACCAATAATACCGCCTAGTGCTGGAGCCCCTTCACCGAGAAGAGCATCCTTGACGCGCTGTTTCTTTGCATCGCTCTTCTTGGACCCAAGCTTTTTCAGGAGCTTTGCGTTCAAGCCAGTGAAGCTAGGAATCGCGCCAATACCTGCACCCAAGGCAGCCCCCGCCGACGGGTTCTTGTCTGCGTTTGCGGCAAGGACGGCGCCCGTTACGGCAGTAGCCGCCGGGACAGCTTCCTCTAGCAGCGCCTCCTGAACACGCTTGTCCTTCAAGGCAGCAACAGCTCGGCTGGCAATGCCCGCGGTCTTTTTGTACGAGCTCTTGGGGGCATCGTACTTCGCTTCGGCCTCCTGCTTACCGGCCACCGTGCCGTACCCTTTCGGCGTTTTTCCAAGCTTATGGGCCTGCTGGGTAGCGATAGCAAAAGCCTCAGACTTTGACATGTCCGGGTGCTTCGACAGGATATGGTCAGCACGGTCGTGAATCCATTTCGGCATGTCAGATTCCCAGATACTTCTTGGACTTCCGGCGAACTTCACCGCCCTCAGCGGTGCCGAGGTACTGGCGAATCTTATCCTTCTCTGCCTCGCGTTCGAGGTGCCCTCGTACGTGAGGCATCAGCGCCCCGAAGGTAGCAGAGCCTGCAGTGGCGGCTGCTGAGTCATGAAGGCCAGTTGCAAGCGACTTTCCAAGCGCCAACGCCTTGCCTTTGACGGTGGGGGTGTGTACCGCGTTCGAGATTGCGCGCGGTAAGTCGCCCTTGACGGTACTGCGTGCAATGTTGCTAGCCAGCCCCACAAGGCCTCCAGCCACGGTGCCTCGAGTAATCTCCTCGGGAGCAGGTTTCTCTTCTTCGAGACGCTTCAAGTGCGCCTGTGCTTCGAGAGCCTCCGCACGGGATACATCCGAGGCACAGAGCTTCGTGAGCTCCTCCAGCATGAAGTAAAATCGGTCGGTCATACTGGTGCACCTCCTGCTCGAGCCAAACCGGGAATCATCCTGCCGACAGCCTGCGCACCCGCCTTGAGGGGGCCCATCAACTTACCAGCGCCAGATACAGCACCTTCAGCCCCTGTAGCTGCTACGTCCTTCGCCAGGTTGAACCCGAAGCTGCCAAGCATTTGCTTGCCGGGCGCGTAGAGACCTGTCTTTTTGGCCGCCAGGGCCAACCCTTGAGCCGCTGGGCTCACGGCGTGGCCGAGTGCTGTGGCGGTACCGGCCGCTCCGAGAATCTCTCCTCCCAGACCAATCTTTCCTGCGTGGCGCTGTAGCCCACCGCCCACTGAGGTAGCCATCGAGCCCATGCGCCCCGCCATGCCTTGTCCGACACGCTGCAGCTCCTTGCCCGACTGAGAGGCTACACCTTCGAGAAAGCCTCCGATGGGCTTGCCCAGAGGGTTGGCGATAGCGCCGACAGCACCTGTATGAGCCATGTGGTGTCCGGCGTCGTGAAGACCTTGGCCGAAGATACGTCCGCCAGCCGAGCCTCCGCGCATGTTGCCGGCGGCTCGCGCCATCTCCGGGGTCACGCCTTTGGGTAGCTGGAACATCTTTCCGCGCTGCTCAAGCGCATGACCCATGCTCTTGAAGGAGGGGAGAATCTTCTGCCGAAGGTCCACAACCTCACCGCCGACGTTGATGATTTTCTTGCTCTGCGGAAGAACCTTCCGAAGCGCCCCCATGAACGCTTCCTTGTGGAGCTCCTCAAGGCTAGCGCTCGCAAGCTTCACACCATCGTACTCGGAGATGATTTCTTCGTAGGCCTGCGCCACCTTCTCCCAGTCGTCGACCGTGAGGATGTAGGGCTCCTCTGCAGCCACCTTGGTGTTCCAGTTGGGGTTGTACCCGAACACTGGAGTGTTTGCGCCCGCACGCTGAAAGCCCTCGCCGATACGACCGAACTCAGCACCAACGGGGTCCTGGCGTTCCATCTCGGCACGAGACGGGTACTGATTCTTTTGGTCGACCAAGTGCCCCATACCAGAACCTTCGCCGGCGACCTTCATCGCCATATTCAGCTGTCGGTTGTCCAAGGCGGTCTCGTTGCGGGGATACCCCTCACCAGGGGCGTCAGTGCGGGAAGGAGAGTCTCCTGGACGCACACGAGTAGCCGCCGAGATGCCAAAAGGAGAAACATCCTCGATGACCTGCTCAGGGCCACGAGCGCTGCCGAGGAAGAGACGAGAGGCTGGCTGGTTGGAGTTTGCGTTCTTCTCCAGGAACTCGCGCATTGCGTGTGCGACCTTTGCCTTACGGTCGAGACGCTTCCCGAGAGCGGTACCGCTCTCGAGACCAAGTGCCGTACCCCCAAGAAGACCGCCAACAGCTGCGAGGTGCTTGTACTTCGCAGGAGCGAGGTGTTTGCCGAGCTCGTACCCCGTAGTTCCTCCCAGAGCCGAGGTGTACCAAGGAAGCTTGTCCTGATAGGACGCTTCTTTTGCCTTCTCGGCCTGTGCTTCCATCTTGGCAAGACGGTCGTAGTAGTCGGGGAACTCCGCAAGATGGTCCATTGCAATCTCCTCTGCGAGACTGCGGTCATTCACGTGCTCCATCTCGACTTTGGTGCCCTTGCGAATTTGGTCCTTCGAAAAGTCGCTCGGCTGATTGCTATCAGCCTTGCCTCCGGGAATCTGGTCTTTGTGCTCTGCGGACATCTTGTACAGAGTGCCTTCCTTCTCCTTCTGGAGAAACTTGTCCACGCTGATGGGGCGGCGACCTTTACGGCTCTGCGGGATAGTAAGGCGGCCCTTAGAGACCGCCTCTTTCACCAGTGCTCGACCCAGCTGAGAGGACATGCTGCAGATTCTACCTTTATTTCCACTTGAGCGGAAGTTACTACCCCACTTGAGCAGTCCCGAAGCTCAGCGCTGACTGCAGGGTTAAAGCGGCCTGCCTCTTGCGCATGCGGGTATCACCCTTCTGCGCCGTGACAGACCCGCGCTTGATACCCAGGAGAGTGTCGACCTCTGGGGTAACCAAACCGAACAAGTCCGCATAGGGGCCAAATGCTCGAGAGTGGAAACCCTCAACCCCCGTCAAGGCCGCGATGCCCCGGGAGTCGAAGGTAAGGTCCGTGGACCCGTACATGTCGAACATCGTCGCGATGGGCCGCCAGGTGTAGGCCCTGATGAACTCGTCGGCGTCCAAGCCCGCCTGCTTCACGTAGGAGTAGGTCAGGGTCAAAAACTCAACCGCCTGGGAGATGGTAGACCCCTCCCGAAGAGATGTGACGGTAGGCAGTGCCACCAGCGCGGAGTCCGCATCCTCTGCCTTCTGCGCTTCAGCGATAGCCTGCTGAAGTGCCTCGCTCGAGCTCCCGCCTCCATCCAGGATGACGGTCGGCTCAGTGATGGACCCGATACCGAAGAAGTCCTTGTAGACCTCGCCGATGCGTCCGGGACCCCAGATGTCTCCGTACCAGCCAGGGCGAATGAGCTCCTCCACGGGCAAGGCTACTCGCTCGAGGCGGTACCGAGGAATGTCCTCCTCAATCGAGAAGGCCCGGAACACAACTTCCTTGTCGTCTCCGCCCAAGAAATCAGACAAGAGGACCTTGTCTGCTGCCGGCAAATCTTTGGGCGTTAAGCGCACACCAACAGGAACCTTCAGCTGGCTGTACTTGTTGGTACCCCCGGCTCGCCGTGCGCCGGTGAAGAACACAGGAAGGTTCTGTCCCGAGGTATCCAGGAAACCCGGCTGGTCGATGTCACGAACCACGTACTTGTCCGTAACCTCCTGCCTGCCAACAATCTGTCCTTGGTTGGGCCCAAGCGAGTACAAGTCCGGCGCTGATACTGCGGCAACGATTGTCGTGCGGCGGGCGTCCCCTTCCTGTCTACGCTGTACTTCTTTCGAGTCCTCGATGCCAAAGAACTCCGCGCTCTCCTCCACCTGTCGCGCGTAGTTGCACCGAATGGACGTGTTACCCAGCAGCGATGCCTGAGAGAGCGAATGAGAAACCTCCACAAAATTGGCGAGGAAGTTAGTACCCATCAGCTCTGCCGTGTACTCGGGAAGAATCTGTTCTCGAGCACCGGGGTCGGTCTGGATGAACTGGTCACGGATAGCCCTGATGGCATTGGCAGCCTTCTGGTCCACCCACTTGTCGATGATGACTCCCGGAAAACCGACGGCCACGTAGGGGTTGAAGCGGGCCTCCACCTGAAACTGTCGGGCGTTGAATCTGTGTTTGAAGTACAGGAAGTTGGCGCTGCGTTGGGCGTAGCTGACTTTCACAACTTTGCCTGCTTGTTCGCGATTGGAGCGTGCGGCAAAGACATTGAACTCACCCATCTTCTCGAACACCGGAAGAATACCAGTGAAGAGCTCGTGGTCCAGGATGTCGTTCTTGAGCATGTCGCTCATGCGTGCCTTATCCTTCTGCAAGGAGCCCGCCTGAGGAGCGAAGTAGAACTTGTCGAACAAGAAGTCCTCCCCGAAGAACTCATCGTTCGTCTTGAGCATGAAGCGGGTAGGTTCCTGAAGGAACATGCGCTGGTAATTCAGCTGTGTGTACATGTCCGGGAACAAAACGTTGCACCTAGGAGGTGCTCCGAACCAAATGTCTGGACGAAGAATCTGCTGGACAAGGCGTGCAGGAATCTGCTGCTTGCCTTTGGGTCGATTCACCGTCATCACAGCCACCTGGTCTAGCGCCTGAATGGCATCTCCCAGAAGTGTGACCAAGCTCTTGTCGCTTGCGTTGTTGGGATACCAGCGAGGAACCTGTTGAGACGCTTGCGCTAGTGCGCGAGAAGCTTTGATGTACAGAGACTCCAGTTGCTCTGGGCCATTCTTCGGCTTTATCTGCGTCTGCTGTCTCTTCAGCGTTTCGGACATGCTCTTCATGACCTGACCCTGAAAGCCTAGAGAAGTGCGCGCGGCACCCTCTTGCTGCTTGAAGTCCGCCTTAGAGAGGCCGCGATACAGAGAGAACTCATCCTCTACGTCGCGCAGAGCCTCGGCACAGTTCTTTGCGTAGATGGCGAACTGTGCAAGACCGTCCTTGTCGTTGATGAGCGCTATACGTTCTGAGCCGCTGGGGTCGGTGCCTGTACCTTTGATGTAGCGAGGGCAAGGCTGCGGGTAAGTCTCATGGAACATCGTCCTGGTGATGGCAGCCATCGCCTTCCTGATGCTCACCTGTGAGCCAAGCCCTCCGAGAGTTCTGTTGAACATGCCGTCATAGCCGCCCCTAGAGAGAAGACGCTTCGACGTCTCATCAAACTCATAAGCAGTAATCATCTGCGTGATGTGCAGACGGAGCTCAGCAATAGAGAAGAAGGTGTTCTGTCCCGCAAACTTCTTCAGTCCCTTCTTGTTGCTGGGTACGTAATAGGAGCCACCAATGGACTCGACGAGACGTACGATACCCGCGGCCAGGCCCTGAAGATTCGGGAACGTGTTGCACTTGCCTGAAAGAATGATGTTGGCAAGGACGGAGCCTGAGCTCGACAAGAAGTCGGTGAACAGGTTCGTGGCGCCGCCGCTGAACATGGCTTTCATACCAGGGCCAAAGATACCTGTGTTGTCCCACTGGTACGCATAGTCCCAGTAGTTCGACAGGTCCTCGCACTGCAGCAAGAGCGAGCGGTTCATCGGGGTCTTGGTCCAAGTAAATCCGACAACCTCCCCTACGAAGCAGAGCTTGAACCGAGTCATCTGCCAGTCTTTGTTACGGTTGTCTCCGCATGGACCTGGCGCGGCAATGACCTGCGTCGGGTTGGCTACCGTAGTGTTTGCCGCCTCCCTCGCCGTAGGGTCTGTCTCATCGCCGTCCGTTTTGCCTGCCACTGCTGAGTCAACCAGGAACGGATTTGCTGTCTCGTACGCATCCTGGAAGAACACGTGTACGAGCGTGCGGGGCAGCAGTCGCGTGCCCTCAACGAGAGGGGGAATCTGCAAAGAACACACAGACGGGCTGTTTGGAGTCGCCGTAATGTTCGCCGCGATTACCGGAATCTCTACTCCCTCGAGAAAGCAGCGAATCCTGATGCGTTGTGCGAAGGAAATGGAGTTATCGTTACCGCCGAACATCAGGCACTGAGCTCCCCGTAGTAGTAGAACCCTTCTGTGTCACCCTTGGGGTTCAACGTCCCTTCTACGCTGATGAGGGCAAAGGCGCTAATGTTCCCTTTGACCTCTACAAAAGCCCCGCCAGAGAGCTCTCCTCGCCCTACCATCTGACCGCGCGTCAGTGCCGTACGGTCTGTGCGTACGCGAGTGAAGCGTGTGAACGATGCTTCTGCATCAACCACGCCCTCAAAGGAGAAGTTGTCTGGACGCTCGAAACCAGGGTCGCCGAACCGGTTACAAGAACCGAAGCCGTTACCGCCGTAGTCACCAAAGCCTGCTTTGCCGAAACCTGCGCCCACCGCGTAGGTGCTCTCATACCCGTACGAGTAGTCGAAACCAGTCTCGACAAGCCTCTGTGTCTTGCTGCTGAACTTGACAGTCTTGCTGCTTGTGCGTCCGTAAATGACCCCGAGACTGTCCGCGCGTGCAGAGGCTGTGAAGGAGCTCGCAGAGAACGCAGACGCAGAGAAGCCGTCCGTATTTGCGCGGGTGTTCACGGCCCCTCCCGCAACAGCCTGTAGGCCTACGCCGACGTTGGCGCTGAAGCCAAAGCCTGCGGTAGCGACAGTGCTGAAAGTGGCGCCTGCGCCATTCGTGTTACCGAAATTGGGACAGATACCAAGCGCTCTATGTGTACTAGGGTTGTTGATGTTTGCGCCTCGGCGGTACAGCTCTGCGGTTGCCTGCCAGAACAAGTCCTGTGTGTTCTGCGTGCTTCGGATGGTAGCCTGTCCGACATAGTTAGGCCCTTGCAGAGAGTCATACACGGCACCTATGTACTCATCAGTGTTGTCAGAAAACTTACCGCGAATAGGTTTGCCGGAGCGGTATGCAAGACTGCGAATGTCCGCGCGGGATTCCAGAAGCGGATAGTATTCTGGAGGCACAGCAAAACTCGGGGGCATGTTACGGACTAGCTGACTGATGCTCCTAGACGCACCGAGCTTGTTGTTGCTGATGAGTGTATTGGAAAGACGAGACGCCTCCTTCAAACCGTAGCCGAAGGCGTTCATAAGCGGGCCGCCCTGGAGCGTGCTGACAAGCTGCTCACCAGCATCGCCTTGTCGCAGGTTCACGTTGTCAGGGACAAGGGCTGTGTAGCGTAGCGGGTAATTCTCGTTACCAATGTTCGACACGTTGTAGCAGTTGGTTACGAAGAAGCGGAACTGCAGCTGCACGTGGTACGGAGCGTCCGCGGTCTTCGCGCAAGTTGCGTTCATGAGGTAGCCCTCAACGATGCTGTCGTCATACGACAAGTAGCAACGAGCACCCATTTCCACCAACTTGGTGCCTCTCAGGTACGTGTTGTAGTTTGACCACCACTCAGCTTCCCAATTGAAGTCAAGGGTGTTTAGCAGCACTGCTGAGATATTCAGAAAGCGCGGCTGCTCGCCGAAGAAGAACACGTACGACGCACCGAACGTCTCAATGATTTGGTGCTTCTCCATGCGGTCCTCCTGGACGCTCTGCAGCATGAAGTTTGTGTACCCATCTGTGTTCTGCCCGTTTGCGCTGCCTGAATCCACCAGGGGGATGGGCGTGCCGTCGGAACGAATAACCTTCAGAGTGGCGTACGTGTCATCCTTGATTTCTATGCCACGCGCAGGACGGCGAGCAGACTCAGCGCCCGCACGACGAGCACTGGTAGTATCTGTGCCCAGGAGATTCTGGGCCGCAGTCTTGAACTGCTGCTCAATCGGGGAAGTGGAGAGCTCGATAAAGATGGTCATGCAACCTCAGATGATGACGTTGTTTCGTACCATGAAATCCTTCACGGCACGCGAAGGAAGGTTACCCGAGTAGGGCTCGTTGGTCTGAATGGCGAAAGCGATGGCTTTGACCAAGTTCACGTATGGGTCCTCTGGTACGACCTTGTCTCGAAGAACAAAGCGGTACAGTCGGCCTTCCCTTCGAATAGTGACCGGCACCTCTACGCGGCAGGGCAAAGCCCCACAGCCTGTAGGCTCGATAAACGGAGTTTGGTCCTTTTGAAATAGTAGAGATTTCACGTATTACCCCCCTCCCCTTCCTTCTTCGCAAACGCGCTCTTCAGCTCACCAGCAGTCATTGTACCTACCATCTTAGTTACTTCGATGAGTTTCTGGACACCCTTGTCTACGCTGTCGAGTTTGCGGAAAGAGGGGTCTGACTCTGCCGCACCTGAATCTTGACGCGCCTTTGTTTGCTCCTCTACTGCTTTTCGCACGGCAGGCGAAGCGCCTGTGAGGGCCTTATCGACAGCCTCTAGGCCTTCTTTGCCGCCCTTCATAGCGCCGCTAAGAGCATCTTTCAGCGCAGCACGGTCCTTGCCTTGAATCTCGTCAAACACCATTCCGGTTTCTTCTTCTAGCGCCTTTATCAGGTCATCGCCGCTCTTGCCGGACTTCTTCAGCTTGGCGGCTGTCTCTAGGTTGATATCCAGCCCCATAAGCCCGACAGTTGCCTGCAACCCCGCGCCTGCCTTGTTGGAGTCAAATCCTCGTTTAAGAGCGGCGTCTTCTCGAGCCTCTCTGCTGGCCATAGCAGCTACCGGTCTATACCCCGTAGCCGCCATCTTCTCCAAATCCTCCTTTGATGCAGTCTCCATGTCAGAGCGCATAGCGCCCATAGACTGCATGACCGTAAGAGCTGCTTGACGCTGCTTCTCGATACTCTCTTTAGAGCCATCCTCGGCGACAAGGTTGGTGTACGAAGACTTTATCTTACGGAGATGCTCCCCCATGGGACCAAGGTCTTTGAGTTGCTGGTCTGACATCTTGTAGACACTGGACAGCTCATCGTGGAAACGAGAAGCAGTAGAACGAAGCTGCCGTAGGTCTTGCATTCCTACTGTGGTTTTCATGGCCTGCCCCACACCGGACAACTCTTCCTTGGTGTACGAGAACGTGTCTCCCTCGCCTGCCTGGAAGGCCGCGTATGCAGCCATTTGACGCTGCGCGTTCAGGTCCTCCTTTGATACGCCTTCTTTGCCTTCCATCTCCTTGAACGCATCGGCCTGCGCCTTGGCTGCAGCTTTTAAGGCGTCCTTGTCTCCGCTCTGCATCGCGCGAACGAGCTGCGTAGAACGTTCGAGCACGTCATCGCGCTCAAGGTACTTACCCACCTTCTCGGCATCAATCTCTCGCCCACCGTAGGCCTCTCTGTCCTTCTCCATAGCAATAAGTTGCTGAATACCGCCCTTCTGCTTGGATGCTTCAAACCTGTTGAAGATACCTCCAACAGCTTCCGCTCTCCCGCTTTCACTCAGGAACTCAAAGTCTCCAAGCGCTACGTTGCTGAACTGCCCGCCTTCGCTGACGGCGGCCTTGTATCCAAGGTCCTTAGACATGCCTTCTACGTCGATTGCTGTCGACAAGCCCAACTTCTCTTTGAGGAAGTTACTGTCGCCGGTGCCTTGAAGCGCCTCTCTTTGAAAGCCGCTAAGACCTGTCTCTATCTTGCGCACATACTCACCTGTGAGGAAGTTGATAGCACCTTCAACGGTGTCGGTGGCTTCATCGAGCATGTCACTGCCTAGCTGCTGTATTTTGTCCTGCACGCTCTTGCGCGCATCTTCAAACATCTTTTTTACGCCAGAGATACCGACAGTCTCGTTGCGCTTCTGCAAGCCGCGTACAACCTTGTCTTCGTTTAAGCTGTCCTCTCGAACATCCTGAATACGGTCCATGTTCTTCAGCATTTTAATTTCGGCATCGGCCTCATCACGGTCCATGCCTGTGTGCTTCTGAAAGGCAAGCATTGCCTTGTCATCCATGGTTGCGGGGTCATATCCCTTGTTGCGGAGCCATCCAAGATGCGCTGACGAAGAAGCCATACCGCCAAAGGCCTGCAGCGCCTCTCCTCGAAGACGTCCCTCGTTACGGATGAAGTTAGCGCGTGACATCGTATTGAGGTGGTCGCCTCTCATGGCGATTGTGTCCTCAACACTCACCTCGCCTGACTGTATTTTACGAACCGCCTCCATATCAACGGTGCCGTCCTTCTGTGCGATAGCGGCCAAAAGCTGTCGTCCTCTACTTCCTTTAAGAAAGGACGCATCACGCTGCATCATGTTGGTAGCCATAGCCTGCCGGCCTTCGGCACCAGTAAGGCCTGTTGCGTTATAGATGTCTTCTTCGGACAGAACCCCTGCCTTCATGGCGCCGCCCACAGTACCAAGAGTGTTCAAGCCGCTAGCTGCACCTGACCTACCTCGCCCGCCAATAGAACGAGCAATCTGAGACCCCACATTAGCCATCTGAGAAGCCTCATCCATGCTCACGCCAGCGCCAACAGCAGTTTGGCGCATCATGCCGCCGAACGCTTTTTGGTTACCTGTGCCGAAGATACCTGCCCCTCGCATTGAGCCCATGATTTTCTGAGCTTCCTCAAGGGATGTACTGAAGTCCTCTGCAATGGAGCGTACGGTCTTCATCATCTGCGTGAACTTCTCTTTGAAGTCCTTCGCGTCTTTAACCCCTTGCGCCATGCCCATTCTGCCCATGTTGGCGGCTAGTCGGCCCATTTCGTCCATGGAGGCGTATTCACCTCCAGGGCCTCTATGCCCACTCATCTCTCGCAGGTATGTGCCGATGTTGTGTGACTCTCCGTGCGTGAACCCTCGGCCGCCGTATGAGTTCATGTGTCCGAAGCTAGACCCGAGCTGTTGGTTCAGCATCTGCTGCTGCTGCATGCCGGTGAACATCTGGCCGCCCACGTACTGAGCACCCATCAAGCCTGCCATCGGAAGAGCCGCAGCAGCCAAGCCCCCGCCTACTGCTCCCATCACACCGGCTCGCCCAAAGCCTCCTACGGCACCTTTTAGGCCCATAGAAAAAGGGTCTAGGCCGGCCATCATCATACCGGCTGACATGAGAGGGGCACCTACAGCAGCTGCTGTGTTTATGGCAGAGCCAGCTAGGCCGCCAGCCATCTGCGAACCAGGCGACGCAGAGCCGCGCATACCTGCAAACTGAGAAATCATCCCGGCGTGCTGCATCTGCATCATCGACTGCTGCTGAAACGCGCCGGTTTGGGCGGCAATCATGTCGCTCGTGTAGACCATGGGAACACTCTACCACGGCGCAAATACCGGGCGATAGCGGGCATAAGAATAGCGGAGAGAGGTGCCGGTCTCCTTTCCTGTTGTTGCGTTCTCCTAGTTCTGAGGCGCCTCTCTCCAACTACCAGCCACCCGCAAGGAGTGAAATATGCTCGACCCAATAACCGTCTTCGTGACTGCCGCCATCGTCACAACAGCGATGCGAAAACATAAAGAGCAGAAGGTACGTAACGCACGAAGCAAGAAGTACAACTGCCGACCGGTGCAAGTTTACCTGCCAGACAAATACATTGAGTCCTTGCCTGAGGACCAAAAGAACCACTTCATGCTGGCGGCTCAGGCAGGCCGCTACATCGAGGCATCATGAACACTATCGACGACCTTGGATATATGTCCGCGCAAAAAACCCCGGGAAACGGGGATAAGAATATTGAGCGGAGAGATACCCGCGCAACCAACAAAAGAAAGAACAAGACAATGCAGAACCAGAGCCAAGCACAGCACACCGCACCCGTCCCCGCAGCAGGCGAAGGCACCCAGCCTGAAGAACGCAGTTGGCTGGACGCCGCAAAGAGCGGCGCCCTTGTGGGCGGAACAATCGTCTACAGCGAGGTTGTCAGCCCCTTCATCAAGGGCGCTGCAGCAGGGGCGGGCGCCTTGACGGCGTACGCGCTGTTCAAGAAGAAGGGGTTCCTCTGAGGAACTAGGCGGGGGGCGAAAGCCTCCCGCGCCGCCCTCCCGGCGGTTTCTTCTTAGCCTCAGATGTCGCTTTATTGTACTTGTGCTTGTTTTTTGCTTGTAAGACTAAAGAATAGAAGCCACACTCCGTACAACTGAGATGAACCTCCAACCCACAGGTATCCCCATGTACATCGAAAACGCCGCAATCAGCCTTGAGGTTGTCCGCGACGCTCTTGAGCGTGACGGACAGTCTGTGGCAGCCCGTACCCTCAAGGGCCTGGAAGTACACAGTCCCGAGGGGGCGCAGGTCGCCCTGGACACCCTCCGTTCGTTGAAGGCAGAACGCCCCGAGCTCGCGGACACGCTTGCTCTGGCAATGTCCGCCTGCGAGCGCGCCACGTTCAATACCGTAGCCGCAGCCTAAGCGTAAGAAATAGCTGTTCTTTTTCTGGGATAAGAACTGTGACGGGGGAACCGTCACATCATCTCAGAAGGAGAACAACATGCGTCTATTTCGAGTTACGGGAGAGAACAAGAGCGACAGCCAGTTGGCGGTAGTGACCAGCGGGAAGAAGGGGCCTGGCATCTATGCTGGCTCCTTTCACCTGCCGGTCGACGGCAATCTCGCGCTCCCCTTTCAGGGAGAATCGGCGAACGCTCTGACGTTGGCAGCTGCGCGGCTGTCGGAGAAGGACGGTAAGCCTGTCCTTCTGCCTGCTCCCAAGAGCCTCCTCCTCCAGGTACGAAAGAGCCTGGCGGGGGAGCGCCAAGGCCGATACTACGGCCCTGCGCTGGTCCATCTGGACCTGTCCTGTGGGCCTGTGGAGCTCTTCACCACAGACTTCGCGACGGATACGGAGGAGTACTCGCCCGGAAAGGAGCGAGTAATCCGCAAGTACCTAGAGCTGGTCGGTGTTACGGGGACGGTCCAGACAGCAGGGGTGGAACCCCTGCACTTGGAGAAAGACCAGACAAAGGGGCTGCTCACCCTGCTGCCCGGAGCCGCATTCCGCGTGCATGGGGCAGATGGGGCAGTGATGCTGGTGTCCTGGACAGGTCTTGAGCTCTACGTCACGTATCCGACGAGAGCCCAGGCGGCGAGGAAGTCCAAAGGGCTGGCCACCATGGGCGAGGTCATCAAGCTGCACCAGCACGCTTGACCGGTGGAGGGGGAGGGGCCGCAACAGGCTCCTCCTCTTCCTCCCCGTCTTTTTTAGCCTTGGGTTCACATAGAATGCTTCCGATGTAATTTCGGACTGCTCTGGCGCACCGAGCACACAACAGGTCGAAGTCGACACTCACCGGGTCCTCGCCGGTGAAGACAACAGAAGCTGCAGACTCTTTGGAAGGGGAGTCAGCGGGCTCGTACCAAATAGTTGAACAACGAGCGCACTTGCACTCGACGACGGCTTTACGGGGCATTCTTTTCTTTCACGTTGGCCAGACCGAGCTTCCAGCCGAGGAAGGTTTTGATGATGGCACGCTCAGGGGGCACCAGAGGTTCTCCAAGCTGCTTGGTGCAGAAGTCGCTGAAGCGCTCGAGCTCGGCGTCTACGGCAGCCTCGACTCCAGAACGGTCACGCTGCAGGAGCTCTTCAGCAATGGGGTCCTGCAGGTCGTCAGTGTACATGTTGACGGACAGCTTCATCACATCCTCTGCACGCCGAACTGCGCACCACAGTGTCCGCAGATGATACGTGACTGCCCCTGGTGGTTACTTCGAGCGGTCGCTAGGTTGTGGCACTTCGGACAACGCAGCTGTCGCATGCTGCCTGTCGCCGACTCCTTGATGATTTGCACTCCACTCTGGAGCTGCTTGGCTGTCTTATAGCGCTTGGACGGCATCGGTACTCTCCTCCTCTACGGGGTTGAAGTCTCCTCCGAACTCTAGCACCTCGTCATCTGGACCAGGTGCGGCGACCACGGGTTCCTGAGGCTGCTCTGCTCGAAGCTTGGCTTGCTGTGCCATCGAGGCCTGCACGTTTGCGTGCGCAGTCTCCCAGTAGCCCGCCATGTCTACGGCACCGTCTTTCAGCTTGACGTCAGGAACGACACCAGCCTGTTCGCACAGAATCGTGAGTGTCTTGACGGCATCGAACGTGATGAGGCGAAGGGTCTCGAACCAGACGTCGTTGCTCAGAAAGCCCTGCTGCACGACCTGCCCGTTGTGGTTGAACATCTTGGCCAAGCCTTGGATGTGGCCATCAACCTGAGCAAACGCCCTGCGGACCTCTCCGCGAGACACCATCGCACTGTCGTCGGTGACAGTCTCAGCCTTACCGGCCTCGGCGATTGCGGCCTTTGCGATTTCCCTCGCGACCAACTTCTTGTTCCTTCGTGCTGCTGAGGAGCCCATGTGCGCTACTTTCTTGTTTGTCGAACTTGAACTTGGCGAGCTCCAAACGCAGATGCTCCCCTTCTTGTTCTAGTTCCTCGATTACTTGTTGAATGGCTTCTGTGGGAACCTGAGAATCTTCTCGGAAGACGTCCTCCGAGAACATCTCTTTCGCGGGGCTCGAGCTACTCAAAGCCATGTACTCTTCCCGCAGGTGGGTCACCATCGCGTGAACGATTGCTCTGCGATAGGCGAGTGTTGCGTAGGCTGGATTGGTTCGTTTGGTCATTACGCACTCAGAAAGGCGAGTATCCGGCTCCTCAGGTCCGCACCGTTGGACGTGTCCCGGATGATGTTCTTCAGAGGGTAAATATACATCGAACGCTGCTCGATACTCCTAGCCTTGGTCAGAAGCTCGCCTTGGAGCTTCTTTTCTGTTTCTTTTAGCTGTGCATCGCGCACGCTCATTCGGCCGTATTTCACGTAGATATCGGCCTTGCCTTCCATCCTCATGTACCAGTTGTGAAGCACTTCTGCCCACTTCTGAAGAGGTAGCTTGTAAAAAATCTCACCGACCAGATACTCCGGCTTCCACATCATCTGGCAGTGAGGGCAGACGATGAAACTGAGACCGTTGGCGCTGTCGGGGATGAACTTCCCGCAACCGCGGCCCTCGTACCGGGAGCCTGGCACGCTGTTGTCGCACAGGTACAGCTTGGCATCCCCTCCACCGTGAAGCTTGGTCCCGCTCTCCCACCAGGTCACGGTGCCTGCCGTGGGGGCCCGAGACGTGTGCCTGTGGCTGAACATGACCTCAAGCTTATACTTGGCCAGGTTCTTCTCCTCGAGGAGCTTGTCCAAAGCCTCCTGGCGCTTCTTGAGATTCTCCGCCTCCTCAGGGGAGATGCGGGTCACGTCAGGCGCGCTCAGAAGCTCTGCCGACAGTTCTTTGGCTACACCACTCATCCGCCAGCCCTCTGACGAATCAGCATGGGAGTAGAGCCCGCAGAGGCCGCGCCCTTGCCCCGCTTGTTCATCATGGTGCGAGGACCGTTGACACCAGGCAGCGCTTGCTCCTCCACCTCAAAGCGAGCTCGAGGGGAGTTGTTGATGGCGCCGATGATTGAAGGGAGGTGTTGAGCAACGTTCTCTGCCTGGAAGATGAGGCGCCAGGTGTACACCATCTGCCCTGCGCGCAAGAAGTAATGCTTTGACAGGTCAAGAGACCATGTGGCGCCTTCCGCGACCTGAAGCAGGTGAGCAGCGGCAACAACCCAGTTACGCATGTGCGCTGTGCCTACGCGGCCAGCCAGGCGAATCTGATTTGCTGAGACTGTAGGTTTTACCGTCTCGTAGCCGAGACGCTGATGTAGCACCTTGATGAGTTCTTGCGCGTCAGACATTTGTTCCCTCACAGACTACGAAGGCCTTACGGTTACCGAAGTAGACAGAACGGTAGCTAGAGAAATGCACATCGTGCTTTCCCTCCTCATCCTCCCACTTCAGGTGGGTCTCACCGTTGACCAGAATCTCAGGCTCGTCGTCGTCAGTCCACGGAATAGCGTACTCACCCAAAGTGGTGAGACAGAAAGAGACATTAGTGGTCTGGTGCTTTTTCCCCTCTTTGAGGATGAGGCGGCCGTGCAGCTGATTCTTCTTATCAAGGTACCGACTCAACAGGTCGAGCTCTGTTTCGTCCATGCGCACCTGGTCCTCGCTCTCGATGGCCTCACGGATGTGAAGCAGCACGGTGTCCTTGTTACGGAGAACGGACTCCTGCGCTTCAGCGTCCGGAAGAGGCACGCCCCAACGACGCATCTCACCCAGGACGCTGTCGTCCACCAACCCGGCCTCTACGACTGCTTTTGCTACTGACTTCACAGCATCACCTCTACTTCATCTGATGGGTATTCGTATTGCGGCATCTCTATCTTGTACGAACGCCGGGCGTCTGACAATGCAGCCTCTCGCCCGTACCCCGAAACAAGAATCAGCGCCGTGTCTGGTAGTAGCCTGTCACCGTACAAGGGCAACCCGTGCAGAGTCTCCTTGTTGCGCAGTGACACTTTCGTGGTCGCTCTGTACCAATCCCAGAGAACCGAGGCTGCTCCTGTCATAAACGCCAAAGGCTTGTGCTGCTCAACCGCTACAAGGTCAAGTAAGCCGCCGACCACAACAGCTGCGTTTGCGCCGTCGTAAACAGGAACCTCTTCAACATGTGTATTTCTGACAATCCCGCTAGGTTGAAGCTCTGAGAAGTCCACCCCCAAGTTGCGCTCAGTGTCGTTCACCCGAGCATACCGACGGCACGTAACAACACCACGATGGTCAATACGAATCTCCTGGACTCGCGGACGTCGCAGCAGCGTGCGTACGGTGTACAGAAAGCCTTCGAGCCCTGTATTCCGCGGCACATCAATCGTGTCGGTTATCTCCTGGTAGTCGTCCATCAGAAAAACTTCTTCTTCGCCGTCTTCTGTCGCTCTTCCTCGTCACGCTTCAGAAGCCCTTCAAAGAACCTCGTGACGAGCTCGCTAGGCGATGTGCTGTTTCGCTTTGCGTACTCCTTGATGTCCTTCTTTAGGTCCGCCCTGATACGCAAGGGAAGACGCTCATCCTTGGCTGTTGCCTTCTTTGTCGCTGCCATTGACGAACACCAACTTCATACCTTGTAGCCAGTCTTTCAGACCTTCGATATCTGGGTACTTCTCGCTCAGGTGGTCCAGAACTGCTTGATGACTTTCTTCTATTGCTTCTGTGAGAGGGCGCCCAACAGCTGCTTTAGAGGCAACCTCGCCAAGCTCCTTGAGGAGCGCAGTGTTCATACCAATCCAGGTGGGGAGCCACATATAGTTGAGCTCGAGAACACCTGGCGCAGGACTAACTACGGCATACATCACACATCCACCTTTACATCCTCGTCGTACTCAAACAGAACGTCTCCGTCACGAATGAGCGCGTGGTCGTCAGGCATGTCGTGACAGAAGCTTTCACCCTTCTTGCCGTGCATAGCCGCCGAGAAGAACACTACGTGCTGCCCGGGGCGAGAGGCTGTGGGGATGAATACCCGCTTGGGCTCTCCAGCCTTCTTGGCCTTCCAGCGCCCAGGACCAGCCTTCACGATGACGCCGACGCTGACCGGGTGATTCTGTGCGATGGAGTCCGGAATCTCGATGATGTCCGAAAACTTCTGCAGAGGACCGACCTTCACCAGGACGACGTCGTTGAGAGGCCGAAACCGGTCAGCGAAGTCACTCATACGTCGACACCGTTGTCTGAGGCGACTGCGTTGGTCACCACGTTGACAGGGTCCTGCTCAGGAATGTCGTTCGGGTCGCTGTGATAGGCAGCCAACAGGTTGTTCACCTGAGCTGCGTGACCTTCCTTCACGGAGCGAAGCTGGCTGGCAAACTGCTCAGCCTGCGGCGGGATGTAGTACTGGTCACCAACCTTGTACCAAAACTCCTTGATGAGATTCCCGCTGCCGTCTGCGTACTGCACAGCAACCATCGTTGCAGGTACGGCCGCATAGACCTTGTTGGGCTCACCCTTCCGCTCAGAACGCTTCTGACTCTGCGGCACAACTACACCTTGAGGACGATTCATGACATTTCTCCGTTCTTGTTTCCGTTCCACTGGTCGAGCAGCTGTTGCAGGTCTCGACGACTAATCCACTGCCACTTGTTCCATCGACGTGGCAAGAAGAACTTGTTGGTACTTTCTTTCAGCAGGTCCTCCACACGGACGGTAGCCCACTGACACTTGTGAAGTCCGTCCGCCAACTCTTGTTGGTCGTTCAGGCTGCCGCTGAACTCCGGCAGCTTGATACGCAGCCAGGAGGCAGAACGGTTGTCTTCACCACGAATAGCCCACTCACCGGTCTTCACAAAGGCGGCAAGCGTTGACCACCGACCTGTCAAAGGGTTCTCGACACTGCCGCTCTTCATGCGCAGGTACACCACATCACTGAAGACCGACGCCTCGAAGTCGTAAGGGGATGCCTGCGGGTCAAGGCGCGGGGTAACCTTCGAACCTGTACGCACCGTCATAGCGTCGATGGCACTCACAGGGTCGTCACGAAGAAGTACACGCATGTCCTCTTCAAGCCGAATGGGACGAAGCCCTTCTCGCTCAGTACGCTCCAGGTACATGACTGCGTCTTCGTGCTTACGGAGAAGCCGAGAAGCAGCAGTCATCATCTGGTGGAACTTCAAGCCAAGAAAGTCTTGCTTGGTCTCTCGTTCTTCATCGGTCAACACAAATGAGCCCGTGAACAAGTGCTCGTTCTTCACGAGCTCCTGCTGACGCTTGTACCTAAGGACAATTTTGATGCTACTCGACATAGCTGGAGGCTTTCTTGATTCGGTACACACAGGCACCAAGAGAACTCGCACCCAAGTACAGCTCGGTCCCATCGTTCAGCGTGATGCGTTCGAGGAGGCAGCGTTTTGTGTTTGCAATGTGCCTGGTCGTGACATCCTTCACACCCTGCTCGAGAATGAGGTTGCGCACCACAGAAGCCCCACACTCTTGCTCTTCAGGGAGGCCGACACCGGAGAATGCGATAAAAGCCTCCTTCGTCGTCAGGTCGGTGAAGCGGGACATAGGGTCAGAGCGTGCAGAGAACGTGCACGAACTGCCGCACTTCGGACATGGGTACTTGTTGGGGTACCACTCCGAGCTTGGCCCGATGAGGTGAGCAGCCTCTGCCTCATCTTCCACATGAACACGACCGACAAAGTCGCACTCACCGGAGCATGCAAAGAAAATCATACCTGACCGATACCATCCTCATCGACAACGTCGCTGCTGCCGACAACATCAGAGGGGTTCACCCCGGAGCCGCTGACCACTGGATACCCGTAGTCATCCGCCTGCACAGTCCTCGCAGGGCGCGGATTCTTCATGACGAATCCGTTGGTCCACTGAACCTTTCCTACGACTGGCTGCTCTGGGGCGGTGACAGGAGGGGCGGCAAGCGGTGGCGAGACTGGTTGTGCTTGCTCGGGCACTACCTGCCAGGCAGTCTTCATCTCGACGGAGACTGCCTGCGACTGCATGTGCGCGCGCACGTTAGCCCAATCGTCCTCTGTGAACTCGTCGAGAATGGCCTTGGCCATCTCATCAATACTGGACGCAGGGAGAACAGCAGGCACCTCCATCATGCGCATCGCTGCTTTGACCTCAGCAGGCAAGAGATTGTCATCCAAGTTCCTCCAGTTGAACAGGGCCTCCTGCGGCTCTTGTGAGGAGGCACGAGGCAATGGAGAGGTAAACAGCTCCTCTTTGTGGACAAGCTTTACCTCAGGAGCCGCCTGCGCAGAAACATCCCCGCCCATGCCCGCGCTGATAAGCTCAGACAACTCACTGATGTCAGGTACCTCTGCGTGAATCTGCTTACCACCAATCTCGAGAAGCACGTAGTTACGGATGACCTTCGTGCTGAAGTCCATCTTCTGCTCGACGCCGAGGATGTTCGCTTGAATCATTGTCCGTCCTTCTTCCCAAAGGGCGACACTGAGCCCTGCTGAAACTGCGCGGCCCTACGGTCGTCCGTCTCCTTGATGCTCTGCTTCTTCAAAATGCCCGAGGCAGAGCTTGCCAACATGACGAGATTACGTCCCGTACGCTCAACACCCGTGATGAGCGCGCAGTGAATCTGCTGCTCACTCAGCTCAGAGGCAGCGACCGTCTTATGGTTCGGGTGCGTCACGAACGCCATACAGGAGGCGCCACAAGGCCGCTTGGCGTCCAGGAAACAGTACAGACCTGTCTCCGGCGGACGCATCTCGCTCTGTTCGATGAGCTCTTCTTCTTGCTCTTCAGTTCCCATTGACGCGCTCCTGTTCAATTTTCTGACGCTCTTCAAGCACCGCCAACAGCGATGCCCGGCAGATAGCCGCGATGTAGCGGGACAACGTTTTTACGTTGGAAGGGTCGGTGATGAATCCCCACTTAACGAGGATTTGCCCGAAGGACTGCGCAGAGACTGCGCACGCCCGGCGAAAGTCGTTCAGAATAGCCTGGGTGACCTGAGAGCCGTCGCCATGCTCGTGCGAGAACACGTGCGCGAGTAGCTTATCTTTGGCTCCCTCCCACTTGCATACACGGCAGGAAGCACCTCCGCCTACGAGCCCGCTGAACTCGACACTCGCGGACCCGCACTCGGGGCAGAAGTAGGCTACGTTGGTCTTCTCTTGTTCCATTGCTCCTCCAAACGACTGTGTCTTGTCTGAGTTTCTTGTGTGGCCATTCGAGCGACTACTCGCTCCTTCATTCGGCTCGTGATTTTCTTTTCTTGGTTCATCGGGGTGACTTTTAGCGGACCACTCTTCACCCAGGACATGAGAGCCTTCTTTGCGTCGTCCTTCTCCTGCCTCTTACGCGTCTCGAGATAAGGAAACGCAATCTTCATGTAGTCCTCGAACGCAGTAACACCCTGTTCCTTGTCGACTAGGACTTGAACAACCGCGCGCAGTCTTGCGTGCTCGATATCCTCGAGTCGGTGCAGCAGCAAGACGAGTACCCACTCCCGGAGCGACCCAACTTCGGGCGGCGCTTTCAGGGTCTGAAGCAAAAGGTTTGCTCGAGCCCATCCTCCAGGAGTGGTCAGCCATTTTTTACCTTCTCAGCAACGAACAGCTTGCGTACGCGGATTTCAAACCAAGTGTGGTTACATCCGATAGAAGCAAGCATGTGCAGAGGACGCTTTAGCACCCAATCAAACTTGGCCCAGAATAGCTTCTCGTCGAACAGACCCTTCTCGTTCAGGTGCGATGGGACCGGGTTCTTGTTCAACTTGTACAGACCAGCGGTAAGCGCCATCAGGGCAAACTTATCAAGCACATACTTATCCGTGACCTCTACGTTAGTAGACTCTTTCATAAGAAGACGCTTCAGCGCCAGGTCCTCGTCCCCTGTCATGCTCTGAAACACAATCTCAAAGCGGTCTGGGATAACTGGCACGCGCTGCGTTACGCGGTCCTTCATAATAAGTTCGTCGAGGCTGAGCTCCTCTAACCGAGACTCAATCAAGAGACGTTGCTCGGGATTGTTTAGCTGGTCGTGCATCAGCTGTTTGCGGAACGACGCATAGTCGAAGTCGTCCATCTTCTTGATGACGTTCTCGATATCTTCCTTGGTGAAAGGCTGCTCAGCAGGTTTGCCAGCATTCGCCGAGCTCGCCGCAGAGTTTGTGGCAGCTTCTTTCTCCGCCTCTTCTTCTGTGTCGTGCACCTGCTTGGGCTGCTGTACGCTGCTCAGGTTCTGTAGGTCCTGCAGCGTTTGACTCAGCGGGCGATTTCCAATCTGCCCTGACTGCCCGGCGCCTCCGACGTTGGCCTGCAAGGCCTGCGGCGGAACGTGCTGCCCATTCCGTACCACGCCGTAGCGAAGGGCCATGTTAGGTTGGTTGGCCGCGAACATTGCGCCCTGACCCCTGATAAAGTTCGGGTCATTCATGGCCTCCTGCGGAAGCATGTCGGTCTGCAGGATGCCCATCTGCGCAGGAGAAGGCTGGGCGGGACGGGCTGCCCCAGGCTGCATGGAGCCGATTCCGACGGGCCGCGCACCGCCATCTACGATAGAGCCTGCGGTGCGAGCTGCCTGTTGGGCCTGCTGCGCATGAGTCTGTCCGTGGAAACCTGCCTGCTGCTCAATGGTCAGCCCGGACTGGTGCGGAGCATCGAGGGGAGGCATCGCCGGCCCGGCGCCGGGGGTAGGCGCGTTGTACTTCGGAAGCCCGCCGCCGCGACGAGCGGCAGCACCAATGGCGTAGGCCAAGGCCTCAGGACTACCCTGCAGCGAAGGATGTACGTATGGCTGTTGGGCTCCTTCTCTCACCTGCTCCATCGAGGGCGAGAAAGAGGCTGGGTTATTTGGGTCGGCATTCGGATTGGCCATGGTCCTCCAGGGCGGTGTACAAGTGTACACCGCATTGATACGCGGGTTGTGTCGAGCCGTCAAGCACTCTCAGTTCAGAGAGGAAAGAGCAGGCCGGACGTAGGTGTAGAGCTTGGCCAGCACATCGCCGGCGCGCTCGAGCGGAACAGGGAAAAGAGGCTCCACAACCGCGAGGTAGCGAAGCTTCGGTATCGGGCTGTAGATGGGGGCGTTGCTGAAATCGACGACGAAGTAGCGCGGCCCGAGCAGCCCCTGAAGAGAGTCGCCCTGAAGGAGCCGCATCACCGACGGCCAAAGCCAGTGAAGGTCATAGATACGCGTCACGCGATATGGCTCGTTAGCTAGAAGAAAAGTCCAGGTGCTTGCGTGTCCTCGGACCAGAGCAAGAGGCTGTCCGTAGAAGTATAGACCGACTACTCCGTTGGGACCTTCCAGAAACCGGGGTGTCCCGGAGTCGTCAAGACTCGAGCCGGCACCTTCGTGACGGTCAAACTGTGTCTTTTGCACTTCCTGCATTTTCCGAACTCTCCATTGGTGGGGTCTCTGGGGATGCTGTCTCCTGTGTTGAGGAGATTGGCTTGCATTCTGAACTTGTTGGTCCAGCCGCAGCCTGGGTGGGTGCAGGCTGCCTCGTAATCTCCGTCGAGCGGGTCTTTGATGTCGGTGGGCATTTCTTCATCATAGCGAAGACCGCTTCTAGGGCCTTCTTCTGCGGAATCTCACCGCGGTTTTCATCAACAGCCTGTGCCTCTGGAAAAGAGAGCTGGCCCTGGATGATTGCCAAACGAATCACCTCACGAAGAGTGGTACGAAGCTGTTCAATTTCAGCGTTGCCTTGTACGAAGATGCGTTCGGCGACGCGGAAGCAGTCAGCACAAACAAAAGCTTGTGCGAAGAACTTACCGCTGTCTGCGCCGACGTCGACTTTGCAGTTCATGCACGGAAGGCCCATACAAGCTCCTCTCCGACGTGAATGGTCTTGATGATGCGAAAGGGCACCAACAGAACAGCGAGGCTAACGTTGGTCAGCATCAGAGATGGCTGGTTGGCAAGGATGCGCCCAGACTCAGGAATCACAGCCTTCACTGCCGGGCCGTCCATGTCAGGAAACACATACTGAGCGCCCATCGTAGTCTCAACGCGTACTACGCTGCCGCCAGAGGCCGACATGATGACCTTAGAAGGGTCGACAAGCTCAGGTGTACTGGTCAAGTTCTGTCCATCCATAACGGGCTCCCGGGTCTCGCGTGAAGAGCACGCTGATTGGCTTCTTGGCGTTCTCGGCAAGCACTTGGTCGATGTCTGCGCGGCTGATGGGCCTTGTAACCTGCTCGATGCGAATACGAAGGTTCGGCGGCCACACATCAGGAAAGCGCGTGTTAGGCGGCAGCGGGGCATCAAGTTCCTGCCACTGCACCCAGATGATGTGGCGCGTGATGCCGTTCTTCTTCTCGATGCTCTGCAGGAACATGTCCAAGCGCAGCGCCTTCTCGTGGTCCACCTGACCATCAGACTTGAGAGTGGCCTGGCGAGCGAAGCCAATCAAGGCTTCGTACTCCTGACGGTCCAACGTGAATGTGAGAGGGTCTGTCATTGTGTTTCTCCAGCACGGAGTCTAGCAGTTGCTGTTTCTGGGCTAAAGAAGAATCCCCGAAGGGACCCTTCTACTTCTGTATGCGAAGGAGTGCTAGGCATTCTTGTACTTTGCCTGAGAGGGCCTCTATGCCACTGTCGTTTCGAACGACAGCATCCCACAAGGGGTTGTCGAGACCATACTCATTCAAATCGTTTTCTGACTGATGCGCCATGTCCTTCGCGGAAGCCGCCACTTTGTCGACCTCACGGTAGACCAGTACAATCTTCCCGCCCGACGCCTTGATGTGCTGCACTTCATTCTTGAAGCGTATGTCCGAGAACACAACACCGTTGATGGGTCCTTCTGGTGCGTTCTCTCGGTCGTACGTGTCTTCCATGCGATTGACCACACCCTCTTCAGGGTCGTACATGTGGTACTCCGGGTCGTCCATCAGGCTGAGCGCTTCGTCTACCGCCTTGTGTATCCAAGTGTCTTCCCAGCAGTGTCGTCCCCATTCTGTACCGAGCTTCTGAAGGGCGAAGCGAGGAGTGAGAAAGCATCCTGGAAAGGAGTCGTACTTGAGGTTGGGACGACGGGTGATGCCACAGCACTCACACACCTCCTCATGCAAGTTGTCTGTCGGTATCCAGATATGTTGCGCTCTTGGGTACCTGGTGTCGATACGGTTGCGCTCAGAGCTAGGCCCCCACAGCTGCTCTCTCGTGAAGCCGTACACATCGCGAACGAAACGTTTCAGAGGGTCAGCCAGACCAATCTTGGCAAAGGTCTCCCCTGCGACGAGAAAGTCAGCGACCGTGTCCTTGCCTGTACCGAGACTACACATCGCACCCGTTGGGTCGATGCTTCTTCCTACGAGACCCAAAAGCATTTCAGCCTCCTGACTGGGACGGTTCCTAGCTTGTAACTGTCGCCCCAGAGGGTAAGCCCCATGAAGCTGTTGTACCTGATGTCCTTCGAACAGACTGTTTTCAGGCAACTGTCGTGCACGACCATATCACCTGCGCGCAGTTTGGAGATGTGCACGTCCTCAAAGACGGCGTTGTCAGGGAACGTCATGAGTAGACCCCGTTGTGTACCTTGCGCTTCTTCCACGTACTAAGCACTTCTTTTGCTCGAGCGTGGTCGCCTCTCTGCTCTGCGTGCAAAGCTTCCGTAGGAAGTACATAGCACTCGTGCTTGACGGGCTTACCGTCCTCCAGTCTGTGGCCGTGATTGCAGAATGATGTGCAGTAGATTCCCTTCTTCATACTCCTCTTGCAGCTAACGCTCTCCTTACGAACTCGTCCCTGAACCAACACACACGACGCTGCGGACGTTGCTGCGCCGTTGTTCGTAACATGAGAGGACCCATTACATACTGGCGCGTGAACGCCTGTACAAACTCCCCTCCGTTCCACTTTCCTACTAGCTCGAACTCTCCATCAGAAAGGTCACGAACTTCGATAGAGGTCAAGTACCCTGCGCGGCGCATACGAGCCTCCCACTGAAGAAGGTCGTGTCTGAACTGCCGCATGACTTTGTTCATGGCTCAAAATAGCAAACGCCCGCCAACTGTAAAACAGGTGACGGGCACTTACTGGGCCGGTGGCTTGTTATGCGGATGCGCCGGGAAGACGCGGAGGCACCACACCTGCCGTCGGGAACGCCGGAGGCGCTCCGTTGAACGTGTGGTTGAACGAGGGCTCTTCGTCATCAGAGCTGAACGGGGCCACAACAGGCGGTGCAATCGCAGCCGCCTTTGCGAACAGCTCAGCGCCTGCCTGCTCCTGACTCGTCAGCGGCTGAACAATGTGCTTGTCCATGCCCTTGATGAGTGCCGAAAGCCCGTCTGCGCAGGTCTTCAGCCCCTCGGAGACGTTGAGACCTTCGGACTCGCACTTCTTCAAGGTGTCTGCTGCGTCCTTGTAGACGCCGACCGCATCCTGGTACTCCGTGAGACGGTCACGAAACGTTCCGTCGTCTTCGAGCATCGTCGCCTGCATCTTTGCTTTCACTGCTTTGGTCTTCGCCGCAGCAGCCTTCTTCTCCGGCTTGACCTTAGCAGCCGGCTTGGCTGCAATCTTCTTCTCTGCCTTGGCCGGCTTTGCCGCCTTGGTAGCCTTCTCTGCCTTGGCAGGCTTTGCCTTCGCAGCAACCTTCTTCGCCGCCTTCTTCTCCGGACGAGGCTTGCGTCCTTCCGTCTTCTTGGCGGGAGCATCCTCACCGAAGTGCTTTGCGACGAACGACTTGGCGGTATCGCGGTCAGCCTCGCTCCACTCCTTCATCTTGCCGATGGCCTTACGTGCGCCGCCAGCAGAGTCGTAATCACCGTTCTTCATCTTTGTGCGGAAGTCCGCAACGCTCATCATCTTGTACGTGGGCATGGTTTCTCCTTCACCCTATGTGGGCAAACAGTACGTCAGGGCTCTTGTTCCCTGTTCCAGACTGTAGTTGTAGAAATACAACAGCACAGGTCAAGAGGAAAAGCTACAAAATCTTTGTAGCCTCGAAATGCATGCCATCTGTTTGCTGGAAGTACCCTCCCCAATAGAACCCGTGCTCATAGGCAATCAACACAAGCTCACGCACAGACCCTTCTGTTCCTCTGGCGGCTGCGCGGCTCCCACGCATATTCCAGGCCGCATTGATATCGAAAGCCGTCCCCCAAGCGTGAGAGCTCAGTGTAGTTCTGGACCCTCTGACATACCGGGGCGCCCAGTCACCTGCGTAGGTGAGCAGGTACTTCTTCAGACCTGCGTCGTCCCAGGCCTGGAATAGCGCCTGCACCTGCTCAGCAATCTTTTTGTGAAACGAGAAGGTCTTGGCGCGCCCTGTACCCTCGAGGCCCACCAGCTGAGGAATGCTGACTTGCGTGATGTTCTTCTCCCAGCCGTTTGAGATTCGCACCGCCTCTGGATTGCTCTTCGTAGGCGCGTCGACGAACTGAATGGTACCGAACAGTTTATGCTTCTCTGCTACCGTCAACGGCTTGAAGTCGGGCGGACCAGGAAAGTCCTTCGAGTTCTCTAACGTGTAGACGAGCGGGTCGAAGCCGAGACCCAGCGCAACCGCATAGGTACTCGTCCCTACCCAGCCATCAACAGGGCTGAGATTGTTGTTTTTCTGAAAGGCCACAGTAGCTCGATGCGTCGCATCGTCAAACTCCCCGTGAACCTCGCCCTTGTAAATGCCACGCCCGAGAAGGAAGTACTGCCAGTCGGCAACTGCTTCCCCTCGGGCGCCTTTCTTGATGCTCTCTAGTGACATGCGTCACAGACTACAGCAATCAGATGCTCGGGTCGAACTCATAGTAGATGGCGTAATCCACCGTTCCATTCGGTGCTGCCGCGGGCACGTATGCCCCAAACGGCGCGTCGGCGGCCGGAGTCGTAAGCGCACCTGTGGTAACAACAGCGCCTGCTGAAATCTCTTTGAAGAGGTGCGTAGTGAGTCCTGCGCGCGCCTTCGGAGCGTAGGTGAGACCAATCTTGGTGGCTTCCGTTCCGATAGCCACCGTGGCCGCGGTGCCGTCAGCAGCCGGGTACGTGAGCGATTCGATGCTCGCGTAGAACTTGGCGCTAGTCACAGCAGCAGCTGTCTGTGCCAAAACAAGTACTTCGCTCTGCGATTCGCCTTGCGCGTTAGTGCCTTTGATGGTGACACTGGCGGGAGCGTTTGCGGGAGTAGCACCTGCGGTCGTGAAGGTGAGCTTGCGGGGCGCAACCGCGAGATTCAACAGCGCAGGCTGAAGGAGGTCTGCGGGAAGAAGTACAACCTCGGATGCCACCGTTGCGGTAGCGGCCTTGAGTGTGGCTGCTCCGCCAGCGAGAGCGTTGGTGTACTCCTCGACGGTGAGTGCCGCGAGGGCACTGACGTGGCGGAGGTCCTTGCGGAGCTCACCGATTTCGCCTTGAACGCCGCCGCCTTCCGTGAAGCGACGCTGACGGGGATTGTTGTCGTAGATACCAGAACCGTTCATTTGTGTTTCTCCTTAGAAAACGATGCGGAGCACAATTCTCGCGCACTTTGAGCGATAAGAGAAGTGAGGACCGCATGACCAGTGAAGACAAACAGACCAAAAAGGACATCAAGCTCTACGTCTCTGAGGCAGAGTTCGAGACCCTCATCACTGCCTTGGATGATAGCACGTATTGGCGAAGTTCGCCTAAGTACCGCCGCGACGGATTCGCGCACGAGCCTTTCGACGACGAAGACGAAGAAGCTGCCACAGGCTGCGCTGCGGCAGATGCGCTGAAATACAAACTACAAGGACAAAGGAGAAAGCATGGACCCTAACGCAACCCTTACGCAACTGCTCGCCGCCAAAGACACGTTGAAGCTTGTGATGGAGGCGCCTGACCCAGAGGCGGCGCTGCTAGACGCGATAGTGTCTGAGACGAAGAAAGGAAACACTGACCTTCAACAAGCACTGACGTGCCTTGTCTTCGGCCTGGAAGACCTGGACGAGTGGCTTGTAAAGGGTGGGTTTCTTCCCGCCCGCTGGCAGCGTGAGCAGAAGCAGCTGGCACTACCATTCGTGTAGTAGTACTTTTCCGGCATGTCCGAAGACGACTACGAGTACACGACAATCGTCTTGAAACTGCCGAGGGCAGTAGCGCGGATGCTCCCGCGCTACTGCGCCTCACGCATCTACGACGCAGCATCTCTCTCGAAGAACCCAGACCAGCCAATACTCAGCCTCTCCGACGTGGTAAGTGCTATCGTTGCAGAGAAGGTCGTAACCCATGCAGCCGAAATCGACGAATACTACAGTGAACTTGTCGCCAACGATGCTCGAAGCAGGGTACCCAGATTTTTTAGCCCTGAAAGACTTGCAGCCATTGCAGCCACCGACGGCTCTGACCTTGCCGACATTCTTCGAAATGGCGCAGCAAGATGCAAAGGAGATTCAGCAGCAGACCTCCGCTCCCAGCGGGAGTCTGTTCGGAAAGCAGAGCTTGTTCACGGCCCTAGTTGGCGACCCCAAAATCTTGTTACGGGAATACTTGGAGGACCCAAGAAGGTTCGACGCCGCAACAGCCGAACTGATTCAGCAGCTGTCACATGGAACTCGTCTTCTGTCGGATTTGAGTCCAGAGGAACTACAACTCCTGGACCTGGCGACAATCGAGTACGCATCACCGAGGCACTCCCAGAAGCAATTCGACAACAACAAGCTCGACTCGCAGCCACACTCAGCGGTGGAGCACCTGACACACCAGGAACTGATGAGCGATGATGATGTTGAGCTCGAATACCGAGAAGACGGCAAGCACGTCCCGCTAACGAACGTGCCTGACATCCCGATGGACGCGCCCTCTACAATGTGGTGGCAGAAGTAGTTCAGTAGGGATTGACGTATCCGTACTCGTTAAGACGCCCAGGCAGCATGCCTGGATGATGCCCTCCAGAAGGCATCATCATGTAGTCCTTGACTGCCTGCAGGCCTTTGTACCCGAGATACGCAGCACCGAGACCCCCAGCGATGAGACCAGCCTTGGTTTTCCACCCGGGGGTTAGCGCATCCTTGACTCCTTGGAGCACTCCTGGGCCTTTGCTTTGAACTGCCGCTTGTGCGGCTCCCTGAATACCGGGGGCACCCTTCACCGCAGGTGCGGCTGCACGAGCAGCACCTGCAGCGGGGGCGCGAGCAGCGCCAGGAAGCTTCATGCCCTGTTCAGCCATGGCCTGGGAGAGACGCCCCTGAGCACCAAATCCGTGCCGGTCAAGGCGCATACCCGTAGCCTGCATCTTCGCCCCCATCTCACGCAAGCTATTGCCGATACCAGGAGCGAGTCCCTTACCTACTGCCTGCTGTGCCGCGGTACCTGCAAGCCCGCGACCCATGGAACCCAGCCCCTTACCCGCAGAAGCCATCAGCCTGCCAACAAAAGCTTCTTTCTCTAGCTCCTCTTGTGCAGCGCTCGCACGCTTGTCCAAAAGAGACATCATCGACTGGTACTGGCGCATCTCGTTCAGTGCTTGTGCGGCCCTGCCTGACGCAGAGAGGGCGGCACCTTTTCCGGACAAGCCTGCGATGACACCCTGCTGTTTACGTGCCGCCAGCTCTCGCAGCATAGCGGTCATCACAACCGCCTCCTGTACTTGTCGCTCCTGGTGCTCACCCTGAGCTCGAAGCAGCATTGCTGTGCCTCCCGCGCCCAGTAGCTGCGTCAAAGACGGTGTGTTGGCCTTCTTCTCCAAGTTACCTAGGTAGAAGTCGCTGGTACCGTATCGCTGAAGAAGCTGTGGGTTTGGCTGATTCATCTTGGCCCTAAATCTGTGATGGGTATTTCTAGCGGAGGCATCGGCGGAACCGGGGACTCGGGAACTTCTTTCATGCTAGCCGAGCGCGGGGCACTCCCAAAGCCCGTAGACATTACGGGCTTCTTCTCTGGGGGCGAAGATGTCGAAGCAGCCGGGGGCTGAATGACAAGCTTGACAGGCGCCTTCCGGGCCCTCACAGGGTCAGTCTCAGCAACCAGCTGAAGAGTAGACTGAGACTTACTAGCCTCCTCCACACGCTCTGTGCTCGCCTTTGCTTGTGTTACTGCGACGGTGAGCTTCTCCAGCTCCTCGACAGCAACCACGCCCCGGCTGTGGAGACCCTCTACCTGCTGAACAACACCTGCTACTTGCCTTACTACAAGAAACAGGACGACAAGCACCACAGCAGCCAGCGCGGCCACAAGCAGGACCAGCAGGCGTGTAAGACGTACATCCTTATTCGTACGCTCTAGGTGGGAGATGACCACCGTGATGGGGCTCAGCGCTCGCTTGAAGTCGTCACCGAGCTCTACGAGGTCTTTACGCCGGATAACCTGTGAATCGATGTCAGATATCTTCTCGTGCATCGTCTCTTACTCCTGCTTGCTCAGCAGGCAGTGTAATACGGTGCTCCCCAGAAACCCCAGAGCTGGCTACGGATATCGCTATGTTCTCGCTCTTGGTCTCAACGGAACACAGGATTGCTTCTATAGCTTTACTGGCAGCGGCCAGCTCACTGGTGCGGTCGTCGACATCTTGCAGACGCGCTTTGAAACGTCTCTCTGTATCAATCGCTTCTTGGTCTTGACCGACTAAGCGCTTGAGAAACGTCACGAACGCCATTGGTTCAGCTATTCCTTCCACGAGTCATCAGTCCTAGTGAGATGTTTTGCATCTGCAGCTTTAACTCCGTGAGGAGTGTAACTTGCTGGCGCTCAGAGTCGTTCAACTTTTCGATGGCAGACGTCGTTTTGGTGTTGAAGTCAGCCTGTTTTTCAATAAGAGCCTCAAGTTTTTCAGAAAGCGCTTTTTGGTCGGCCACTCGGGCGTTTTGTGTCCTAAAGGTAAGTACGACACAAAACACAGCGACTGTAAGACAAAGCACAGCGAAAGCGCCAAGAAGGCTGGACTCCACGATGGAGAGCCCAGCCTTCACGCCAGTGTCGAGTACTTTCTGTTCCATGCTTTAGCCCAACACGCGCACGCGGACACAAACATCAGCCGCATGCGTGATGAGCATAGAAAGCACACCAGCAGCGGTGGGTTTCGGACTGCCGACGGTCATGAAACCTCCAGGAGAGATTTCAACGCCACCAGTGAGGGACCCATTGAATGTAACTACAATGGGCTGTGCTGCTGGACTGGGGTCCGCGTCGACCTCGATGGAAATGAGCTTGGCGCCATTCGGAAAAATGGTGCCGAAGTCCACAGCCTGAGAACCCACCCCCGTCAACTTGTAGACGAAGGTGGAAGCCGACTCAAACTGACCAGAGAGGCTCACCGGAATCTGAACGTTGGGTGCCCCAACGTCCGGCGGGAACTGAATCTGAGCAAGATACGAAAAAGGTGCAACAGCCATGTCGTGCTCCTATTAGGACCCAGGAATGCCTAGGTACGTTTCACTGAGATTTGCTCCGCCTGCGTTCTGCGAACTGCCGTTCGAGATGAGGGTGAGGCTCGAGATAGCGACAGGCACCATGCGCTCGAACTGAATACCGACCTGCTCCTGTACGAGCACGCCCTGCGAGTCCGTGGACATGCTGTGGTTCGGCAAGTAGCAGGCTTCGAAGTAACCGGCACCCAGCGCGTCCTGGTTGATGTCCCGGATGTACATCAGCATACCGACCGGCTGCGCAAAGAGGTCGGACGCCAGGTTCAAGAAGATGTTCTCGTAACCAGGAGGCACAACCACATCGTGCGGGTTGGCGGTAGAAGCAGCGCCAGAGTTCGGCCACATCGAGGGTACGACCGTCGGAGGGATGAGGTCCTGGTAATACGCGTACATGATGCGAAGCAGTGATGCTCCGTGGTAGTACACGCGTCCCAGACCAATCTGCCCCACCGTACGACCGGAGATGTAGTAGCTGCGCTCCGAACCGATTTCGAAGATACGGCTGAACTGCCGGTTGTGGCTGACGCTGAAGTTCTGAACGATGCCGATAGGCAGAACGATTTGATTCGCTGCCTGTCCGCTGCCGCTCACCGCCTGGGCAAAGGCCGCAACACCGCCGATGTTGGCGATGCGCGGCGGGCCGGCGGCAAGAAGTGTGTGTGCTGCGTTGACGTACTGGCCGTCCAACATGCCTGCTTGGACATAGTTGGTATAGGGCGACCAGTCGCTGAAGTTACCTGCCATTTTGTCGGTCTCCTTGCCTTATCTTACCGCATCACACCACGAGGGTCAGACGGATGTAGTTACATGGGTAGGGCGGGTCGAGAGTACAATCGACCAGCACGGTGTCGCGAGCGTCTTCGTCTTGAACAAGGTTGTTCAAGGTGAGCCCGATGAGTACGCCGGTCTCCACGAGGAACCCGCCGAGACCCTGAATGACAGAGCCGAGGGTGTCGAGGAAGCCCTGCGTGATATTGAACCGCCCGATGAAGTTGCGCAGACCGCGCCGCATGAACTTCGCCGTGAAGTCCACCACCTTTGTGATGGAGTCCGTACGAGTTTCAATGGACGTGAGGTCCGTGGTCAGCGCCATGCGGCTCGTGAGCGGTGCCCCAGGGGTGTCCTGCACGATGACATACGCACCGCCGGCCGCCATCTGGTTCAGCTGGCTCTCCGAGAAGGTGTCGTTCGACCCGAAGACGCGCGTGAAGCCCGCCATCGGATAGTTGGTGAACGACTGCTGCGGAGGCTGCTGTCCAATCATGCCGACGATGGCGGCATTCATGTAGAAGCCCTCGATGCGCTGCTCGAGCCCTTCGATGGTTGCACCGCAAGCATCGGGGAAGGTCATCCAGAACCGACGATTCTGGAAAGACTTTCCGAGTGCTGCGACCGTGGTCGCGACTCGAGGCTTGTCCGTCGTACCCGCGGTCGTCACAAGCTCAGAGCCGCGTACACGAATAGCGAACGCGGTTGAGATGATGGGCAGACTTAGAGGAGTCGTGGAGTAGAACGAATCGTCGTTGGTGCCTGCCTGGAAGAGCGTGCGAATAGTAACCACGCCGCCCGAGATACTCTCGACCGAGTAGGCACTGTCATCGCCTGCGATATCCAGGAACACACCTGCGGTGGTCGGGATGATGCCCACTGGGTTGACGCCTGCGTTGTTGAGCAGCGCAGACAAACCAGCAACCTTCGTATCGAAGGTCACCGTGGTCAGAGCATCACCGTCGGTGCCGGAAGCCACGAGCTTGTCCACTTCGCGTGTGGGAGTCTCGGGATTCCAGAGGGTGATACGCTCGCCCTTCTGGGTCGGACTCGACATGAAGTTGACGTGGGTGTTGGCCACTTGAGCAACCGTCTGGTCGTGCGTCAGCGGTGCGATGGCGTACACCTCAAAGCTCTCGAGGTACTCGAAAGCGCGGGTGAAGGCCTCGACCGTGCCGTACGGAGCATCTGCGCTCACAGCATCAACGCCAAGCCCCGTCACCTCGATACCCGGGGCGTTCACGAGCGCGAAGAAGAGCCCGAGAGCGAGAGGGTTGTCGGTGTTGATGGGCGAAAGCGTCTGCTCGAGTGATAGTGTGTCGTTGAAGCGAAGGAGACCAGGCTGTGCCGCCAGAGCGGTAACGTCCTGACGGACGGCCGAGTAGGCCACGTAGAGCGGTGCCTTGCTGGGGACCGGAACGCCTCGGATGTCCCGAAGCTGATTGGGCTTCAAGAGGAGGTTGTTGGCCCCATCAACGATGAGGTCCGGGAACGGACGAGTCACGCCATTCAGCGGGTCACCAGCAACCAGATTCTTCGCAACGAGGTAGAAGTACTGGCCGATGTTGACGTCGATGGGGACCTGGCGATTGATTCGAAGAACATCCGAGAGACCGCCAGGAGCGACCTTGGTGATGTCTGCGAAATACACGCCATCGATGTAGAGCTGGTCGCCGGGAGCCGGCGGGAACGGAGCACCGTTTGCCGAAGCACCAGCCACAATGAGCTCACCGTTGCCTGCGAACACAGTACCGACCGGGAGTCCCAGGAGAGCCGCGCCGCCAGCACCTTCGATAATCTCGATGGTGTTGCCGACGCCGACGGATGTGCCGTCGCCTGAGATGACGATGCCTCCGTTCGGCCCCTGTGTGACCACAACGTCGGTAACTACGCCTTCGATGTTCGCCTTGACGGCAGCAAAGTTGGTCTCACTTGCCAGCGTGACCAGCGTAGGACCTGCGCCGTCCACATCAACACTGAAGGTCTGCGCGGCAATGGTCGGGAACACAGTCACACCGAGCACGGTCTCCAGCGCGAGGCCGAGGAGAGCAGCTGCACCAGTGCCTTCGGTTACCGTGATGGTCGCCGCACCTCCAGTAGCAACTGTCTTGATGACCATACCGCCCGTGGTGCCTGACGCACGGGTTACAACAATCTGGCCGACCAGGCCGATGGTGCCTTCGATGTTGGCCTTCAGCGCAGCAAACGTTGCTTCGCTAGCAAGCGTCACCAGGATGGGGCCGCCACCGATATTGATGCTGAAGGTCTGCGTACCAAGCACAGGGAAGGTGATGCCGTCCGCCAGATTGACGGTGCCCTCCGTGGTGGTTGCCGGCAAGTTCGGGTTGAGGCTGACCGAGCCCTCTGACGACGACGCGACAGTCGTACCGCTGTCGAGCTTCGGCAAAGCCGTGCCTCCAATCACCTGCACGAACGACTGGTCACCCAGGAGCGTGTTGGTGAGAATGAGGTTCGGCGAAGGGGACGTAACAACGATGTTCCCGCCAGCGACAGGACCCACAACTGCTTCGATGGCAGCCTTGAGCTGCGTCATGTTTGCCGGAGGAGTTGCCCCGAAGTCGATGGTCTGAGGCTGCCCGCCGTCACTAAGCACCAGGGTGGTGTTAGCGAGAAGCGGAAAGTCTACAGCACCGCCGCCCGAAAGAACCGCAGTGCCTCCGGGTGTGGTGAAGTCGAGCCCGTCGAACTGCACCAAGGGACTGATGGCGTCCCCGTTGCCGTCGTCGATGACCGCGATGCTGACGCCCTCCGCCTTCTGCGGGGTGAGCCCGAGCAGAAGGTTTGCGGAGTTGACGTCGGGCTGCAGAATCTCAACGAACGAGCTCTGGCCGCCCTCACCTGTGCTGCGTGTCAGAACCAGACCATTGCCGGCCCCAAGGGACGCCGTGATGCCGACCAGACCGGACATGCCGTTAAGCAGGGCGAGCAGCTGGGCAGACGTGTTGACGGTTGCCGGGATAGCAACGACCTGAATCTCCCCCACCTCAGTGCGTACCCAGATGACCTGGCCCGAGAAGAAGGGGAACGGACCAGTAAGGTTGACTGTACCCTCAGTCGTCTGACCTGGCCAGGACACCTCACCGCGGCTCAAGAAGGAGCTGGTGCGAAGTGCTTCCTGAAGCCCGCCAGAACCTGTCGAGAGGAACACCCGGACGGTGGATGCTTCTACTGCAAGCTCGTCGAGGTTGTTGTTCGGGTCCGGCAGTGACGTCGGGGGGATGACCACCGCGTACTGGTTGTACGAGGTGAGCCCCAGATACGTCTGACCGATACCGAGACCGAAGGTGCTCGCCACCACAGGCGACGTTCCAGCGACCACAGCGATGGACTGGAACTCACCAACACCGACAGTGCGGAGCTGCCAAGTATCTGCGCCGACCGTCTCGGCGACCACAGACGTGACAAGCTGCGCTGCAAGCTGCTTGTTGATTTGGTCGACCACGGTAGCCGGTGTCAGGCCAAAAGCCGTAGGGTCACTGAAGACCAGGGTGATGTCAGGGGACTCATTTGCGGAGATGACAAGCAGGAGCCCACCAAGACCTGTGTAGCGCAAAGGATTGCCACTACCTGGGGCGGCGATGAAGAAAGCAGGCATCACCACAAGCGCATTCGGGTTCAACTGAACGCCGCCCGAGCCGTTGGGAATCTGTACTTCAACAATCTGCTTCGCCACGCCGAGAACGTTCGGTACCAGCGTGGGAGTAATGATGGACGGAGTTACCGTGCGAAACTCCTGGATGACCTCAACCCCAGGCCTGGCTAGTTCGTCTGCCACTTTAGTTGCTCCTTGTATCTACCGAGGCGGCCTCGGTGCGCGTATCTACGACCACATGACCGGCTGCGCGCACGATTGTAACGCACATAGCCACAAACTCTATATCGGACATGTCCCACTTCATGCGGTTAACGTGAAGCGTGACCCATCTCAGATTGCCCTTGCTGCTGCCTCCACCGCGGACCTTTGGTACCAAATGGTCTACGCTGGCGTTGGTGCCAGGGACCAGCCTTACTCCCGTAACAGCACACAGCCCCTTCTGCTCCGCCCACAGCTCTTGCAGAAGACGCACCCCTCCATTTTTCTTGGTGAGGCCGTGCGCTAGGCCGATATTCGCGAACCAGTGCTCCAGACAAAACGCACCAGCTACTGCGGCGTTTCTGCACTTTGCGCACACCCCCTCAGCAATTCGCCGACGGTAGCTCTTATGTGCCTTGTCTTTGCACTTAGCGCATCGACTAGCGTCGGTCACAGGGGTGCGACAATCCCTGCACAACCCTTTAGGGACTTTTTCGGCTAAGCGCTGCGTGCTGCAGGAAGAGCACAGCACTTTGCCCGGTACCGCTTCTTCGCGGCAACGAACGCATCCTCCCGCTTGCTTGCGGGAGCGGTAGTGCTTCTTGCTCCTCTCTGCCACTGTTCTTAGCCTTTCTGCTCAAATGCCGGGGCTTGTAACGAAGATTGTTCCACGCATGGTTGCTGTATGGGAATAGCAGCCCTGCTGAGGTGGAGGTTCGCGCCCGCCCTGTTTGGTCTCACCGTTCTCACGCAGACCATCTGCGAAGGGTTCAGAGGGTGAGGTTGAAGTGCTGTAATCGGTTGCTTCAGGTCGCGCGCTTGTGGCGCGAAGGATTCAGGGAATGTGTACTTGTACCCAACGGGTACCTCATGCCCTTGTCCTTGGGACAGCTGAGACGTACCAGGAGCTCCTTCGCTCCGTACGGGAAGCCCAGGCCGCAGATTCAAGTGCTGGTCAATGTTGCGCGCAATCTCGAGACCAAGCGGTGTGAAAGAAGAGCGTCGCGAGAACTGAAACGGCACACTGACAGACGTGGCAAAGAACTCGGTACCGCGGTCACCAGAGATAATAGAACCGGCCTTTGACGGCGCGCCTACTTGAATACCTCGACCAATCTCGAAGAAGCCGAGTTTCATCAAGAGGTCACGAAGAAGCCAGATATGGTCTGCAACAACCCATGCAATCTGCTCACTCTCAAGCGACGCACGAGAAGCAGCATTGATGGTCATTGTTCCTGGAATCAGAACGTCCTTTGTCTTCTTATCGAGAGCAAAGTCGTACCCGTCCATGTCGTCGATACCGAGGCTGTAAAAGCTCACAGGACCTCTGACAAAAGAGATGGCGGGGACTTTCTCCACTACCACTGGGGAGATTTCCTCTTCGCCGGAGATGTAGAGCTCGGTGGTCTCGTCATCATCAGACCAGCGGTAACAACCAGAGGGAGCAGAAGAGAACAGACCCTGAACAAAGCGAATGAACAGCACCCGGACATGAAGCAGCGGGTTGTACTTGAAGCTGCTCTCCGGGAACTGCGGCATCGCTGCCGTCTCTGTCAGCTTACCGGTCATCTAGCTTGTCCTTTGCATCGCGGTACTTTCGGATGCGATGAAAGCCTTCGTCCTGTCCGATGTGAAACAGAAGCGCACCCAGACCGGTAGCGACGGGAAGAACCATTGCACCAGGACCGCGCAAAAGCTTGGAGGTGCTCTCGGGGTAGAAGTGACGAGCGGCCATGACGCCGCCATAGCCAAGGCCGGTACCGAGACCATACGCACCTACGCCCTTGGCGAACGTCTTCATGGGGTGCTCGGGCAACTTCTTAGGAGAATCCTCCTCAGCAAGCTTCGAAAACTCACGAGACATGGAGGCGACTTCGGTGTACTTCAGCGACATGGAGGGTCTCCACAATTGTGGGTGTTGTAGATACTGAAGATACCGTTATACGCCTCATCATCCAAAGCATCGAGCTGTGTCGGATTGGTGAATTGGCGCTCGGGCTTTAGAAATAGATTGCGAAGCTCATCGCAGAGCTTCAAGGGAATGTCGTACTCGATGGCGGTCTGAGGAACTTCGTGAAGCTGTACTTCCTGGTGGACAGGGGTACCAACATGCCGCGTCTCGCTGACCTGCGTTACGGACCACCGCTGAACAGTTGCGCTCGATACGATGAGGTCACCTGGTTTGAGCGGCGGAAAATAACCCATACGGGCAGTAGTTTCATTCTGCTGAAGCTTGCCAACAGATGTGAACTGTTCGTTCGCAGGGCTGGGGTCAAAAGAAATCCAAGACTCGATGGGGTGCATGTACCCTCGAATGAAGGATGTATCCCAACACAACCGACAGCCGGAACGGGTCTTGTTTCGAAGCGTTGTGCTGTAACAACTACAACGCGTACCGAATGTGCGGACAGGAAGAACCCAGCAACGCTCTCCGATGAACTCGCGCATCAGAATGTTGATGTGCGTTCGAAGCTCGCCTGCAATGAGGTCTTCCTCTTGTCCCAGTTCTGCTGCTGGAGAGTCCCAGTACTGTTGGCTGCTCTTCCTACGGACGCGAATCTTGTAGTACCACTGGCGGTACCTATGCTGCTTCATCACAGCATCATCTAAGTACAGGTATTGGTCCTCGAACTGCGGAGACAACTCATCCCACGGCCCTTCAGGCCCCTCACTACGAAGGACCTGAAAGGTATAGTCAAGAACATCGATGGTGGTCGCTTCTACTTCCCAGGAGACTTCATTGAAGTCGACCGAGAGCGAGCGCACCTTCAACTTCTTGATGGTGAGAGGGCATGAGCTCATCAGTCACGACCTGCCAGGTATCCCGCCCCGGCAGCACCAGCAAGACCTGCACCTGCCAGACCGGCAGCTGCGCCAGGGTTCTGCCCTACCCACTTCGCGGCCTGCCCAAGCTGCGCACCGCCAAGGCGCTTCGCATTACTGAGGGCACCCGCCATGCCTTTTCGAGCGAAGCCAGACTGGACGGCCTTGCCCATTGTAGCAGCTCCCTGCCCGAGACCCTTCAGCCCTGCCATCATGGCGGCGCCAAAGGCTTCTTTACGCATCTGCTCAACGGTTTCCTGGGAGATACCAGCGAGCTTCTGCGGCTCTCGGTCCAGGTGTTCCATAGCCTTCGTGAGACGCTTATCAGCCAACTCTCTGGCAGCGGCGTTATCTCCCCTTCTACCTATGGCGCCGCCAGCGAGCGTTCCCATGACAGAACCTGCGCCGCCCCCCAGCAAAGCACCTACACCAGGACGGCCCCCCAGCGCATGGCTGAGCGAGGCGCCTGCAAGAGCCCCAACGGGGACGCCGTAGGCAGCTCCACGAGCTGCCACGTCGCGCTCGTGACTTGTTGCTTTGCGGTACTGGTCAAAAGCAGCGTCCAGCTCATCTGCTTCTTCCAGCGACGCTTCGCCAGAACGTGCCGCCTCAAGGTCAGCAGCAGCTATATTGCGTCCAATATGTCCGCCAAGAGCAGAACCGGTCAGACCCCCGCCAAGACCACCGAGCGCCGCTCCTCCGGCAGCATACCCCAGGGAGGCAGGCAGACCATGCATACCCGAACGACGCAAACCCTCCAGCGCTCCTAGCAAAGCACCGGCACTAGCCCCCACGCTGCCTCCATGGCCTCTGCCTTGTGCCTCACGCTCCGCCATAATATCGGAAGGAGCTTTACCTGCGCGTGTTATGAGTCCGGCCTCCTTCGTACGAGCCTCCACGGCAGGAGAGGCTACGGCGGTCTCGTACTCCTCCTCTTCACTCTCGTCCTCCTTAGTGCCTGAGTGACCGGCACCTAGACGAGACTTAGTGAGCTCGAGCTCGAGAATGCGCTTCTTCAGGCTGATGGCATCACGCTGCTTCCAGAGGTCACTGTCTTCAGCGCGCTCAGCCTGTCGCGCGATGTCACGCTGCTTCTGTTCGATATCCAGACTCAGACAAGCCTCTTCAAGGGCAAGCGCTTCATCATACAGCGGCGAGCCCTCGAACTTCTCGAGCCACTCCTCGTCGTGGTAGGCGAGCTTCGTCTTGCCCGAAGCAATCTTCTTGAGCTCCGACATGGGGAGCTTCATGAAATCCTGCACCATGCTGTCGTATGCAGCAGCCTTCTTTTCGTGTTCGCAGGTCACTGCGAGAAATGCGTCCAACATGTTGTGCTCCTTTACACCTGGCTGTTCTTGGGGTTCAGCATGTGCCGAACGTTTTCGATAGAGGATGCTCCTGCAACACCGCCAGCAAGGGCGCCTCTAGCAGTGTGCATGAGAGCAGACTGCGTGGGGAAGTTCTTTGCACGCTCGGCTGAGTCAATAGTCCTCTGCTGAAGCGCCTGCCGCATAGCCCCCATGAAGGTCGTGGGGGACTCACTGCTCATGTTCGCCCTCATGCGGTCCGCCTCTGCTGCAAGGTGCTTGTGGTAGGCGTACCCCAAACCAACGCCAATCGCAGCGCCCGCGGCGATGTTCACGGGGTCGGCAGAGGTTTTGACACCAGCGAACCCTTCAGGCTCCGCCGTCATAGGGTCCATCCCAGGAGCCCCGGCGGAATTCTGCATCGCCATCCCGCTGCCTCCGGGGCCGTTGGTGCCGTTCGGAGCGACGGCGCCCATGGGAGACTGTGCGGCAGCCCCTTGGTTCGCCGCGGTGGCTTCTGCCTGCACGGTCTGCTCTTCGGCGTTCATGTCCGCACGTTGAGCTTGGCGGGCCTGCTCGCCTGCCTGTCCGGGCTGCTGGGCGAGCTCGTTGATGAGCTGACCACCAGGGCCCGCCTCCTCGCCGCCGGCGGCCATCTGCTGCTCGGCACCGGGAGGAGTTTGCACCTGTTGGGCAGCTGACTGCGTCGGGTCCTGGCTCGCGATTTCCATCATCTGGGCGCGCATCTGCTGCATGCCCATCCTCATGTTGGCGGCAATCTGCGTCTGGCGCAGCGCCTCGTCGTTGGCCTGAACAGCTTGCTGGGTGGCCTGCTGAATCTGCTGGCCCGACATCTCGGCCTGCTGCTGCACCTGCATCAGTTGCTGATTCGCAGCTTCCATCTGCTGCTGCATCTGCTGCAAGGTCTGGCTAGCCGACTGAAGCTGCTGCTTGTAGTAGCCCGACTCGTTCTGCTCCTGCGCCTGACGGCCCATGAGCTCAGCCTGGAGGTAGTTGGCGGGCTCGAGCTGCCGAGTATCCGAGGGTGCAGACATGGGAGCTTCTTGCGTCATCCCCATCTCCCCCTCGGCGAGCTTTTTGAATGCCTGCCGGAAAAGCGCCGAGGCCCTCTTCTCCAGCGTACGAGAAGAGGCTGTCTTCGGCTCTTCGTGCGCCTCGGTACCGGCAGCTTCCTCGGCTGCCTCGAACTCCGGGGACTCCTGCTCGGCCTCCTCGGGCGTCTCGTCTGCCTCATGCTCCATCAGCCCGCGGGGCTCGGTGACCCCAGGCATCTGCGGAGCCTCGGGCTCAAGATAGCGCCAGAAGTCATCCATGCGGCACTGCGCGGAGCGCATCTCCTGCGAAGCCATGAAGCTCATGGGGTTCTCGCCGCAGACGGTCTTGAGCTCACGAAGGGCGTGGATGAGCTCCTGCTCGCCGCGAATCATGGCGCGGACCGCGGACCGCGGGTCAGTGGTAGCCGGCGGAGGCTCAATTTCGCCAAGGTGAACGGGGCCTGCAAGAACGGCTGCCCGAGCAGACATGTTCTTGATGAGGTGCGTGTAGTCCCACTCCATAAACACAGGCTTGAGCGGGCTGCGGATGGAACCCGAGTACAAGAGCGCCGCGCTTTGAAGCGTTGCTGCCTTGGTAATGACGTTCTGAATGAGGCCGCACACCTGCTCCGGCGAGACCTCGAACATGCCTTCAAGCTCACCCGTCTCATCGGGAGCGTCGGACATGCTGGCGGTCTTACTGCCGTCGAGAACCGGCTGTCGGATGCCGACGAAGAAGTCAGCAGCGACGTTGAAGGGAATGCCTTCACTGGAAAGAATCTGTTCTTCGAACTTCGTACGCATGTTACGCGAGCTCCGTGGTTACGGCGTAGCTGTCCTGTGTAGGGCTAGCGCCAATGAAAAGAACACGAGGCGCAACGCCGTCGTAGGGGTTGAATACTGTTCCAACCGTGTCTTCGTTGCTGCTGAAGCCGAACACGCTGTTGGCGGTTCCTGTCTTGGCGACCGTGATGGCCGTAGCGGCTTCCAGTGTGAGAGAGCCGTCGATGAAGGCGGCGGTCACGCCCGCAGCAGCTGCCTGGATGGCAGTCTTAATCTGAGCCAGCGTCAGGCCGGTACCCGCTGCGTCGGAGAACGTACAGGTGCTGCCGTTGATGATGAGCGTCTTGTTGTGCAGCCCAAGGATGCGGCCCTTATCGTTGGCAGAGACGACCTTGCGCCCACCGCTCACGCCACCGTTGAGAAACAGGTCCATCGCCGTGGCGTTGGTAAAGTTGTAGGTCTTGTATGACATGTTGCTAATTCCTTAGTCTTTTCAAGGGACTAATAGCTGAGGTACGTACTATTCACAGCCCAGTACTCGCTGTGCACCCCACGCTCTCCGGCGCCGAGGATGCTCTCTACGTTGATGGCCACCTTGACCTGTTGCTTCTTCTGCTCGGTCGTACTCTTGAAGTACTGCAGCCAGTTCATCAGCATGCCGGTCTTGTCGTTGACCCCCACGTTGATGCCACCCGTCGAGTAGTTGATGTGGTTTCGGGTCTGAAGAAGACCCACGGACTCGATGATGGAGATGACGGTGAGGCGCAGCATCAAGTGCTGCAGGTTCATGTCCAACAAGCTGTCCAGCGTGAAGTTGGTGAACTGAGGGGTGCCGTTGAAGTCGCTCACGGCATCCTTCACGGCCCAGAGAATCATCCTATCGTTGGTCTCCTCACCCTTGATGAGCCTGTTGAGCTCTGAGAAGTCGCGCAAGTACAACCGAACCATCTGCACAAACTTGCGCGTGGTCACGGTTACGCCCGGGATACTATCAAGACTGGTGAGACCAACTTCGGACATGCTTTACCTCAGCGGCGATTCTTGTTCTTCTTTCCGCCGAACGAAGCCACCGGGTCCGCGGGAGCGGCCGTCAGTGATTCGTCCACCTCGTTGGTCGTCGAAGCAGCGACACCGGCAGGTTCGTCCGCAGACACCTCAGTCGACGCCTCTTCGGCCACCGGGATAGCTTCTTCAGACTGCACGGGCTCTTCAACCACAGGCTCCTCGACCACCGGTTCAGCCACAGGAGCCGGTGGTTCTTCGACGACAGGAACTACCACAGCTGGCGGGAGCTCGGGTGCCGGAGGCTGAACAACAGGCGACTGTGCCGGAGGGGCCGGAGAGGGAGTCGGTGCGGGCTTCGTTGCTACAGGGTCTGCGGCTACGAAGGAGTTGAGGTCTACTCGAGCGCCGAGGTAATCCGTCACCTTGCAGAATCCGCGCTGCTCGTACTTGAGAAGCTCGGGCGCAAGACGGCGAATCAAAGCCTCCGTTGCCGGGTAGGGGCGCTGACGCAGCACTTGTATGCTTCCGCCAGCCAAGAACAAACGAGTCTTCGGGTTCCCGGCGGCAGTTACGCGCTGGGTCTTGGTACGCACGTCCTTCGACGTGTTGTGAATTTGATACTGCGCTACAGGCATGTTTTCCTCCTGAGGAAGGTTACCAAAAGAAAAGGGCGCCGGTAACCAAGTGGCACCGACGCCCTGTTTCGCTCGGGCCGACCAATATGGTCAGTCTCAGAACTGGACGACCTGCGGGAACTTGAGGCCTTCCTCGACGCGGTTGTTGGCCGCTCCGAGGTCCTCTTCCGCCTTCGGGATGAAGTTGGCGAGGAGGCTGTCCGCGTTGGTGGTCGGGTTCGCGTCCGCGCTGTAGAGCTCGAGCTTTCGAACCGATGCGATATTCGCAATCATCATCGAGATGTCTTCCCAAGCCTGGAAAGAGATGAGGTTTGCGACCTTGTCGATGTAGAACTTCGTGTTGTTGAGCACGAAGAACTTCCCGAGGAACTCGGGGCGGGTGAAGACATACACGTTGCCCGGACGGAGGATGTCCGTCTTGACCGTGCGGATGTACGCGCGGCCGAGGAGCGTGTTGTACTTGTACCCGTCGACCGTCGTCTCCGACTGGATACGGTCGCCGTTGTCGTCAACGGTCCACTGAAGGACGTCGTCGTAATCAACCTCGGTCATGAGGAGGCGTTCCGCACGGAGACGGTTGCCGTCGAGCATCTTGAAGAGCTCGACGATGTCCGGACGCTGAATGGGGCGAACCGCAGCACTGGGTGCATTGGTGTCCTCACGAGCGAGAAGACCCTTGCGAACCGAGAACTCCACAACAGAACCAGCTTGGATGTTGGTGTTGTTGAGCGCGGTGGGGGTACCACCGTTGGCCTCGGTCTGGAGAGCCTGGACGGCTGCCTCGATGTGGAGGAGGAACTCGCGGTCCTCAATCTCCTGGATATCCTTCACCGAGTTCTCTTCGATGATTTTGGTGATGGGCATCTCGTAGGCGAGAAGCTCCTGCTCGGTCTTCTGGAAGATTTCCGAGGTGATGGTGAAGAACGCCGCCTCAGCGCGCTCACCGCGGATAAACCGCGTGGTGGACTCGCCACGGAAGCTGATTGCCATCGCGCGGCTCTTCGGCTCGATGTCGACAATCTTCACGAGGGTGTCGTGCTGCGTCGAGCGCTGGCAGTCCTGGCGGGTGACCTGCTCAGGAGGCAGGACTTTGCGTGCGAAACTCACTTCACGAAGACGGTCTCGGATGTACGAGCCGCCATACGCAGCGAGCTTTTCCTTGCCGTCAGCAGTCGAGAGCTTGGCGGCGAAGGCATCATTGAGCATTCTTGCAGACATTGATGATTCTCCTTCTTGATTCTTGGACTAGCTGACTTCTTAGAAGAAGACGCCGCCTCGGATTCGGAGCTTGCCACCATTGACGGTGGGCAAGCGGGTGATGACGCCAACCACGCCAGCGGCGAGGGTGGTGCCTGCGTCGACCAAGCCGGAGTACTTGACTCCGTCGATGGTCACGACCGCTACGCTGACGTAGTGGTCCTGAGCCATTGATGCCGGGTTGAAGATGCGGGTGTCGAACTCCCAGGGGCCGAGGTAGATGACGGTCTTCTTCCGCTCACCCATAGCCTGGTTGTCGTAGCGACCCTTCTCGTTCCAGCAGGGGTAGCTGATTTTAGAAGCTGCGGCGGTGCCGTCGGCCTGAGAGATGTCCGCAGCGCGAACAATCTTGCCCGCGCCGGTGACCGACATCCACTCGCCGTCGAGCAGAGCTCCGGCCTTGAGCGGGTTTGCCAGGTCGGGGTTGTCCAAGGGGAAGTCCCGGCGCTGGATGTGAAGCACGTTCGAGACGGGCTCGAAGTTGACCTTTGTTACAGACATTTCTGTTTCTCCTCTTTCTGGCTCGAATGTTGTGCAAACCGCATCAGCCGACTGTGCCGGTCAGGAACCGCTCAAAGTCGGACCCAGTTGCAGCGGGTGCATCATGGTTGATTGATGCGGTCTTCAAACCCATATCCGGACCCACCATTTCGACCGCTTCTTCGATGGTGTCCAGCTTGCCCTCCGAGGCAGCCTTCTCAAGGTCGGCTACCAAGGTGGGAAAATCGATGTCGGTGTTGATGCCCTTCTGGTGCATCATTGCCGCGACCTTCTCGGCCGACACGCGGCGTTCGTAGGATGCGGTTTTGCGCTGCTCGGCGGCGAGCTTCTCTGCGAGCTCATCGCGTTCAGCGGACACAGCGCGAACGATGTTGGCCGCGTCCTGCAGTACCTGTGCAGTCTTCTCTTTGTGGTTCATCGCTGTCTCCTCACATCATGTTGGCGGCACTGAAACCGCTCTGGCCCTGGGGGGTGGACAAGCCGCCTCCCATGTTCGAGGTCTTCTCCTTCTTGCTCTTCTTCTCGGCGTCCTGCGCCTGAGCGAGCTTCAGAAGAAGTGCGTGTGCGGCAGCCGTCTTGGTCTGCTGCTGAGCAATCTTGGCGCCCGACTGAGCGGTGTGGTCGAGCATGGTCTGCAACGTGGAGTCGCCACTCGAAGCCTGCATGGGCTCGTTCAGCAGATTCGACATGTCGGAGCGCATGTTGGCCTTCGCCTGACGTTTGTCGTAGTTGATGGCCGACTCATTGGAGCCAATCAGGCTTGCCTGCGTATTGGCGGGGCCGGGCTTGGGCGGCTCGGGACCGTCCTCAGAACCGCTCACACCATCAGGAGCCTCAGCACCCTGAGCAGACGCCGGACCGGCCGAAATCTGTGCGGGGTTGATGGCATCCTCGGCAATCTTCATGAGCTTGTCCTGGCTGATGTACTCAACACCGAGAGCGTCGAGGTTGCGAAGGAACGTCAGCTGAGCTGAGCTCAGCTTGACGCCGGCCACCTTGCCAAGACCGCCGCCACCGCCCCCAAGCAGGTCCTTGACGGAGAGCTGGCCGGGCATGATGGCGCCGCTGCGGCTCGGACCAGCCTGAGCAGCAAGCTGCTTGAGCTTGTCTGCGTTGAGGCGCCCGCCGACAGCCTTGATGGTCTTGTCGACCGGGAAGGCGCCCGTCTTCGGGGCCTTCTTCGCGGCGTCCGCCATCGTCTTCAGGACAGCATCGGGCAGCTTCGCAATCTTCTGGAGGTACGCCAGGTTGGCAGAGGCCTGCTTCTGTGCAGCGTTCGAAGCATGCGCGTTACCCATCGGGTCAACGGGCTGCTCACCGTGCTGCATCTCGTCGTTGGTCGCCATCGCGTTGGTGGGGTCCGATGACTTGCCCGGGTCGCTCTCGAAACCGGGGCTCGTCGGCGGCTGTACCTTCGCCTGGCCCATGTTCTGAGCTTTGATGTTCTCGGTGCGGTTCGAAACCAGCACCTCGGTGGCGTTGGCGCCCATACCGGGGCCGACACCAGGGGAAGCAACCTCGGCACTACCCGGGTCAGCTGCCTGCTTGGAGAGGAACTCGAGAGCACTTGCGTACTTCTCGCAGACCTCGGAAGGTATGTGGTTGTCGCTCTTTGCAGAGGCGGTCTTCGTCACCGGTGCTTCGACCTCGTGCCCAAACTGACGAGCAGCCTCGGCGACAATCTGAGCGCGGGAAAGAGTGCTCTCCATTGCGCTCTTCACAAGGTCCTGAAGGCCCGGACGCGGCATGAATTCATTGGCCATTGAAATCTCCTTGTGCGCCAGCTTGGGCAGGGACTCGAGACCCCGCGGTGGCTGCGCTTTGGCTTGTTCCCCGAGTGAGGGTACTTCCTGTGCGCCAGTGTTGGCGCGAGAGTATGTGGTACGAGGGGACGTCCCGACTGGACCTTTCTGGCCCGGAGCCGGAGCGTTCCCAATGACGACAGGAGCCGACGGCGTGGCGGCGGCCTGAGACTTCGTCTCGTCCACCAAAGCTGAGCCTAACGCTGCTGCTTGTTTCCACACCATCAGCTCCTTACGGCTCAACCGCCGAAGACCTCTTCCCAATTGACGGGAGCGCCGATGCTCTCGAGGAGCTCCAGCGAACGAACGTGAAGGGCGGCGTTCGGGTCGTCCACGAAGGCAACCTTCTGGCTGTCCTGCACCTGACCGAGCGTGAACAGAGCGTTCAGACGGTCGGTTGCTTCCTGAACGTCGTAGCCCGCTTCGGCTGCCATCTTGATGGCGTTCTCTGCTGCGAGGGTGTCGAAAGCCGAAGCTTCCTTGTCCTTGCCACGGGTAGCCGCGTACGCACCACCAGCAACGCCAGCTGCGCCAGCGCCTGCCGTCAATCGACCTGCGAGACGCTTGTTGGCGACCGTTCGGTTGACGACGTTCTTCTCAGCACCAAGGGAGCTACCTGCTCGGTTGATGCCCTTGAGAACCTTGTCGCCCAGCGACTGCGATGCACCGCGCTCTGCCTTTGCGACAGCGTGAACAGCACCCTTGGCGCGACCAGAAGCCTTGCCCGCGACGTCCTTCACGGAATTGAGAGCCTTCTGAGCGAACTCACCAGCGCCGGCGGACTTCTCGATTTCGTTCAGCTCGCGGACGAACGAGTGAGCCATGACCTGGCCCATGAGCTCTGCCTCAGCAAGCTTGGCCTGAGCCTCCTTCTGCTGCTCGAACTCGGCGAGGGCAGCAGCCTGGAGGGCAGCAGCGGCCTTTTCCTCTTCCTTCTCCTCGTCCTTCTTCTCGTCCTTCTTCTCGGACGGGGGAGCCTTGTCTTCGTCGCCTTCCTCGTCATCCTCGTCTTCGTCTTCCGAAGCGAGCTTCGGCATGACTTCGCTCCAAAGGGCGTTGACCTGGTCGGGGGTGAGCTTGGTCAGGTCCACGCCGTTGTCGGCAGCGACCTTCGCGAACAGCTCCATCTGGGCGACCTTGGCTGCGGACTCGTCGGGGGCAGCTTCACCAGCACCACCTGTGCCGTACATCTCTGCGAGAAAATGGTTCATCTGGATTCTCCTGTGATTTCTTGCGTGAAGACTGCCTAGAAGAGTGACGTGTCTGTGAAGGGGCTAAGCGCCCTTCTCACGTTGGCAGTTTGATTGTTGGTAGATACTACCTCATCGGAAACGAGAAGAGGAGGCAAGTGTGCTTCCTTCAAGTACGCAACCGTGAGGTCAGTAAACAGTTGCTCCGGCGGGGCAGAGGCGAGCTTCAGCACACTCTCATCTTTCGGAGCTGCTGAGGGAAGTACATCCTGCGCTGTCGCCACCATGTTCATGAGCTCTTGCCGGTAACCGTTATACGCAGCACTCATCTTACGGAGTTCTTCCGTATTAAGGGAAGAAGGCGCTTCTTCTCCCTCATTCTTGGTAACTACAACACGAGTAGAAGCAAACGGTGCTAAAGCAGAACGACCTGCAAGAAGCGGCATGAGCATGCGCGCAAGAGAAGGCATGAAACCAGAAGAACCGCCGCCACACGGGCAGGAGCTCACTTCCTCTACTCGAGGAAAGACCCTGTTGGCCGCCGCAAGTTCATTGGCCAAATCACTCTTACCCAAACGAATTAGAGTGATGCGCTGAAACTCTTTAGGCTTCAGCACGATGCCCATCGCTGCTGTAGTTCCTAGAGCCTTCTCTTCAGGAACAGCGCTCAGCGCCTGTATTGCCGACTCAGGCAAGTCTTCGTCGCTCTTCTCGAGAAGCGGAACAGCAACATCCGCAGGAATCTCTTTTGTAATTTCGCTCAGCTTGTCTGCAGCAGACTTTCCGAACAAATGACGCACAGAAGAGTCCGTAACACTCGCTACTTTTGCGAGCTCGTCCGAGGAAGATTGTGGACCGAAGGACACAGCAGCAATCTTCTCGCCCGCCTCAGCGCTGGGGACGTACCGTGAGTCCCCTCGGCGAACGATGAAGACCATCGTCTTGGCGGTACGGTCAGCACCGATGAAAACAAAGCTGATGTCGAAGAACCGGGGATACGGGTTGTAGACCCAAACCTTCCTGCCGTCGGGCAGGATGCGGTTCATGTGGTTCTTCGTGTACTCGTCGTAGTCGTTGCGGGTGATGCTCAGCCCAGGAATGCCTCGGCCGGTCTTCTCTTTGAGCTTCTTATGGAACTCTAGGGCCGCGAGGCCGGGGTACTGGTGCTTCTTGGGGTCGAAGGTGTCGAGAGCCTCTCGGTACAGCTTCCAGTCGGTCGCCACCGAGCTGAGGTCGTAACAGACCTTTGAGCCCATCGAGACGTCGGGAAACATGCCGGAGCTCAGCTTGTCCCACACGCTGATGCCGCCGAACTTGACGCACTTGTCGTGGTCAACGCGGCAGACGAGCTCGACACGCTTCATGCCGTCGTTCCAGACGGCCATCTCCACCTCACCGTAGGCCCGGCTCGGGTCCTTGTTCCGGTGGTGAAGGTACGGGTAGGCGTTGTAGAAGGTGGGAAAACCGTAGGTCCAGTTCTTCCCCAGAGCCTTGTCGACCAGCGGGTCACCGGTCCATCCCGGGGGCTTGTGTATGAGGCCTGCTTCTTCGAAGTGGTCCCCGTTCACGTTCGAGCCGTAGTACTCGCCTGCACCCATGGCGTTGACGAGAACGTACTGAGAACCTGGTCGAGGCTTCAAGTTCGAGATGTAGAGGAGCACTTCAGGAAGCAGCGAAGCCGACGCGGTCTTTTCGAAGACAGCATCGGCAGGGCCGAAGAGAGGAACCGCGGCATAACCGCGGTCGCTCTCAGATAAGAAAGTACTCAGTTTGTACATCAGAAACGCCGCTCAAAACGCACGGGCCCAAACTCTGTCCCAACAGAGAGGCCCAAGCCTGCCTCAGACAAGGGAGACGGGGGCTTGAGAGAACCTGCCAGAATCATCCCCGCGCCGCCAGGAGACTCCATCATGCGCCGCATCATGGCGCTGGCCACGATGGGGTCGTTGCCGTAGGTGGGGTTCATCTTGCGAAGCGATGTATACGCCGTGTTGAAGAACTTGGGGTTGTCGGCACGCATCTGCTCGAGCTCTGGGTCGAGCGACATCATGGCGTTGTAGTCGCGTCGCGCGGTCGCCGAGCTCACCAGTTTCTTGACACCTGCCGCAACACCAGCGGCGGCACCGGCTGCACCGGCAGTAGCAAGGCCTGCTGCAATGTTGCCGCCGAGCGGTGTGTTGCCGAAGGACTTCAGACTGCTGAGAAATCCTGCCTCTTTGCTCATGAGTGCTTCATCGAGAGGGTTCATAGTGCCTCAGTACTGGCCTTCCATGGCCAACTGATTTTGGTAGACCATGTTCTGGTGGGTGTAGGGAACGCGTGCTAGCGCGAAGTTCTTCGCGGTCTGAAAAGCGGGGCTGTACCTTGCGCGCTCGCGCATGTCAGCGACGGCGAGAAGTCCTGCCAGAGTAGCAGCGGCGTGCGGGGTGTATGTGATGCCCTTTTCGACGGCGTTGGCGGCGGTCTGGGCGCCCCGAGAACCAGTACCGAGGAGAACTTCTCCTAGAGTCTTGGTGCCTTTACCTGCGGACTCACCCGCAGACCGGAACGCCCTTGTTACTTTTGGGAGGACGCCTCCACTATCAGCGACCCGCTTGAACACACTCGCGGTCTTCTGCGTGAAGTCCTGCATAGCGTCTCGAGCCTGAATGAGCTCCGCGCGAGCAGCGCGTGTCTCTGCAAGCTTGTCGAGCGTCATGCAGAAGAGGGCCATGGAGCCGACCAGAGGATGGCTGGAGTTCACGTGACCAACGTGCGCAGTCTTCTGGAGAGAGTCACCGACGTCATCGAAGCCGGCGAACACCCCATCACGGACCAGGCGAGGGCTGATGTGGGAGAAAGCTACCTTCACATAGTCGGCGTCAGGAACAACTGACTGCCAGGCCGTCAGAACGTGCCCGAGCGGGATGCCTTCCAAGCTCGCCTGCTTCACGTGCTGGTACACGTCGTCGAGGCTGTCGTGGAAAGCACCCTCGAGCTCGGTGAGCTCTGCGGTCAGATGGTCAACTGCGCCGGCGAGCTTGTCGCTCGTGGCGATGGCGGGAGCCAGAGGGTCAGCGAAGGGCAGCGCCTCTTCTTCAGAGGCAAAAGCCTGCTTAAGCGCCTCTTCTGCGGGGTCATTGTCGAGGAACGGGATGGGCTCAGCACTGCCGACCTTCACACCCTTGAAGCCCAACGCACCCAGCATCTTGACCTTGTGCTTTGCCTCTCCTTGGCCGAACGGGTCGTAGCCCTGATAGGGAGGGAGCTTGTAGGAGCGCATGACCTTGCCGTGCATGTCGCCCGCGATGTCCCCAAGGGTGGGGCCGAACTCAGAGGCGGCTGCCGTCTTCTCCTGCCCGCCCAGCGTGTGCGCCCGCGCCGTCTTGGTCCCGGGAGGAAGGCTGTAGTCGGCCAGACCACGGTCGAACACCGTTCCGCCACCACCATCGTTGAGGTCCCTAAGAACCTCACCGGGGTCAGCAGGCCCACCGTGGAAGTCGACGTAGCGGCTCGAGCCTTCCTTCTTGTGCTCCGTCAGGAACGCGTCTGTGTTTGTGAACTCGATGACCCGTCGAACCTGCTCGGGCGATAACCCTGCATGTTTGATGGTATCGACCACAGCTTCATTCAGACTCTTGCAGGTGCCGTCGATGTACTTCTTCGCAGCACACTTCCCCAAAACCTCGAGCTCTTCACCGGATTTGGGTGGAGCATGTGACTGCTGCTCCAACAGAATAGATGGTAGGTCGTGCATCTGAAGGCCTCTCAGTTGTGCTTCAAAGAAATACCATGCAAAACAGCGTCATGGGAAGTGTATCAGGTATCCCCAAGGAGGAAGTGGCGGAAATTCTGGATGTGTCCGAGCGTAGCGTCGAGAAGATGATGCGCAAAGGCACCCTCCGAATCGTAGGAAGAACCGGGCCTTTCAACGCCCCGCTGTTCGACCCTGAGGAGATTGCGGCCCTGCGGGAGGTCCGTGAGCGGGAAATTTCCTTGCTGGCCACCACCGAAACAGCTGAGCAGGCCTGGGCGGCCGCGAGGGTCGCACAGCGCAGAGTCGAAGCTCTCGAGAGGCTGCTCGGTATGCATGTCTCTCCAGCATACCAGCTCGACGCGGAGAGCATTCAAGCCCTGCACGAAGAGGCCTACCAGGCACTGGCAAAAACCATCAACGGCGAAGAACGCGTCACTTACTGGGCAGACATCTTTGGCTCTCTGTGTGAGCAGTACTTTCTTCGGGTCGCGTCGGTGACCAACGACAAGGAAGAACCGTGGCGTGTATACAACGACCTCGTCACCCACCTGCTGAGGTGCCAGAACGCTGAAGACATGGCGTATAACCCTGCGGAGGTTCTTGCCTATCGGCGGCTCAATGCTGCCAGGAAGACTCTGCGTAACGCTATCTTCATGTATCACATTCAGAGGTACGGAAAGCGCGCGGCCATGCGCGCCTTTGAAGCGGACTTCGCGGGAGAGAATCATCGCATCACAATGCTGGCCATAGCTGCTTCAAAACACAAGGGCATGCGCTCTCAGCAGTAGGCTGTTCTACGCAAAAACCCCAGTAAACATGGTATAAGAATATCGAGGAAACACCTCGGTCAAGCCTGGAGAATATCGTAGCTGTGGGACCTAAGAGCCCCACACGCACGTAAAACCAGAACCCCGAGAAAAGCGCCTCCTGAGATGCGGCAGCGAGTCTGCGACGTAACTGCATCCCGAACCACCGCGAGACTAAAGGTGGACTTGCTTGAGGCACAGTAGGCAAAACTCTCAAGCATAAGTGTGACCTGTGGGAGAAAAGTAACCGAGTCATCGGTTGCTTTTTCTCTAGCCCTGAATCAGTAGTAGGTCCCGCCTTGGTCAATAGGACCGGGCCAGTTCTCTCGCCGACGACCGTGCTGGTCTTCCGTATCTGGCGTGATGATGTCGGGACGCGGGTAGTCGAACATGGAAGCCAGGAAGCAGTACAAGACCGAATGCATGGTGTCGTCCGGCTTATCCACACCGTGCTTGTACTGAATCATGTTCAGCTGAGCGTTGTGCTCGCTGTAGATGTTGAGCATGTCCTGGCCGTACGGGTCGTGCCACTCATCCCACTTGGGGAACTCGAGCTTGCCTTGTTTCACGGCGTTGAAGACGTCGCTCATCACCTCTGTGCGGGACACCTTGTACCGAAGTAACTTGGGGTCCCACTTCACCTTGCCGCCGGAGCTGCGAGCCAGATACTGGAACTTCTTGAGCTTGAGTGCTCCGAACGTCTTGGCGAGGATGTAGTTCTGATTGAAGCCTCCGCCGTAATCAGAGCCTACGAACTTCACATTGAAGTACCGAAGAATCTCGATGATTTTCTTTATCTGTACTTCAGGGTCAATCTCTTCGCCGGTGAAGCGATGCGCGTAGAAAACGCGGAACTTCATACCCACGTAGGTGCCGAGCGTCAGGAGCGTGTACGAGTGCTCTCCGGTCCCCCAATCCAATCCGGCGTAAATGGGCTGCGCGTGGCTCTGTTCTTTGTACCACCCAAGCTCCATCATGGTGACGTCTGGATTGCAGACATCCTTGAGCTGTTGGGTTGTAAGCGGTCGCAGCCCTGAGTCGTAACTGATGCCCAGGACCTCGTTGTAGAACTTCTCTCGAGAGTAGTTCTCGTAGTTGTAAAGGATGTCCTTCTTCCAGTTCAGCCACGGAACCATCAGCTGAGGGATGCGGTAGCTCTCCCACGGAACATCGCCCTTCACCATGTTGGCCCATTGGGCCCGTTCGTCCATCGGGTTGATTTGCTTGCCGCACTTCTCGCAACACAGCCAGTTCTTGCCGATGTTCTTCTCGCCCAGGACGTTCCAGTGGTTACAGGCATTGCAGGGAACAACCCATTCCCCCTGCGTGCTGAGGTTGGCCCTGTAGTACTCAAGGTGATTGTCCAAGGACTTGGGCGTGCCTGAGTAAATCTCCCGCTTCAGCGACTGCGGTGCGTGAGACAAGCACTGCTGCATGACAGGAACGTTGTCCTGCAGGATGTCCTGAAACTCATCGATGGCCAGCAAGTACGCCGGGATACCGCGCGTGCGGTCGGCGTTCAGGTACGCGTAGCGCAGCGTTAGCTTACTGCGGTTGACAAGCTGCTTCTCGAGAATGTTCTGCGAGAGCATCGTTGTCGTGAACTTAGACAAGACAGGGCTTGTCTCCATGGGCTCACGAATACGGTCAGAGCTGAACGTCTTGGTCTGCGTCATCGACGGCGAGACGTACAGAGCCCTGTACCCACTAACTAGGCACATGTAGCTGAGCATGATGTTGCCCAGCAGCGTGGACTTCTCCACCTGACGACCGCAGAACAGAAGCAAGCGCTTCGCTGGCGTATCGTAGGGGCGAATCATGTGCCGGCGACCGTCGAAGGTAAACCGGTCCATGACGACCCGTTCGTATTCCTCGCCCTCCTCGGTGACGCCACGCTCTGTCTTAGGCATCCAGAACGCGTATGACGTGAACTGTGACGGCTTCAAAGCCGGCAATGCTTTGAGCTGTTTCTGCTTCTTCTGTAGGAGACGCTCGTCTTCGACTATCGGACTTTCCGGATTCCAGGTCGATGTCTCGTCCCAGGTATCGTCCCAGTCGTCTTCGTCGTACAGTTGTTCAGCAGCTCCCATGTACCCTCCCGAACTCTGCAGCGATATCGAAGCTACTCTTCACAGACTTGGAGAGTCGCTCGAGCGCGCAAACGACAACCTGACAGGACAGACTGCTGTATGGAGCACAGAAGAGGGAGACCATGCGGCGTTTCGATTGCGTTCAAAGATAGCCAGAGAGGCACGCCCCTTCGTCAGGGGCTACGTGCGTCAGTACATGAGGGAAAGTGGGTGGGAGGTAGACCAGATTAGTTTTCCAGCGTACCGCCTAGAGTTCACGTTTCGTTGGGTCGGGAAAGCGCGGAGTCCATCTTCTGAAGAAAGACCTCGAGAAGCTTCTGCGGGTCCATCGAAGAAGCAAAACCGCGGGCGGCAAACCACCAGCTAGCTACCTCCTCGGTGTACTTTGCTACAACACGGGGATACTCCACCTCGAAGAACTCCTGAGCGACAGAGCTGAGTACATCAGGGAAGGTACCGCCCCACCATGCGCTCCACGCCTTTTGCTCACGCACATCCATAGCCCCGACGTTCAAGTTTTTCGGGAGGTAGAAGTGCACCACCAAGTCCGCATTGACAATGCCGTACTCTGCGTAAAAGGACTTGAAGCTCTTCTGGGTGAAACGAGGCACAGCCTTCGCTACGTCATCCACAGTACCCTCCATCAAGCCTTCTGTTTGCAGGAGCTTTACAGCCTGTTCTTCGGAGACACCACCAAGAGCAACTTGTCGTTCATTCGTCATCGGACACTATCCCCTCAGCCGTTACTTCAATGGGCTGCAAGTCAACGGTGTGATTACCGCCTGACAGTTGAGCTATGTATGGCACCTGCGAGTTGTCGGTGGCAAGAGCCAACGTCTGAAGCTCTCTTTGTAGCGAGGCATCAGGACTGCCTAGCTCGCTTTTGAGCTCGCTCATCATCTTACCGACCATAGACCAGTCGCGCGCCTCTTCCGCGCTGTTCTTGCCGAAGCCGCTGAGGGCTAGAATGTGCACTCGGTTGATTGCTGCTGCTTGTGTGCTGGTCAGCACCCGGTTGAGGTCGAGCTGGTTGGGCATGTACCCGTAGCGCATCCCGGTCATGACCCCCGTGAGGTCGGGCAAAGCTTGACGGGCAGCAATCCGCCGAGGGTCTGTACCTGCCGCTAGCTTCAGAGCGCTGCGCATCTGGTCGTCATACTCATCACTCTGCGAATCAACAAAGTCTGTTCTGAACATCAACAAGGCCTGAATCTCCGTGCTGTCCACCAGGTCCGTGTCGTAGAAAAAGAACTTGTACCGGTTCACCGCCTCCACGGTACAGGCGCGCCACAGCTTCGAAAGACGGCGCGCAATCAGGCCTGGAGGGTCATGCGAGATGAGCATGGCCTCTACAATTTCTTTTGCTCGAGGTTCTTTCAACATGCACAGCGCTTGTTCCATCGCCGCATCAGGGAAGAACAAGTAGTACAGCTTGTGTGCTGTGATGAACCGTTTCGAAGGAAGATGGAACTCATCGAAGGGCTTGAACGGTGTCGGTGGACGCAAGCCTTCGCGCAGCTTGATGAAGTACTTAGGGCCGATGAAATCGAGCTGCAACTCTCGCAGCCTCGAGATAATGACTTCATCTTTGTACTGCTCTGGGTGAACCAGAAGGTACTGGATGTACTTCTCGCAAGGTGAGTGCCGAATCATCGTTCCTCAACATGTACCACCTTGCTGCAATTCTCAAGAGGCACAAGTTGAGGAAATCGGTCAGTTGCCCTGGAAGGCCAGCACTTTGAGGCCTTCGATAGCCTCTTCTGTGGAGCGTACGGCGCGCTCGAGGGCAGAGGCCGGTACGTCTGAAAGCCCTACACGAGCAGCCAGAAGAAGCTCACACATCTTGGATTGCGCGTCCTCGAGCGTGGGCAGATAGCTGACGTACGTCATGATGTTCTCGGGATTGATAAACCCGAGGGACAAAACCGCATCGACAGCCGTCGGGTCTGGGATGACGGCCGCCTCCTTGGTGAGGTCTCGCTTCAGAGAGGGAACCAAAGCAACGAACGCCCGAGCGCGTTCAGCTGCTACTTTCTCCTGCTCCGAGGCTGTGGTGATGGCGCGTCCAGTATGAATGAGCGCTGGGCCGCTGAGCGAGCTCGCCAGCTTGGACGTCATGTAGTCGTACCCCACACCCAGACCGGCCAGGAGGAACATGGCCTGGTCAAGAGAAACCCCCTGGGTCTCCGAGCTCGCCAGCTTGGCAACAGCCGGCCCGTCGAAGGAGAAGCAGTCGTGGTCACCGCGGACGACCACGTGGCTCTGCTTGGCTTCTTCCTGCGCAAGCTCCGGGTCTTCTCGGTCTGAACCTTCGTGCCAGTCCTCTGGGGAAGACTCGTTGCCGGTATCAAACCCAACCAGACCCACAATCTCCGCGGAACCAAGTGGGGTCCACTGCCAGGAGACTGGGATGAGCATCTTGCCTTCGGGCGTGCCTAGAACGGACTGGATGTTCGGCTGCACACTCACCTCGATAGGGCGTCCGTCGAAGGTGACCCCGTTGAAGGTGGCAGGCTGTCCAGGCATCGTATAGGAGCCGTTCAGTTCCAGCGGAATTGTTGCGACGAGCTTCCCGTCCTGCCCGTGACTGAAGAAGGCACCTGCGCCGCCGGGGCGCGCAGTCGGTAAACTAGCGCTGTCGCCTGCGGAGAGACCCATAATGTCGGGCTGCACAGCCGTCTGAGAGCCGTTCGAGAACAGCGACAAGGGCAACATGGTCCCATCGGTGTCTAGCAGATTGGTGACAACCACGCCGATGAGCTCCTTCTTGGTCTCGTCGTCGACGGTTACCTTGTAGACGCCTGGGGCGGTGATGGGCGCCGGCACAGGTACCTCAGCAGCGGATGGGCCCGCCGAGACCCCCGTACCCTCAGACATGGTGACCTGCCCGGCCTCATCGGCCGCAAGCGCCACCTTCTCCCCGTACTGACGAATCACATCCCGTCGCGAGAGCTCGCGCGTCTCAGGTCGCCAGTAGGCGTGGTTTGCGGTCTTAACCAAGTACCCACTGGCCGTCTTGGTCAGCTGCGTAACCGTGGGAGGGATTGCCCCTTCGAGCGCCGAGGCGCGCTTCTCCACGGTGAAGGGCTCATTTCCCGCCAAGACCGACAACGGGCCAAGGATGGCTTCTCGGTTTCGGCTGTAGGCCGCTTGAAGGCTCTCATCGCTTCCGAGCTTGTCGAAGAAGCTATTGATATCGGTCTGGTTGTACGAGGAGAATGTTGCGCGCAGAAGAGAGCTCGTCTTCTTGAAGGGCACGTACCGGAAACCTGCGTCCTTTGACTCGAGCTCTTTGATGCGCTGCTCGTCAAAAACAGAAGCCGTCTTGGTCTTGCCTCCGAGAAGATACGACTCAAGACTGCCCGCCGAAGCATTCTTGCCCATCGAACCGCCGATGGAGATACCGCCGCCACCGAAACCGTAGTTCTGCCGATAGGGCGGGTACAGCTGGCCAATCATCGACTGGTCGCCAGGGGTCTGGCTCGTCACGTCGAACATCTGCGGGCGGAACAACGAAGTGCGCAAACGACTCTCCGTGAGGGGAAGAACCTTGGCGGTGTCGTTCACGAGCAGGTCAAACGGCGAGAGCTTGCGCTCCTTGATGATGAGGGGGATGCGTACCGAGCGCACACCCGTTGCCGCCATCATCGCAGGGTCTGTGCCGTCCTGCGCCTCACTGCGAATAGAAAGTACAACCTGACCGATGCCGTAGCCTCGCTCAGAGTCGACCTTCTGCATTTCCACACTGGGGTCAAAATCAGCGATGTACGGGACCTGCTTGTAGAGCTCCTGAAGCACCTCATGAGGCCACTGGTTGGGGTCCTCGCTAAGGTCCACCTCAGCAGAGAGCTTCTCGAAGACAACATCAGGCTGGATAAACAGGGGTTCGGTCATTTCATCCTCACGTGGGTACGCTGATTATGGCACCGAATTGTGCCTGAAAAGAAGGGTTCTTCCCGAAGACCAAAACACCGTAGGTCGGGTCGGTTGGAAGCAGTACTTGGCTGTCTGCTGAAAGACCTCCGCTCAGCACCTCGGAGGACAGCCAGCTGGACACGTTTTGCAGCTGAACGTTGCTGAAGGAGATGGCGAAGAAGGGCCCTACGGGCAGGGACGCATTCAGCATCGCAGCTGCCTGTATCGCCGGAATCTTTACCGCGAGAGCAGCTTTGATGAGAAGCTGCAGCCCTCCCAGCTGTATCTTGAGAGCAGCTCCGAGGGCTACTGTTGCGCTCAGCTCAGCGCTCAGCCCAATACTTATCGGAGGGATGCCTAAAGAAAGAGAAACAGACAGAGCGACCTGCAGCTGCACTAAGGCGGCGATAGCTGCTGCAAGCTGCGCTGCTGCTCCCAGATTGACCGTGAGCGCCAGCTGAGCCTGAGCAGCCAGTGCGGCATTGAACTGGGCAGCAAGCGTGGCCTGAAACGGGCCAAGCCCTAAAGCAAGAAGAGCGTCTATCTGTGCGCACAAAGGGTTCAAGAAGGCAACCGCAGCCGCGGCACCAACATTGAACTCAGCGAGCGTGATTGCTCTGTATGCGTCAGGTATGGCCATCAGACTAGAATGGTTGGATTGCCTGAGAGTACTACACCCTCAAAGACACCCGCCATGATGGTGATTGGTTGTGGTGTAGGTGTCGGTGGAACAATAGCCTGTGCAATGATTCCTGGGGGAGTAATTGCTACCTGTACACGGGAACCAACGAATGCCACAGCCTTTGAGCCCCCGTTGAGTACAACGTTCCCGCCAGCAGTACCTAGCTCTGCAAGACTTCCGCCAAACAGCTTTAATGCGTCTTTGGCGTCGATGGTGATGGTTTTCTTCCCGAAGATGTCAGCATTGTCGTCGATAGTGATTCGGAGCTTCTTTTTGATGCGAAGGTCTACAGACCCCTCAAAGCGCGCCATCGCGCTACCGTTACGGTCGAAGAACATACGAATTTTCACATCACCAGCCGTGGCGTGGAACTCACCGGCGTCAGTCTCAAAGCCGTCCTTTGACAGAACAAACTCAAACACAGTATCGGCATTCGTGCCGATGTTAAGCTGATTCAAGTTCGACGTCTCACCGGCGTCCCCTGTAGGCTCGGGCACAGGGCTACGTACATACCCCATTGCGAAGCGAATATCTGCGTACGCGTCGTTGGCGTATATGCGCTGAGTGTGCCGATACTCACCTGTCGGGTTCTTGCTTCCTCTGTCCTGCACACCCCAGTTCACAGAGCCGCTACCGTTGTAGTGGTTGTAGTTCTGGCTGATGTCCGTCACCAGATTGTTCAGCGGAATACAAATACGCTGCGCCAAAGGACTGGCACCAAACTGCGCCACACCACCTCGGTGCAGAATCATGAAGTTACCGTCCCTGCCTTTGCTGATGATGTCGCCAGGCTTTGGCCGCTGACGTCCTCCAGAGAACGAGTAATCCTTGGACCCGCCCTCTGTTCCTCCTCGAGGAGCCGTTCCAGCAGGGGCCTCAGGAGTGCTGGTGTCTTCTAGCGTCTCCATCGGCATGATGAAGCAGAGGACACACGGAGGAGAGCCATCTGAAGGAATGAGTACCTGGCACTTCGCGCCCACCTCCGGGACGCAATAGCTGCCCTCGCCACCCGTCGAATGCAGGTAGGGCTGACCCACCTGGACGTCGAGCATAGTCCGCTGGTCAAACACAGACTGAACATCGATGGTCCAGTTAGGGAGGTTGACGTTGAATACGCGCGCCTCCACGACGTGTGCCGGGACCATGCCCTCTGGCTGCGTCCAACCAGTACGCGCAAAGCTTGTCCAGTTGAAGGGGTTGAAATGCCCCTCTGAGATTCCTTTGACTGCCATTCAGTACGACCACGTTGGAAGGTTCTTGATATGGGGTGGCGCGAAGGGGTCTTTGTGTTTCTTCGCGATACCGAACTCTGCCCCGTAGGCTGCTCCTGGAACCGGGTGCATACCATGCAGGTCGGAGATAGAACCTTCTGCCGCGGCTTCCGTCAACGTCTTGGTGAGCTGCGCGTAATTCAGCTTCGCCATCCAGTCATCGTGAACCGTCAAGGGCGCCACATCGACACCCTTCAAAATAGGGGAATAGCTCACAGGGCGCTTGCCAGCCTTTGTGAGCTCTGCGTTCAGGGCCCGCATCTGAGACGTAGGCTGATACTCTCCTCGAAGGATGTTCTGAGCATCTCCAGGGCTACGTACGCGAGAAGTGTTGCTCAGTGCCTTCACAACCGTCTCGATGTGCTGCCGTCGAACACCTTCATCCTTGTAGATGCCGTGAAGCTCGTTCGTGAGAAAGTTCTGAACCTTTTCGATGTTCCTCGTCGCCTTGTATAGGTCGTGCGGGTTCACGAAAGAACGTGTCGGGTCGCTGAGGGACTGTCCCGCCTCTACGAACGCACCCACCTTCGGTGGAGCCCAGCCAGGAGGCGCCACGCCAGGAAGCGTCGTCGTCAAGGTACGGCCTGCGCGGTCCTTGGGTACAAAGTGCTTCTGCCCAGCAATCCAGATGTTGGTGCCGGTCCGGTCCTCCTGCACCTTCTCAATCTTACCCGAGGTCATAGCCAAGGAGGCTGCGTCAGGAATCTTCTTCGGCAGTGCCGTGAGCTGCTTTGTGCGGTCAAAAGCGCCGAGCACACCAGCCCCGCCGGTAGACTTCACACCACCAGAGTGGAATGCCTTCAAAGCGAGCTGAACAGAGCGCTCACCAAGAGACTGCGCCGACAAGATACCGAGGTTAGTACCGACGTCGTAATACTTCCCGGTGGGGCTGATACCTGCACAGTGCTGGCATAGACCCTTGCCGTGCTCGCATTTCAAAGAGGAACGGACAACGACCTGTGCACCCTTGTCGAGCTTGCGAATCTGCCCGACCACATCAGGAGAAAGAACAGTACCCTTCGCAAACGTACGTCCTTTTACCTTCAGGTCGGACGCAAGTTCTCGGTCATAGACATCCTTATCTGAGACAGAAAGACCAACGCCGCGCTGCGTGCCGCAGTCCTCGTCGCGAATCTGCAGGTTCATGGCCGTGTTGATGAGCTGCTTCGAGAAGTAGCCAGGGTCCTGGACCTCCTGCACCTTCTGGATAGAGCCCTTACGAGCACCGCTGGACTGAATCCAGTAACCCGCCATATCGAGACCTTCAGAGTACGACTTCGTGACAGGCATGGGGATGGTTCGACCAGACGCGTCTTCGAGCAGCATCGGGGCAAGCTTCAGCTGCTGGTACTGAGACATGCCCGGCTTAATGCCTGCGTCGTACATCTTGAACAAGTTGTCAGGCTTCTTCTTGGCGGACTCGACGTGCGCCTTCTGCATCTCGGCAGTAGCCTTGGTCCACTCTTCCACCGCACGAGCCTCCTTCTGGCTCTTCGTCAGATTGGAGCGGTTCACCATGTCGACACGGCGCTGGGTCGCATTGACAATCTTGTCACGAACGGCCTTGTCCGGGGCGAGGTCATCGAGCCCGAGGCTGTGCGACCCAATAGGAAGCACAGCAAACTTTCCCTGCTCTGCTGCATCAATAGCGCCCTGACCCACGTGTATAGTCGGGTGCTTGAGACGCACCTGGCCGTACGAGGCATCAAAGCCGTAATCCTTCAGACGATTTGCTGCATCAGCAAAACTATCCGGGTGGTTCTTTGCAAGGTCCCCATACAGCTGATTCACACCCTTCTTGTTCATCACAAAGGAATGGTCATGCAGCATCTTGTCCTGCATCGACTTAGGGAGAGCGTCCGCAAGAAGAACACGGCCAGCAGTAGTCTTCCCGTACCCGCTGATGTTAGCAAGCTCGTCGATGCTGAGCTTGCCTGCTTGTACTGCCTTCATGGCATCTCCCGCACTCTTGAAAGACTTGCTTCCCGAGCCCTGGACTTGTGTCATCTTGTACAGACCGAGCGAGCTCTCGAGAGAAGGAGCATGGGCCACATGCCCCGAGGCCGCGTTGAACAGGTTGCGACTCGGCATCATGCCGCGCGCCTCCTCTACGGCCTCGTTGCTGATAGGCACGTACATGCTCATTGTGTCGCCGTCGAAGTCTGCGTTGTACCCGCCCACGACGAGGGGGTGAATCTTGATGGCGTTGCCTTTAACCGGTCGTGCGTTGAAGGCCTGGATACTGTGCATGTGCAGCGCGGGGTCTCGCTTCATCAGTAGAGGCCGCTCTGCCGTGACGGCCTCAAGGGCCTTGAAGATGCCTTGATTCTTGATGGCATTCTTGTCTCGAAGCATCTCCTGTGCCTGAAGTGGGGTCTGCGCCACGCCCATGTCAGTCATCTTCTTGATTACGAACGGACGGAACAACGTGAGTGCCTTGGCAGCTGGAACACCGACATCGTCCAGGTTCATGGCAGGCTCAGGCACGATGGTAGAGCGCATCGTCATGTCCTGCTTGCGCGACATGAGCGTCTTCTGGAAGTAACCCTCCTTCGGGATACTTCCGTGAATCATACGAAGGATACCCTTCGGCTTGTCCTCATCACGCTCCGCGGCGCTTTGCCCAACGCCAACCAGTGCGCGGAGTCCGTCGTACATGCCCTGGCGCGGCACCTTCATGTCCGCATCCCCGATGCCGATACTCTCGTAGCCCTTGAGCTCCTTGAGCTTATCGTTGACCTCGGCGAAGCTCTTGTAGAGGCCGTTGATGTCCTCCCAGCGAACATTGCCGTCGTTCATGATGCTCGGCTGGCGCATCGCTGGAGGAATGACCGGAAGCTTCGTGAGCACGTAAGCCTCGTCAGCACGAATGCCCTTGTCCTGCAGAACACTCAAGTACTTCACCCTCTTGAGGGCCGTGTCGAGCTTCTGCGTATTTGCTCCGTGAGCAAAGTCAGGAGAAATCTTCACGGCCTCAAGCTCTTTCTTTGCAAGCTCGAGCTCCTTGGCCACATCAACGTTCTTCAGAGCAGCAGCGATGCCGGCACCACCAGACAACCCTTTTCCGAGAGCCACAACCTGCCCCGTCTTGGGGTCGATAGCCTTGTCCCCGTTCACCACATCGGCGAACTGGTTCTTGTTCATCCCCAGAACCTTCTTGATAGGTTCCTCAAAGATGGGATTCGGCATGGGCTCCGCCAGGCTGAAGTGAGCCCACTTCTTCCCGTGAACGCCACCAGTCTTGGCCTCATCGAACAAGCCACCCTTGATGGGCTTCAGCTGCCCATCTTTGTCCGTCTTCGCGTACGTGAGGCGGCTTGGGTTAGACAGCTCGCCCGAAGACATAGCTTCGATTTCTTTGTCGGTGAGAGGCGTGAGCTGAATCTTGTTGCCCTTCTTCTCTACGTTGATGCCCGACGCCTTGAGCATGTCGGTGAACTTCTGGAAGGCGAACGTAGGCTTGGGTGCAGGAAGGGGAGCGCCAGTCTGAATGGCGTTCCACACGTCGTTGTGTTGAGACCTCCAGCGCTTGTGCTCGGGCGCGGGGTCCTCTCCCTGAGACTTCCAGGTCTGCATCTCGCGGATGTTCGCGGTGGCTCCGTGAGCAAGCAGGACGTTCATGCCGAGGTTACCCATCGACTGCGCACCGGCCTTGCCGCCACCCTTAGGGATGAGGTTGTTGTCGTAACCTTCAGCCTCTTCACCACGCAGCGCCATACCGCTTCTGACCGAGACCTTCTTGTCTACCTGATGCTGAAGCTTGAGCATGTGCTGCTCGCCGACGAGCACTTTGCCGAGAGACAAGCCGGTCTTCGGGTCAATGAGCTCTTCCTTGTCCTCGAGACCATGCTTCTTCAGTTCTTCTTTGGCCTTCTCAAGTTGGTCAACTCCGTACTCGAAGTTGTTCACGATGATGGGCTGCCCGGTCTTGCGCGCGACCTTGGACAGGGCCGTTTCAAGCACCTGACCAACGTTCATACGGCCTGGGATGCCAGCGGGATTGAGAGCCACCTGAATGGGCTGTCCGTCCTTTGTTCGAGGCATTTCAGCGTCAGGGATGACCTTTGTGACGATACCCTTGTTGCCGTAGCGACCTGTGATTTTATCGCCGACCGTCATGGGCTCGATGGTCTTTACGTGGACAGTGACCTCGCCCTTCTTGTTCTGGTGCACGCCTACAACTTCGCCGGCGTAGTCCTTGTCCCAGCGCAAAGACGCGTCAGTCTGCTGACCAGACAAGCTCTTACGCACACGCGCGATACCAGACTGGTCGTTGATGTTGAGCGGCCTCATCGCCAACACAAGCGGGTCACCAGGGTTGATGCGCTGACCTACCTGAACAATGCCGTCGGCACCTACCTTCTGTAGCTGTTCTTTCCTGAAAGCCTCAGGATGTTGCGCTGTGAACTTCTTGACATCGGTCGTGTCCGTAGGCTGCAGCTTCATGCTCGGCTTGTGCATGTGCACGCTCTTGAGAGCGTCCGCGGCCGACTCGCTGATGACCACGCCGTCTTCAAAGTTGTAGCCCTTGTAGGGGATGTAGCCGACTCGAAGATTCTTCCCGAGCGCGAGACTGCCGCCCTTTGTGAAGTTTGTATCGCCCACCACCTGCCCCGCACGAACGTGGTCACCTGGCTTTACAATGGGCGTGGAGTCCAGAACCGCCTTGGCATCGTTCAGCGGGAAGTTGTTGTACAGCGGAACCTTGTGGGTCTGCCCTTTGTCGTCTTTGACCACAATACCGTGCTGCTTGTCCGCCTTCACAACAACACCTGCAACAGGAGTTGTATGTGCAGAGTTACGTCCAACAAACTCTTCGAAGCTCTTGATGCCGCCTCTGCCTACGCCAGTACCCGCCTGAATAAGCGGCACATCCCGGTCCGCTAGCGAGATAGCCTGCTCAATGTGGTGAGTCGCGTAGCTGGCGCGGTTACCCGAGGTGTTGCCCATGAAGGGGATTAGGTTCGAGGTCAAAGAGAACGCCTGCGACGGGTGATACATCGCGTACTGCACGTCTTTGGACGAGACCTCTTCAATCTCATTGTCCTTTGAAGAGACTTTGATTTTGGCAGCGACAGGCACAGGTCGGCCCTTGTCGTCCCACTTCATCTGGTCAGGGAGCGCAACCGACGACGACATAAATGCCGCCGGACCGATAAGTTCTTTCTTGCCCGTTTTCAAATTATATACCGGAATTCGGGGCTCTTTTCCGACCTTCTTCACACCCATAGGCAAATGAAGGGTTACGCCGGTCTTTCCACCCTCTGGTGTGTGAAGTGGGTCGAGGAACCCAAAGTGCGACGGATTGATGTACTTCACCTCAGGGGTGATGCCGTGCTCCGACTGAATACCACCAGGGCCCATCACAGTGGTCTGCATCGAAGACGCAAGCATCTCAACCGGATTGATTTGGTCGGCGGTGCGCGCGGCTGAGTTCTTCTTGAACGTCGCCATGATGGGCTGTCCAAAAGAAGCCGTACGGAGGATGTCTCGAGGAGAGGTGGCCTTTGCGCTGTTGAGCTGCCGCTGAATCTTCGTGCGAATCATGCTCTGTGTGCGCCAGTCTGTCAGCTTGTCATACGCGTAGTCACCAACAGAGCGCAGGTCTTTGAACACAAGACTGTCGCGGTCATCCTCAGGAGCACCTCCCTGAATGTCCAGCATGCGCTTGGTAGCCCGCAGAAGAATGTCACCGTCTACGGTCGACGTGTTGCGCCCGAGCGTTTTCTCTACGGCGTCCGCGCGTACCTGAGAACCGAGCAGCGTCTGGCGTACGTACGTCGAAGCAGTTGTGGTGTCCGCGGGCATGCGCTTCTTGTCGGCCTTGTAGAAACGCGACAGAGCGGTAGCGGAGTTGCGTGAGTCCCTGTTCGCCTGAAGAATGTCCTTCCCCCACTGACGCTCAAGAGTTTCGTCGTCGATACCCATCGTCTTCAGGATGGGATAGGCGGGGATTGTCTTGGAACTGCCGCGCTCCATGAGAAACTGCTTGGTCTCAGGTTCGAACTTCAGGTTGAAAGACTTCTTTCCCTGAATGTTGAACTCCGACTTCAGCGAGCCGTCAGCTTTGCGCTGCGTGTAGATGCCGGGCTTCAGCTGCCACTGATTGTCTACCTGGTACTCCTGCCCGCCAACGATGTAGCTGTACCGGCGGGTGAGCACAGGGAGCTCACCAATCTTCATGCGCTCTGTTTGTTCTTTACCCGTCTGCTTATCCACGACAGAGACGGTCGCATAGATAGGACGACTGAACGTGCGCCCTTCTACCTTCGCCTTGTGCTGCTCGTCGAGGTCATCAGATGCGTTCGCCGCATCTGCAACCTCCAACCCCTTCAGGACGAGAGAACGGTCTCGCCCCTCGATGGGGAAGTTGGCCTTAATTCCTTCCAGGGTTCGGTTCTTGAACTCCTCGAAAGCCTCGTTGTGGTCCAGATGTGCCATGCGCCCGCCTATTGTAGCCTACCCCGGCCCAGGAATGCCCCGCAAGTACTGCAGATATCGCGGAATAAGAAAAGTGGAGCAGGAAGCTGCTTCAGAAAGGCCGCCATGGGCGAAGAAGACGAAGAGTACAACAATTCTGGGGCACAGATGGAAGCTGACATCGATGAGATGTACGGCGGTAGTGACTACGACACCGAGGAAGAAAAAGAGAGTTGATGTGGGCTCTGTTCTTTGCCGGCATAGTAAACGGCCTGGTGCTCGCAATACTGGAGGAACTAAGTGCTGCTGAATCCGAACGGCGCGCTGCCAATCCTCCCCAGTACGCACATCCTTACTGAGGACTTCGGTCTTGCGGGCACGCAGTTCGAAGACCCTGTAGATACTGGAAGAATTTGGACCATCCATCGCCTCTTTGCTCCGCTGAGCAGCAGAATGCTTGGGGGCATACGCGCGAAGGTCGTTGACAACAAGGGGTTCATATCTTTTGTGAACCAGCGCGACCTGGAGCTGCTGTTGGAGCTAGCCAAGCCAGGGGCGTGGTGTCCTTGGCTTGGTGCCTCCTACCCGTACATCAACGACACTGATGATGGGTGGATTGGTTTGTGCTGCGACAGCGTGGATTTGCTCGACGAGCTCCACGAGCACGAGCTGATTCTTCGGCAGCAGTACTTGGAGCACTATCAGTGTGGTTACGTACCCTCGGGCGTTGAGTACACAAGGAAAGTGCACAAGGAAGACAAGGTGGACTACGAAGAGTTGCTCACCTTTCTCTGGGACAAAGACCCAGAAACACAGTACGGCCCAGACGGCCGTTTCGAAACACTAGAGAGAAGGTGGTGCTCCGTCGAGCACAGAAAGGTTATATGGGACAGAGTGCTGTAGAAGCTTTTATGCACGGCACAGGTCACATCTGCGGGGACTGCGAAGAAGAGTTCCCATTCACCAGTATAGTGACCCTGATTCAAATAGTGCTTCCACAACGAGACAACGAAGGAAGACTTACCGTCACACCCTTTTCAGGAGCTAACGGTGAGTTCTTCTATGAGCCGCACTTCTACCATGACGGGTGTTGGGCAAAGCTCCAGGATACTCTGTTTGAAATCCTGGATGATGAAGGAGCCACACCAGTACCTGACCCATACGGGGTCTGCAAGTGTGTTATGTGTGAGAGTGACATTCGCCCCGGCGAGCCAACAGGCATGTCCACGACTGGGGAGTTTCACCGCTCACCTAGAAGCCCTGAAGGGGAGCCTTCTATTCACCTTGCAGAGTACAGGGACATGACGCAGTTCTTCTGCTTGTCGTGTATTCGTACCGTCAACGAGGACGTTATCGAGATGTGGCCTCACATCTCTTACGCGGGCGAATGCCCGATTTGCACATACGAAAGAAACTGGCGTACAGGAACGCCTTGCACCCACGACCACGAACAGGAAGAAGACGAATAATGGCTGTCACACTCGAGCAGAAAATCCTCGCAGCACTCTCAGTACCTCAGGTCGACCCCTTCGACCCGATGGGACCGAACTCCCCCACCTGCCGGTGGGGGCTGCCTCTAAACATTGTCGGACTCTCCGGTATCGGAAAGTCCCAGCGAGTAGGGGCTGCGGTACGTTCTTTGGGACTGCCCTTCCAGAAGGTGTTCCCCAGCCACAAGCAGCCTGAAGACTTCGGCGGTGCCATCGTACCCACGCCGGACGGAGTCGTTCTGGAGTGCATCCTGCCGCAGGCTCGAGCTCTAATGGCGGCCGGACAGGGCGTACTCTTCATCGACGAGCTCACGACGGCCCGCCCCGCTGTCCAGGGTCCCTGCTTGGGGCTAGTGGACGAACGAAAAGTAGGAGACCACCAGCTGCCTAACAAGGTCCGTGTTCTGGCAGGTATGAACCCTCCCGAGTACGCCGCCGGCGGGTTCGCCCTTGAGGCAGCCCTAGCAAACCGCTTCGTGCACATCGATGCCGGAAAGCCTGAGGTAGGTACCTGGGGAGATTGGATGATGGGACGCTCCATGAGCAGTCTTCCCAGCTTCCAGCAGGCGGAGCAGATGGTGAAAGACAACTGGCACCACCACTGGGGTCAGGTCCGTGCGTTGGTGGTCGGTTTCGTGCAAGCACAAGGAGCGAGTATGCTGCACAACCAGCCAACCCCAGATAGCGAGGAAGGTAGCGGGGCATGGCCTTCCCCGCGAACCTGGTACTTCGGTACCTGCGCTATTACGACTGTGCGCTGCCTGAACCTGCCAAAGGAGCTCGAGAACGAACTGCTCTTTGGCTGCATCGGCTCAAAGCATGAAGTCGAGTGGGTGGAGTGGTGCCAGAAAGCGGACCTTCCGCACCCGGAAGAGATGCTGCGCAATGGCTGGATTGCCGACTCAAAGCGTCTCGACATCACAATGACGGCCCTGAACTCTATGAGTTCTTGGCTTTGCTCGCACCCGGATGTGGTTACGCGACAAGCGCTTGCAGAAAACGCATGGAGCATTGTCCTCGACACGTTCGGAGCAGGTATGAAGGACATCGTCCTCCCCATTGCTCACGACCTTGCTGTCGCGCAGCTAAACCACAACAACCCCAACAAGGCAGCTGCTGAAGCTGCCAAGAAAGCCATGAAGACGATTGGAGTCATGGCGAAGTACGCAACAACATGAACCCCGAAGAATACGAACGAAAGGCCCTCGACCTCCTGGCGAGGGCCCGTATTTACGTCAAGAAGAAGGGGCCCTACTTCACTCGGCTGATTTACAGCTTAGTGCCTGTGCCGGTTCCGAATCTTGGGACCATCGCTGTCACCGACACGATGATTTTTCTATACGACCCAGTGCGGCTCGTAGACGACCCTGAGTTCAGTACACTGGATTCAGACGGTCTTCCGCGCAAGCTTGCGGGTGGTCTTGTTCACGAAGCGATGCACATCCTTCGAAATATGGACCGCATCAAAGAGCTTGCGACGATAGACATGCAGATAGCCAACATGGCGGCAGACATTCCCATCAACGATGACCTCGTTGACGCTGAGTGGGAGCTGCCGTCTTGGGCAATCTTCTCGCGTTCCTACGGCCTGCCGCGACATGAGTCCATGGAGTTCTACTTCCAAGAGCTCATGAAGAATGCGCAGAAGAACAAGGACAAACAGAAGCCTGATGTCTGTGCTGGTCAATGCGGCTCCGTTGCGGGCAACGACGGGGGACAAGGCAGTGACCTCGCGCAGGCAGAAGCAGCAGCCAACGCTTCTGGAGTAGGCAGAACAGAGGCAGAGAAGGAAAACACAAAGCGCATCACAGCGTCTGAGGCCAAGAAGCACTTCCAAGGCGGTGCTGGCCGAGGCACCGCCCCTGGCTGGGTGGAAGAACTTCTGAACAGCACGAAGAAGAAGAAAGAGCGCAATTGGGAGAAAGACCTGAAGCACGTCGTTCGACGTACTACTGGCCTTGCTCTTTCTGGCGGCTCTGACTTCTCGATGGCTCGACAGTCAAAGCGCTCCATTCTGCTGGGCATTCCTCGACCTGGTCTCATTGACCAGAAGGCGGAGATTGCGATGTTCTGGGACACATCAGGCTCCATGGGCACCAAGGAGCTCGAGAAGTGTGTCCAGGTGACGTATGAGGTACTGGCGCAGATGGGTATCGACCACGTGTTGCTGGCGCAAGGCGATACCCAAATCGTCAAAGATTTTCAGCGAACCTCCTTACGCGACTTGAAGAACATCAAGGCACACGGCCGAGGCGGTACCGACTTTAGGCCTGTCTTCGAGCGCCTGAAGAAGCTGCGCCCCAAGCCGAACGTCATCATGATTGTGACGGACGGTGGAGGGCCTGCGCCTGAACGAGCGCCTCCTGGGGTCCCGGTCATCTGGGTCATTGTGCCGTCCTCGTGGCGCATGCGGCCTACGAAATGGGGCCACTACGTCATCTGCTCAAACGACGATGGCGTGGTGGAGGAGTTTGATTCTCCGTGAGAAGGGGCCTAAGGGCCCCTTCTTTTTAGCCCTACTTATCTTCTTTCGCGAAGCGTGGACCCCACAACCCGCTGTCGAACTTCGAGGAGGCCGAATAGGCGCTATTCGGCGCGCTAGATGACGCGATGCCCCCAGGGTTTGTTTTATCCGGGTCCATTTCGCGCACAATACGCTGGATACGTAGCAGCTCTGGGCGCAGCCGTGCAGTGCTGTCGACGTAGTTAAGCAGCTCGCGAAGGCACTCATCTACCTCGCGAACAGAGCTTAATGGGACAAGTACCAACTCACGTTCAGTAGCTCCGTCTTGTGACACTGCGAAAGCATAGCACAAAACAACTGGTATCTAAACAGATGCCGCGGCTCGACGCTCGGGCTTCTGGTTCGGAAGTGGACGCTGGTCTACTCCAGTTGGCTGCTGCTGAGGCTGCATGCTCATGACAATTTGCATGACCAACTGAGCCAGTTGTGGGGACTGCTGCTGCAGCATCTGAATCGCCATGTCCTGCTCCCGCGGGTCCATGCCTACAATCTGCTGAGCGTACATCTGGGCCATCGCCTGGATGTCCATGCCGCCGCCCTGTGCCCCGGCACCAAGCTGGCTCTGTGCTTCTTGCGGCATACCGCCAAGACTCGAGTCAGCCACACCACCACTCGGCAGCATTTGTTCCGGTGAAGGCATGCCCATCATCTGCAGGCCTTGCTTAGGAGTCTGCGTAGCCCCGCCGCCGGCCTGCATAGCCATCTGCTGCTGTTGGGCAGCCTGCTGTTGCTGCTGGGCCGTCTGCGCCTGCTGCTGTGCAGCCATGGGGTCCATTTGACCCTCGGCTCCTCCAGGCTCCCCGGGAGCAGGCATGCCCTGCTCCTGCGCCATCGCCTGCTGGGCTTTGGCCTGATACTTCATCTGGATGAGTTGAGCCTCGCCCTGAACGTCAGCCATCGCGAGCTGCTGCTTGCGGGTCGCCTGCAGACGCTTCGCGGTCTCACGCATCATGATTTCGTCTTCGTCCTCTTGACGAAGGTCAGCATCGGCCAAGAGGGTCGTGTCGGAAATCTTCTGCGCCTGGTTCAGCTGGAGCATGTACGCCTTGCGCTGAATGTCGTCCGCCATCTTGAAGGGCTTGAAGCGAATCGTCGCTTCGGTCCACTCCATGTACCCGGCGACCATCTTCATAATCCAGTTGGCCATGAGCTTCTGTCGAAGCTGGTATCCAATGAACGCGTTCTCGAGCATGCGCATCGAAACGTTGGTGCCTGAGTAGCTTAGACCGCCCTGAAGGAACTCGCGCGGAACACCCATACCCATGATGAGTGTCTCCTGCTGCATGTTCATCTCGTTGAACATGAGCAGGGCTTTACCGTCACCACCGATGCTCTGGTTGCCGAGAGGCAGCGGCATGATGGGGATGTAATTGTTGTCGTAGCGCCAGCGACCAATCTCAGCCGCCACCTGCTCCTTCCACTGCACCAGGTTGATGGTGGTGAAGGGGTCGGTGGTCCCTGTAGCGGCCTGCGGGAAGAGCACTCGAAGAGGTACGATGTGCTCAAGCAAGATGGCTTCCTGCGCCTTCTTCATCAGCTGCAGGTAGAAGGCATCCTTCAGGACCGGGAGGATGAGCGGAATACCCCACCCACGGTCTTGCCACGCGAGCGTCGGACGCTTCATGTGGAAGAGATTGTCCTTGCTGAAGACGATGCCCTTCTGCTGACGCAGGGCCTGAATGAAGATTTGCGGCACCGACTCGACGATGTCCTTCTTGCCGATGACGATGTCGCTGCGGAGCGGCCCGGGGATGTTGTAGAAGTACGTGCTCTCGCCCGTCACGTCGTTGTACGTGATTTCCACATCCTCGACGTTCCACCGGATGAGCTTGATGCCGGACGCGTTCTTGTAATAGACATCCTTAACCCGGGCCTCGTCGGTCATCCCGCAAGAGGGGCAGTTCAGGCGAAACCCATAGTTCGTGAACGTCCAGTGCTGGCGAATCTTCTTCGCCTTCTCGGTGTACCCACAGCTCGGGCAGGTCAGGTGCTTCGCGAAAGGAAACGCGAGACTGACCATACAGTTGCCATATGTGTTGTAGTCGAGCCCGCACTCCACCTGGAAAGGGCGGAACTGCAGATGGTCGTGGAAGTACTCCTCCCAACGCTTCTTCACCTCACCGTTCTCGTGGTCGATGATGATGTCGGTGACCGGGTACTCACTCAGCTTGAACACCGTCGCGTTGATGAGCGGGTTCGTGAGAAAGTAGTAACGGCAGTACTTGAAGAGCTCCTTGACGGTCGTCGGCAGGTACGTGTGCGCGATGTCAAAGAAAGGGTTCGGGTAGTTGACCGCACCCATACTGCCCTGAATGCGCCCCCGCGTAACAGCAGGGCCGCCGAGAGAAGTGCCGCCAGGCCCAGCGCCAAAACCACAGAAGCTCATGCGAAGTCTCCAGTCATACGTTGCGAGTAGACGTGCGGAGCGCTGGTCGACTCAGTTCCTGAAAGCTCAGGCTCGGGGCCCGGGTTTGCGGGGCGTGCGCCTTTGGGACCGATGAGATTACCCATGCGACGACCGGCACCGCCTAAAAGACCGGAAGCGACTGCCTGTCCCGCAAGAGGCAGTGGTGCCATAAACCCAAGAGCAGACCCAGCACCACCTAGGATGTTACCTGCCCTGGTGCGTCCTTCTCCTGTAGGACCAAAAGCGTCACCAGCGAGCGCTGCCGCAGGCAGGCCCACGGTCAAAAGTTTCCCTGCGACAGAGGGGCTGCCGTGCCACTCCTTAGCAGCAAGAGTCTTGAGGGTGTCAGCCGGCTTAGACGCCAGGGACTTGAAGAAGCCCGGCACGTTGTCTAGCCCCATGTTCTCGGCAGCGGCGTGTGCTTTCGCGGCACGAAGCAGCTTACTCACCTGCTCCTTGCTGGCACCGGTGCTGGCCTCGCGAGCAGCCTGCTCACGCAGACCACTTGCCTGCCCCAGCCCAAGCAGTTTCTTGCCTTTCGCGGCACTCATTCCCTCGGGAAGAGCGCCAGTCAGGCTATAGGCCTGGCGCTGACCAAAACGGTTGAATGCGCCCAACGCCCCAACATCACCGCCCAAGCTAGAAGAAAGTTGCTGCGTGGCTTTTCCGCCCAAACCGCCAACGACCGCTCCTCCGAGCCCCCCGAGAAGAGCCCCCTTGGAGGCGCCCCCCAGAGCTCCACGAAGAGCGCCGGAGACACCAGAGGTGCCTTCTTCCTTCGCACGGCGCGCACCCCGCACCCCTCCGAGGAGTGCGCCCGCAAGCCCGCCGATACCCAGACCCACACCACCAAGGCCGCCTGCGGCGAGGGCGCGCTGTCCCAGACCCAGAGGCGAGGCACCTTCCTTCACCAGCGTATTCTTAGGTAGTTGTTCAGCCACGTGCCACCAGCCTCAGCTGTTCCTTGAGCTCCTGGCGAGACTCCTCGAGGATTTCTCGCACGTCAAGCATCCTACGAAGCTGCTCGTCCGTTACGGTGTCGCCTTTCGGGGCCCTACCTGATGTGCGCACGTCAGGCCAGCGGTTCTTCACCTCTTCTACGTCCACCACGTAGTCGTCCACGTCGTCCATGGTCACGAACGTGAGAGGCTCGATGGGAACAAAGATGCCGTCATGCATCTGCACCTGCTCGAGAAAATCGTTGAGCTCCTGGCTGAAAGGCACGTCCTGGCGGATGCGGTTTGCGATGTCGACCGAGACCATGGCCTGAGCGACTGTAGGTACCTGCATCACTTCGAAGTCTGGGTAGAGGCCGTTGAAGGCCATCGTCACCCAACAGAAGACGTGCCACTCCTTCCAGTACGTATCGATGAAGTGCAGCGTCTTTGCGGCCTGAATCTTGTGCATGTTCAGCTCGCTGACGGCCTGACCGAAGTCATGTTGCACTCGAAGCTCAAGCGTTTCGTGCTCCCAATCAAACCACTCGGGACCGTACTTCTGAAGAAGAAGAAGGTCCAGGATGATTGGGTGAGAATCCGGATGGCTGAAGAAGTTGCTGACCTGAACACGGCGTGTCTTGTCATCTTCAGACGCCACATTGACGTCGGGCAGGGGGGTGTCTTGCTCCTCCTCTACCTCAACGTCCGTGACATCATCGTCGTCTTCAATGACCGTATCGTTGTCTTCGGGCGCAACTCCGTCAACGACGTCGGCGCCGGTCTTTGTGAGACCCAGACCAGCAGCGGCGTTCTTGAAGCGAAGGTCAAAGACGTCGGTGTCGAAGGTCATGCAGTCTGGATAGCCTGACGGACTGGGGAATCATCATTGTTTGCCATGCGCATGATGACCAGCTTCTGGTCACGAGGCAGGCTGTCGAAGATGTCGTTGGGGCTGTTGGACATCTCCTTGGCTACGTCCGCGCCGAAGCGCTGCGCTACTGTGCTCACGTTGTTCTGCAGGTACTCGGCTAGGCGGCGACGAGTGATGTACTCGTTACCAATCACCACAGAAGTCTCGGGACTGGTCTGCTCGACAAGCTCTTCGGCCGTCTTCCCGAAGGTGCTGAAGTACGCGTCGGGCATCGAGTCGTTGTACTGGTTGGCGATGCCTGTTGAGACGTCAAAGCGCTCAAGAGTCTCTGCGAAGACGTCGGGGTCCACGGCGTGGCGAACAGAAGCCAGCTTGTCCAGAATGCCGATGTGGTCCTCGTCCTGAAGGAACTCGCGGCGAGCTGCCAAACAAGCATCGATAGCATCGGGGTGAGCATACGTAGCCGACCCGTACTTCTCGATGAGAGGGTCCGTCACAATGTTCAGTGCCGAGGCGCGCTTGGTCAGATTCGCGCAGTACTCATGGCGGTCCTCGGGAGCCATGTACCGGTAGTTGTCGAGGAAGTAGCGCTTCGCCGTCTTGACCTGGACGTAGCTGTCCAGCGGGTACATCTCGTAGTCAGGGAGGGCGTAGTAGCTGGCCTTCTTCTCTTCGAGCACCTTCGGCGGCTCAAACGAGCTCACGTCTACGTGTGGTGCGAGCGCGGCCATTTGCGGCAAGGAGTCTTTCTGCTCGCCAAGCACACCGCCCTCGAGCTCCTTCTCTTTGCCTTCCAAGAAGGAGACAAAGTCATGGTCGGGCTCAGATGAAGTTTGCACAAGATGTCCGGCAGAAGCCACCTTCCGCAGAACAGCCTTCGGCTGCCCCTTGTTGGGCATCTTGTCCAGAGGCTCTTGCGCAGGCATGTCGTAGGTGCTGGCCAGCTCCGCTCCCTTCTCGAGAACATCACCGCCAATTTTTCGCCACAACTGAATACGACCGATTTGTTCCATCATTGCACCTGTGGGGGAGCTGCTTGTGCCCCGCCGGCAAGAGCGGGATTTACCATCCCGCCGGACTGCTTCGCTATCTGTAGGTTACCCTTTATTGCCTTCGCTTGGTTCACGGCCTCAGGGGCCATGAAGGCCGCGCTGAGCATTGTTCCCAACCCAAGAGCTACCTTCTGCAACCCCTCTGGCGGCTCGATATCGTACCACGAGCACGCCTCGCAAAGGTTCCTGGCGGCCACCTTCTGCGCCTCGACAGGCAGCTTGTGGGCAGTCTTCATGAAGTACTCGACACTCAGGGCTGTATCACCCGAAGTGGCACAAGCAAACTTCCGAAGGCTGACGTCTCCGTCTCGAAGGACAAGAGCGAACATGGTGTCCGGCAGGCTGCTGCGCTGAGACTCACCGACGTATTGGGCACTCTTGACGAAGTTGGGCATGGAAGCCGCTGTCGGGAAAACAGAACGGAGAATTTCTCCCCTCTGGTCATCTGCAACGTCAAGAATCAGTCCGCTGAGTTTGTGCATCAGGCCTCCACAGGAGCGTAACCGGTACGCAGGTCACCTGCAATAGTAGGCGATTATGCCGGATAAGAGAACTGGACACAGTCCATAGCCAAAGGAGAGTTTATGGTCGACAAGGCGCCTACCTGCTACGGAAAACAATGGGAGGCGAATGCCCCGGAATGCAAGGGGGGAACAGACCCCATGTACGTGAATCCCCAGAACGGGAGCCACGTACGAGATAAGTGCAAGTGGTACAGCTCTTGCGCGCAGACAACTACAGGAAGTCGAGTTCAGCAAGGCGCTCAGGGGGTCATCCCTCCTACCAATCTGCTGAAGCCGCCGCCGGCCCCTCCGGCACCATCTCCCATGTTCGCTCCGCCAGTACCACAACCACAACAGCAAATACAAAGAGCGCCCTTCGCGGCGCCTCCAGTACCACCGACGATGCAGCAGCAGCCGGTGCAAGTAATGCCTCAGCAGTATGCCCAGCCTCAGCAGGTGTACCACAACGGGGTCATGTACGCGCAGCCACATGCCGCAGCAATGCCGGCCATGGTCCCTGCAAACCACGCAATGATGGGGGCACAGATTCCCAGCTTTGTTACGGTGCCCGAGCCTTACCTGAATGACGGGGTATCGCACGGGCAGCGTTTGGCTCGAACGATGTTTCGGTCGATGACCAAGGCGGCAGCTATCGCCGTGGCGAATTACATGGACTATTACGCCATCGGGGGCAGACCTCCAGGAGCATGATGCAAGTAATAAGAAGAGACCCCTCTTTTGGCTATGTTGACACCTGGCTCTGGGTGCCCAAGACGTACATCAACGTCGAGGGCACCAAACAAAGCCTGACACATGTGATGGTGGATAGGTACGGAGGCGCTACAAAGGTTCTGCACCTGTACAGAGAAGCACCGCACCATCTTCTTGTTCCCAGGGCCTTCTGGCGCGCAGAAGAGCTTTTGTTCCCTGTGGTGGATTGCCGCCCGCGCAGCTACGCTCGGGTGGACTTCTCCTCCAAGGTAAAGCTCGACCATCGCATCCAGGCAAATGCCCAGGGCATGGACGAACTTCTTCCAACAGGAGACAACGTTCAGCAGCTGTCCTTCGACGCCATGAACGGCGCCATGGGAGGCGTACTTCAGCTGGCATGTGGAAAGGGCAAGACGCCAACCACGCTGCATTTCATCTCCGAGCAGAAGGTTCCTGCCTTGGTGATGCTCGACAATGCGCAGCTGCTCGAACAGTGGCGACAAGAAGCCGAGGCTTTCTTAGACATCCCCGGGGGCCTCGGCATCATCGCCGCGGGACAGAAGGATTGGCAGAAGGGTCTTGTGCTTGGCACATACACTTCAGTCTCGAACTGGGTAGACACAATGCCTGAAGAAGTTCGCCGCTGGTTCGGTGGGGTGTACTGGGACGAGGGGCATCACCTCTCAGCTCCTGTATTCTCCAAAACAGCGGCAGCTTTCTACGGCAGGCGTTACTGCTTAACCGCCACACCCGAAAGGGAGGACGGGCTGCACGTCATTGCTGACATGCACGTAGGGCGCGTTCTGCACAAGGACCTGACACAGCCTCTCAAAGCGCGTTTCATCTTCTACTGGACAGGTCTGTCGCTAGACCTCACCGACCCGAGCTGTGACGTCTTAGACAAGAACAAAGAGCTCCACGCCTCCAAAGTATTTCGTTACTTCGGGCGATGGAAGCCTCGTCTGTTCCGCATCATCCAGGATGCGGTGGATGCAGTCAGTACCGGCCGACGCGTTTTGGTCGTCGGAAACAGCGTGGACGAGGTGGTGAACCTCATGGCGGTATGGACCTACGGGTCCAATGCAAAGCTCATCACCGACATTCCGTTTCCTCTACCAGCAGAGATTGGCGAAAAAGAGGACCCGCTCGAGCTCTCAGACATCGACGGGCAGAAGCTGGAAAAGGAGCTGGAGCGTCAGAAACATAAATGCATGAAGCTTGCAAACGACCCAAAAACGCAACCAGCAACAAACACCAGAAACTCTCAGAAACTCATAGAGCTCGAGACTAACTGGAAGAAGTACGAGGTATACAAGAAGCTGCTTCGTCTGCACGAAAAACGTAGGCGTGAGTTCATCGACGCACTCGTTGAGGCGAAGAGCACCGCGGGCTTCATGGTCTACGGCGTTCCCGCCAGCAAACGTCAAGAGTTCGTACGAACCAGAATGGTGACGTTCGCCATCATGAAGTACGGCAAAGAAGGGCTCGATGCCCCGCACCTGGATACCATCCTGGTCTCCTCGCCGTTCTCCAATAAAGGCGGTCTTCAACAGCTGATGGGGCGTATCACTGGACGACCCAAGCCTGGCAAGAAGAAGTGCATCGTTGTGTTCTACCGCGACGATGTCGGACCGTGCCACGGTATGTGCAAAAACTTGGAGAAGCATCTCCGCAACTGGCCTGTCGATGAGGGAGGCCCCTTCGATTTTGAAAGTGTTAACAATCCCGCGAGGACATCATGGCAGAAAGCACCCGACCTGAAAACAGCCTTTGGGCAATAATCGAATCAAGCTCCGGCATGCGCTACTTAGGCCACATCGACAAGGACGATGGGAATGAGCTGGTCACAAACGAGACCTACGAGGTCAAGACGGAGAACATCCCGACTCCTACACCAGACGGCCGCGTCATGCTCCGACGAACAACGTCCGCCTTCCCGGTGGACAACTGTCTTCATCCGGTGAAGATGAAGCACTACAACGTCGCCAGTGTCATCTATCTATCGAAGCTACACGCAGATGACCGCGAGACCTACATGGCGCAGGTCGCAAGGACGCAGGAACATCTTCAGCAGTTGAGAGCGCAAGAAGCAGGGCTCATCGTGCCCACAAGCGGAGGTGGACTTGTCAGGCCCGGACATTAACAAGACTCTCCCAGTCCTTCGAGCGGAATGGGAACACTGCACTGCCTGCAACCTCGGTCAGTACCGACAGGCTACGAAAAGCGCATTTGTCTTTGGTGAAGGCGTTCCTGGCAAGATTATGATTGTCGGGGATGCCCCAACCAAGGAAGACCAAGAAGCAGGACGTCCTTTCATGAGCAGAAGCTCGCAGGACATTCTCCACACAACACTGGACAAGTTGGGACTCAGCAACGAGGTTTACTTCACCAACTGCGTATCCTGCCGTGGCTGTGCTCAACACTTCAATGCGGAGGGGCAACCTTCCATCAACCGCGACGGTTCTCCTTACGTCATCGACCAAGCTCCCAATGCCACGCAGCTGGGCGCCTGCCGAACACGCCTCGAGGAAGAAATCTACATGGTGGACCCTGTCCTCATCGTCGCGCTTGGGGGTGTGGCGGCAGAAGCACTACTCCGCAGGTCCGTATCTGTGCAGGCGGAAAATGGTACGACACACAGCATCAGCATCCCAGGTGCTGGATTTGTGCCCAAGTTGACGGACAAGAAGAAGCGCTGGGTACGTATCACAAAAGGCCAGGTGGTTGCTCCTATCGAGCAGAACACTGTCAACTATCTGTGCGTCATCAGCCTTCACCCAACGTTCGTAAACTCGAACGCACAAGACATGCGACCAGGCAGCCCTGTCGAGTCGTTTGTCAGCACCTTCACCCTTATCCGAAACCTCTACAACCGCATCGTTGAAGAAATCCCAGGAATCACCAATGCCCGATAAGATTGACCCCAACGAAATTCCCGAAGTTGCCGAGTTCCTTCGCGTGAAGCAGGAGCTCGACAACTACAAGGCGCAGCACGCGCCTGTCTTCGAAGGACTTGAGGAAATCGTCCGAGAGTACAACGACAAGCTGTCGGCTGCTGAACAGGTAGTACGAGCTCGGCAGGTATCCTGCGGCCCATTCGACGCGTACCAAACGCAGACCAAGTACGACGCGAATGCGCTCTACGAGATGATGGGCCGGGATAAGTTCCTGGCGCTCGGAGGGCAGGAGGAGCTCCAGAAGGTACGCTCTTTGGACAAGAAGCGCGTCGACATGAACATCGCGGCCGGTAACATCCCAAAGGAAGTTGCTGACGAGGTGCGTAAGACAACACCTAAATACAAGACGCCAGAAAAGGTGACGCTCTAATGGATTGGAGCGTCACGTTGGAGCGCTACGGGTGGAAGTCCGACCAAGTAGGGTCAGAGCCTTTCTCCCCGCTCTCCGCGCAAGTTGCACAGGCTAGAGCTGCCGGATACGCCACGTCTAAGGTATCTGTGACCGCGGGCACCTCCCACGATTACGGCTCCCTCAAAGTAAGTGTCACCGTCACGGTTGAGTGTCCTCAGACAGAAGCAGCCATCAACCTTGCGGGTGAAGCAAGCTTCTGGAAAGCTGTGGAACTCGTAAACGACGCGGCTAGCTTCATCGAGGCCCCGCCGCTGCAGGTGAAACATGGCCGTCCAGGGTAGACTAAAAGCAGACCAGGTATCGCTCGCGAAGTTCAGCATCGACCGTCTTCGTGAGCTGCCTAAGATTGAGGTGCTCGCAGCCCTCACCAACTCTCGAACAGGTCAAACGCACGGCTGGGTGGATGCTACGGCCGTGCAGTGGTCCGAGAAAACCAACCGAGCTATGCGTGCGCTCTTCGAAGCTGTGGAAGAAGACGTGGCTCGAGCGCACTTCGAGTCAGATAGTGTCATGACACCCGATGCATCGTCAGAGGACACACGAGGACTGCGCATTCCATCAGGAGGTATTGGGGAGTTTCTCGGTACCGCCGAAGACGTTCCATCCGTCTGAGCCCCGCATCTTGGTACACCCGGAGCGCCTGTCCCCAACATGTTGGGGGTGGGCGTTTTTGTTTGACCATGAACCTCCTCAAGAGGAGGGTGGTCAGTCCCGACGGGTTAAGGGGATAAGCAAGCTGGACTGAAAGCATAACTATGAGCTCATATCAAATAGGCAACTACACAGTGCTGCTAAGTGAGCAAGACGTAGACCGCGTTGCCGAGCACACGTGGTCGGTACACGTCAAACACGGGGTGACGTACGCCGTGACGCATATACGTACCGAAGGCACGCGCAAACACGTGCGAATGCATCGATTTATCCTGCAAGCTGCTCCTGGCACAATCGTGGACCACATCAACCATAACGGGCTCGATAATCGAAGGGAAAACCTACGTATCGTAGATGTTGTCACGAGCAACAGGCATCGCCGCAAGGTAGGAAAAGCAACCTCTGACTACAAGGGGGTGCAGTGGTGGCCTGCTACCAAAAAGTGGAAGGCACTCATACGCATAAACGGAGTACAGACGTACATTACAACCCTTGCAGACGAACGTAAGGCAGCACAGGCCTATGACCTGTTTGCTGTGCGCTTTTGGGAAAAAGGGCAGTACGTACTCAACTTTCCGGAACTGGAAGCACGCTATATGACCGCAACCCAGGGAAACCCGACTGTAAAAGAACTACAGAAGGTAGCCCGGAAAGGAGGGTACTAATACGTCAAGCTGGGACCATCAACTCATCTCGAGAATCATTCGAACAGGAAACATCAACTCCGCTCTGCAGTGGGGCATCACGCCTGACGACTTTCAAACATCCGAAGGGCGCACGCTATTCAATCACCTGCTAACCTACTTCAACATGCCCGAGACGCAGGGCGCCATCATCGGAGAGTACGCACTCCGTCAGATGTACCCCACGTTCCAGCTTGTGGATGACCCGGCCATGACAGTCGAGTCTTTGTGCCACGAGGTCAGGCAGAATCGATGCAGGAGCGAAGGACGACAACTTCTCACGCGCTTCGCGCAGCTTCTGGAAACAGACGCCAAGCAAGCAATCGGCTACCTCGCTACGCAAACCGGATACCTGCAAAGGCTTGTCGGCGGCAAGCAGCTGGACCGCTTCGCCGATGAGGCGGCAGACACCATCATGCACAACTACGAGATGGTGGCTGCCGGGTACAATCTGTCTGTCTGCCCTCATCCCTGGCACCCTCTGCAGGAGGAATCCGGCGGCATTCAGCCGGACGACTACATCGTTATCTACGGCAGACCTAAGTCCATGAAGAGCTGGGTACTCGCGTACTATGTTGCGTGGACCTTCGAACAAGGTAAGCGCATCCTCATCTATACCAAAGAGATGACAGCAGACAACGTCTACATGCGCGTCTTCGGTATTCTGGCAGGTGTGCGATACAGCGAGTTCCGTAAGGGCAAGTTGACTGAGATGGAACGTCAGGCCCTCTACCAGGTCAAGCAGTACGTCAAAATGATGCGTTCGGTGCAGTCTATGGTGTGCTTGTCCGGCAAAGACGCAGGAGAAAGAGGCGATACTGTATCGTGGCTTCGAAGCAAGATTGAAGAGCACAAACCAGATATCTGCTTCATCGACGGTATGTACCTAATGTCTGACGCTCGCGGTGGTCCTCGCCAGAAAGACCACGCACGTGTGCAGAACATCAGCCGCGACCTGCGACAAACCATTCTGGAGACACGCGTGCCTGTCATCTGCACGCTACAGGCAAACCGAGCCGCGGCAACAAACAAGGAAGCCAACCTGGATGAAATTGCCTTCTCGGACGCAATCGGCCAGGACGCTACTCTGGCGATGCGCGTTATCAATGAGAAGCACGTGCCTACGCTGGCGTTGATGATTGGCGGCTCTCGAGAGTTCAATCTGGAGGGTTTCCGTATCCACGGTATTCCTGCCACCAACTTCGGTTACGCAGGCCCTATCTCAATGGATGAGCTGTTGAGCGCGGCACAAGCAGATGCTGGTGACCCCAAGAACGTCAAGAAGGCGTCGACAGCAAGAAATAAACACCAAAACACAGACCCTGTAGACCCTACGGGAGCGCTGAGAGGACCTAATCCAGGAGCAGCAGCAATCGCCGCGCAGTTCGTTCCGCCACGAGCACCATAGCAATGGATATCTCGAACGAAATATTCGGGCTGGCAAAACAATACCTGAACAAGGTTCGTCGTTCGGGCAACGAGAACATCATGGCCATCTGTCCTTTCCACCGAAAGGCGGATGGCACAGAAGAGAAGAACCCTTCGTTCTCGATGTCCCTCACGAAGGGCGTGTATTTTTGCCACCAGTGTCACGAGAAAGGTACGCTGCGTAGATTCCTTCAAGAACTAGGACTCGACGCAAACACAATCAAGCTTCACTACGGGCTACTCATTGACGAAGCCGGAAAGAATATTCCGCCTGGCGAGCGCCAGGTGCAGCCCGACTCTATCTTCACCGGTCCACCAATTGATGAGCAGGTGTTGGGTCTTTTCCAGCACGACGTGGGCTACATGTTCCCGAAGTACGCGGAGGAGACTCTCAAGCACTTTAACGTTGGGTGGGACGGCTGGTGGAAACGAATCACGTTTCCAATCCGCGACATCAAGGGAGACCTTGTCGCCGTCAGCGGTAGAGCCGTCTATGACGACCAGTCGCCTCGCTACAAGGTGTACGAGGATGAGTACTTGGCGTGGCACATGCCCGCCAGAAAGGGGTGGAAGAAGCGCACGGTCTTGTACAACATGCACAACTTGTATCCAGAGATGCTGCTGACAACCGGTGACCCTCGAGAAAACTACATACTGGTGGTCGAGGGATTCAAGGCAGCCATGTGGGCCTGGCAGTGCGGGTATAAGAACGTGGTCGCTCTGCTAGGAAGTTACCTGTCATGGGAGCATCAATGGATGCTTGAAGCCTTGAACACCAGGGTGTATCTATTCTTGGACAATAACGGTGCTGGACGCAAAGGCATGCTTGACGCAGCTGAGCGGCTCAACACCTCTACGTACATTGTCGAGTATCCAGAGCGCTTGAGTAATCGAGTAGAGGCACAGCCTGACAGTCTTGAGCAAGACGAGTTCGTACAGCAAATGACAAATGCTCCGCTTTTTCATGTATGGCGGAGCTATCAGCGAGTGTGAGAGCACGAGTAGGAGAGCAATACAAATGGCATTCGGAAAAGACCCCAATCACCTCAACAGTATCCCTTCCTTCGGACAAGGCAATTTCGCCCAACAAGCCAACACCTCCAGCAAGAAGGCGCACGGCGGTGGCGGTGGCGGAGGAGGCGGGCCAGCATACTGGCGCGGCAACTTCGAAATCAGCGAGTACGCCTCGCACCCGACGCGCTTTCGTCTCATCAGGGGAGACTACACGCAGCAGTACATGGTCGAAGGACAGCTGTTCCAGGACACCTTCCCCTACTTCATGTACACCGAGCATGGACGTAGCGTTGGTAAAACCTTCCGCGGCGGTATCTGCTCCGGAGGCCCGATGCGCATGGACCGCGAGAAGCGTGAACCCTGCGAGGGCTGCGAGCTGTTCTGGCAGGAATACCAGGCCCGACAGGCCGACAAGGCAGCAGGCGGCGACGGGAAGCACCCGCGCAGCATGTCCATGAATGACAAGTTCGCCTTCAACGTCCTGGACTACGGCTACTTCTTTGAGATGCCTGACGTGGACGACCAGGGCAGGGTACGCACGAAGAAGGACGGCAGTCCATGGATGCACTGGGAGAAGGCATTCAACGTGCAGGACCCCAAGTACCATGGGCGCAACTGGACTGAAGGGCGCGTGCAGCCGTGGGGTGTCAACAATAGCTGGCGCACCACTTTGGTGAACCAGAGCATCATCATCGGCAACAGCTGCGGCTCCTGCGGCCAAGGACATGTCCAGTCGCGAGGCTGGTACTGCGGGAACCCTCAGTGTCGTCAGCTCCTGCTCGACCCATACAACACTTCGATGACGCCGGACCAGCAGGAGGCGCTCACCAAGAACGCACACCACTGCCCGCACTGCGGCTATCACGGGTACCCACATGAAGAAGTACAGTGCAACGCTTGTGCAAACGGCAAGCGCGCCACCATCTTCGACGCGGACCTCTACGGGTTCAAGGAGAAGAGTGGCGACAGCAAGCAGACGAAGCTCGTCATCACTCAGTTCTACGTCACGCCTATTCGGTTCCAGACGCAGAGCGCGGTGACCCCCAAGCCCCTCGACCTTCCGAAGATTTTTGCCCCCACGCCTATTGACAAGCAGCGTGTGGCCTATGGTCTCGGAGCGCCGCAGGGACAGCAGGGCGGCTATCAACAGCCTCCGGCCCCGCACCAGCAGGGCGGCTATCAGCAGCCCAATCCGCAGTGGGGAGCTCCCCCAGCGCCGCCGACCGGACCAATGGCTCCGCAGCCTCAGTACGTGGACCCTCATTCTATGAATCAGGGCCTCGCGCAACATCAGGGCGGAAACCAGAATAACGGATTCTGAGAGGAGTGGTCCGCCCCGAAAGGGGCGGGCCTTTTTTGCCTATGACTGGATGGAACATCGACGTTCCTGTGACGGAGTACTATGGCCCGTCGCAGGCAGCTATTATTGCTAACAGGGCGCTAGCGGCTGCTCGCCCGTTCGACACAATGAGCAGTCGTCAAACCGACATGTTCACAGCACTCATGAATGAGCTGCGTGAAACAAAACATATCGCAATCGACACTGAGACCACAGGTCTGACCGTCTGGAAAGACCGTCCTCTCTACTTCTCAATCGCTTGGGGAGGTCGACGAGCCACACTACACGCATGCATGCTGCACTGGTTCCAGGAGCTTCTGAAGGACCCGTACAAGTACTGGATTCTCTGCAATGCCAAGTACGACGCGCACATCCTGGCTAACACACAAAAGTACTCGCCGTGGATTGACGCAACAATCCGAGGGAAGCTCGTAGACACATCGGTGATGCACGCTCTTCTCTACGAAGAAAGGCCGCACGGCCTCAAGTACATGTGCCAACACATAGGAGGTTGGACATGGGGTGACTTTGAAGACCAGTTCGGAAAAATTGGAAAGACCCAGTCGGCGGAGGAGCTTATACAGAAAGCAGAAGTACACGACTTCGACCGTCTAGTGGAATACGCCGGTAACGATGCCTGGGGCACCCTGCTTGTGTACAACCAGCTGAAGTACCAACTAGAGAACGCTCCGACGCACTCTCTTTTCCGAAACAAGCCTCCGTACATCGAGACGCTGTGGGACCTGTTCAGTAAGGTCGAAGTGCCATACACGAAGTGTCTCTGGAAAATGGAGCGTTACGGCATACGTGTAAACCGTGAGCGCCTTGAGCTCGCGAAGCCAGAGGCAGAGAACCATATTGCGGCTCTGGGGGGCCGCATAGCTAAGTTACGAGGTCGCCCCTTTAACGTAAACAGCACACAGCTTCTTAAAGAGTGGCTTATCGACGAACGAAAGCTGGCTCCTACGAAGTTTACAAAAGGAGGTAAAACAGGCACACGCACAGCAAGTGTGGATGCTTCCTTCCTACAAACGTACGCAGACAAGGGTGACGAGGCTTGCAAGCTCATCCTCGAGCATCGTGAGTACAAGAAGCTGTTGGGTACGTACATCAACGGTCTCCACGAGCTGCTCGACCCAGATGACCGCATTCATACACGGTTCAATCAGGACGTTGCGCGGACAGGCCGCCTCTCTAGTGCAGGACCGAATCTGCAGAACATCCCGCGCCCAGAGAACGACCATTGGGCTCTTCGCAAGGCGTTTATACCAGCGCCGGGCTACACGCTGCTGTGTTTTGACTACAGCCAGCTGGAGATGCGTCTTCTTGCTGCTGCCTCTCTCGAGCAGAGCATGATTGACATGATTCACTCAGGCAAAGACATCCACATGGGTAACGCCGAAATTGTATTCGGTCTCGCCTATGACGATATCGTTGCTGCCAAGAAAGCGAAAGAAGCAGGTCAGGAGCTCACCGCTCACCAGAAGTCCTGTCTCCTTGCTCGTAATGCCGCAAAGACAATCGGCTTCGGCCTGGTCTACGGCATGGGTGCCGCCAAGCTGGCGGGTACTCTGGGCATTACTGTCGAAGAGGCAGAGGCCAAAATCGAACAGTTCTTACGCGTGTATCCGGCCATCAAGCGCTTCACCGAAGAGGCGGTCAATGAGGCGCGCACGACCGGCTACGCGTTCACGGTCCTTGGCCGTCGGCGAAACATCCCTGAGATTCTCTCGGACCGACGTAAGGAGCGCAGCGCGGGTGAGCGTAAAGCAATGAATACGCCCATCCAGGGCAGCGCAGCTGATGTCGTGAAGATGGCGCAAATCATGTACGACCAGTGCGGGTTCGAAGAGCACTACGGCTGCCGAATGCTTCTACAGGTACACGATGAGCTTATCTTCGAGTGCCCTACCGAGCACGTGGACGTAATGCTTAGTGAAATTCCTGAGCTCATGCGGCACCCATTCACGGAAGATTTGGCTGTATTCTTGGATGTAGACGGCGGACCTGGTGCTTCTTGGGGAGAAGCCAAGTAGCTGGTACAGTACTTCTAGGCACCAAACCGAAGGAGTACAAAATGAACAACGACGAAGGCATGGACAAGTACGCCGTCGACGAGACGGCAGGGCTCACTTCCGAGCAACTCGAGAAGAAGGCAAACAAGGGTTGTCCTATCTGTGGACGAGCTCCCGAGCGTCACGGGAGTACCCTTCTTTGCCCTGTGCACGGAAGCGAGCCCTTCGAGGGCTAGCAAATGGCAGCAAAGAAAACAGCGAAGAAAACAGTAAAGAAGACGGCTTCGAAGTCAGTCGCAAAGCCTGACGTGAAGCTAGCACCAACAGCACCTGTGTCGGGAGGGGAGGCGCCAGCGGCCGCAAAAGCCATCAGCCCTCCCCCGCCGCCGGGCAGTAACTCCGCCCATCTCGAGCGTGTACGCATGCTCGACGCTGTGGCGAATCAGTACAACAAGGACGGCCACTACGCGGTGGTGCGTGCGAATGATGCACCGAACGCGTACATCAAGCGCCGTCCCACAGGCATCATGGAGCTCGATATCGACCTTGGTGGTGGCTGGCCTGCGGGAGGCATGTGTTTCGTTTCAGGCCCCGACAATGCAGGCAAATCCTGGCTGCTGTACCTCACGATGGCCATGCAGCAGAAAATCTACGGACACGACTGCATCATGGCTATCGCTCCGACTGAAGGGGGCTTTGCCTTCGACCAGGCCATTCGGTGCGGTATGCGCGTGTCTGTTCCCGACGACATGCTTTTCAGCTGGAACCAGTGGCGCGAGCAACGGGGTTTGGAGCAATTTACCGACCAAGAAATTGCTGCCTACAAGTACCAAATTGGTGACCTACGCATCATTCGAGGTGAGACGGGGGAAGAGATTCTCAAAATCACCCGCGACTTCGCCGGCACCAAGGCTTGCTCCATCATCGCCATCGACTCCATCCAGGGCCTTCAGCCTGTGGCAGACGCTGGCAAGGAACTGGACGAACACGAGAAGATGGCTGCCCATGCGACTATGATGGGCCGCTTCTACAAGCAGTACATCCCGATGACGACTGGACTGAACGGTGTCAACGAGACTACGTTGCTTATGACTCAGCAGGTTCGGCAAAACATGAAGAAGGCGGAGGCGCCTTCGCACATCGCCAAGTACCTGCCCGACTTCACCGTCTCAGGCGCACGCTCTACCAAGCACTACAAGCTGGTGGACCTCATCATCAGCAACGGCAGCGTCATTAAGAAGGATGTGGCCGGTGTTGGCAAGGTTGCAACCGGCAAGGTTGTGAAATGGGTGACCGAGAAGGGCAAAGCAGGCACACACGACAACATCTCTGGAGAAGTGAACTTCTCGTACGACATTCCTACAGGCGTAGACCTCGTACAGACAGCCATCGACTCTGGGTTGAACAGAGGCGTCATCCAGAAGCTCCAGAACAACCGTATTGCGTTGGTTCAGCCAGACACCCGGCGGGTGCTAGAGGACTACACAATGCCTAACATGAAAGCCTTCAAGCTGGGTATGGAAGAGGACACCGGGTTCGACTTGGCTGTTCGTCGAGAGATTCTGGCAGCCGCGGGGAAGCAGTGCATCTTTCGGTAACTGTCGTACCGGAAGTCTTCACCAACGAGAACGGGACGTACGCCACTCTGACTGTCCATACGGATGGGCAGAGTGGTACTACCCTCCCAATCACTTGGGATAGCTTCTTCGGACGAGAACACATCGTCAGCGTCAAGGCGCCGGAGGGTTCTGCCCAAAAGCTCTCTGCCAAGACAGTACGCACCCGGTCTAGCAAACAAGAGCGTAAGCGTATTGAAGCAATCGGCGGCCGAGCGCACGTGGGAAGTGGTGCCTTTGTCGGGCATAAGTCAGACGGAAGCACTGACCGCTGGAGGATGGAAAACAAGTTCACTACTACGTCTTCGTACAGAGTGACACTTGACGACCTGAATAAGCTTCGCAGCGAGTGCACCTACAGCCAATCACCGGTGTTCAACGTCGACTTTCAAGACAAGAGCACAGGTAAAACCAAAGACTCTTGGGTACTCATCCCAAGCAAAGAGTTCGAGAGGTTAGTGAATGCCGTTGACAACACTCGCTGAGCTCGACTCAGTATCAGAAGCTGACTGCAGAACGTACATCGAATACGCCCAGAGTCTCAGCAAAATCTGGGATGCCTGGAAACGACAGCACGACGGTAACATGTCCATCACGGTCGAGTTCCGCGGTGAGCGCGACCGAAAACCGGGCATCCACGCATCCGAGCTCTCAGGGTGCAAACGCAAGATGGTGTACTCGCTTATGGGCACACCTCGGCGCATTCAGTCACACGAAAAGGACATTGGTATGCAGCGCCGTTTCGATATCGGTACGATGGTGCATGCCGTAATCCAGCACGAGTTCCACCTCATGTGTGCCTGGTACAACAGCACTCAAACACAGGTGTGCTTGACCTTCCAAGACGAGGTGAAAATCAATGCCAGTCTTGGAGGGCTTGCTGCTAAGTACGAGGCGGACAGTTCGTGTGACGGTTCCTTCGTGTTCTGGCAGGCAGGCTACAACGCGGAGGGTCAGCTCGCATGGATTCCATTCTTGCGTGTAGGGCTGGAAATCAAGACGGCGTCTACCGACGAGTACGCCAAGCTGAAGGAACCGAAGAAGGAGCACAAGGAGCAGACCTGCTTCTACATGACGATGCTCGGCATCCCGCTGATGTGGGTGCTCTACTACAATAAGAACAACCAGAGCTACACAAGTAGTGAGGCTCCGTTCTTGTCCAAGTACAACTACCACATGTGGGTCAACAGTCTCGAACCGCGCATCGTCGAGGCGTTCGAGATGGCGCGAGACAACAAGCTGCCTCCTCGCTCTGAAGGCATGCCTTGTGGTTGGTGTCCGTGGGGCTGGACGTGTCAGCCGAACTACCTCAAACCGAACAGGGGCTACGGCCTACCTGTTCACCCAAAGGATATGTAATGGAGATACCTGACGACCTCGGCCTGTCGGCTACCGAACAGGCATCAGTGCACCAACAGTGGGACACCTACAACGAAGTGCTTGCGCAGGTGGCCCGGGAAGGATTCAAGTCATTGGGAGAGCCACCTTTTGGGTACCCTGAGTACCTGGACCTCGACACGTTGACCTCTCACGACTCTCGCATTCTCACCCGAGAGTTCGCCAAGAACAAGGCGTGGAAGGACTTTGCAGAGCAACGCTGCAACTACTACAAGATGATGCTCACTCAGGTTAAGAATGAGCTATCTGCTATTGAAGTGCACACAAAGAAGCGTTTGCGCGAAGGCAACAAGAAGAAGGTCATCAGCAAGGATGAGGTGGCTGATGCTGCGCGGACTAACCCACGCTACCAGGACCTTGGCGTTAACGAGCAGCGTCTTACCCAATTCCTCGACTTCTACGACACCGAGATTCGGCGCTTTGCAGGCAACATCAGCATGGTGTCGCGCGCAATCACCGTACGCGGCCAGAACATAGAAGAAACTAACCGTCAAACCAATGTGGGCGGTAGTGTTCCTGGAGGGGCGCCTCCGCGCTTCTGATGATTCACCTGCATATCCCCAGCGTCCCGCTTTCCGTCAATCATCTGTACGTCAGAACCAAAGGCGGAGGGCGGGCACTGAGTGCCGCCGGAAAGAAGTACAAGGCAGAGACAAAGACACATCTGACGCGTACTTACCCCAACGAGCTTCGGCAGCTGAAAACCAACGTTCCTTGGATGCTCTTCGCGCACATGACATTTGCAGATGAGTCCCTTCTTCTCAACAAGGGCTATCCAACTTCTACCGAGAATCGGTATAAGAAGTTTGACGTAAGCAACCGCGTCAAGCTTCTTGAAGATGCTTTGGCGGAAGCTACCGCAGTAGATGACAGCCATCACTGGACGGTGATAGCTCGTAAGAGCGTGGGAAAGGAGGATTCCACGCACCTATGGCTCTGGAATTTGAACGATGAGTCAAACAACGCAATCACCAACTATCTCGACACACTCCTCTCCATTGTGGAGGATGAATAGGACGGAGCTCTACCAACTCTGCGTGCGGGCGGGCATCAGCGTGCACCCCGCAACCTCTCGTCAGTACTTGATTGGGTACTTGTCTGGCGAGTATGACCCTCCACCCATGACAGAGGCAACTCATCCAGTAGACAAGTGGAGGCACGGCATCATCGGCTTCCTACTCGATTACTGGACGCAATTGAAGGCGCAGCTGAAGTGCCCTGCACAGAACCTGCATACGACAAACGAAAGTACAAGGGACCCTCATCCGTGCTTCGGTTGTTTGGATGCTCAAGTTTTGACGTGCATCGTCAAGAACCAAAAGAACGAAGACAAAATTCGACTGTACTTGCCCCAAGGAATTAGCAAATGAACGGTGTAACCATCAGCACGGTACCACGCGACGTAGCGGCTCTTTCTCAACTCACACGCGGACAGCTTGTCCGTCTGGCCTCCCAACTCAACCTGCTGCTCGACGACCACTACCAGCAGGCGTTCATGTCAATGTCCATCGACCAGATGGCAAACGAGGTCCTCCAGGGACTCACACGCCACGACGCCCAGAACGGCGGAGCTCCCGAGCAAGCTCAGCAGCCGCAGTACCAACAGCCCATGCCTCCTCAGCAACAGCAGGCCATGATGCCCGCAGCAGGCATGCCTCCCCAAGCACCTCCACCCCAGATGCAGCCTCCTCAGCAACCGCAGTACCAGCAGCCAAGCTACCCTCAGGCGCCGCAGGGCTACCCTCAGGCACCCCAGCAACACCAGTACCAGCAGCCGCCTCAGGCCCCTCCCATGGCGCCCCCCATGGCCCCTCCTGCTGGTGCGCCGCAGATGGCTCCTCCCATGGGGCCGCCAATGCAGCAGCCCCAGAACTACCAGCAGCAGCAGCAGCAGATGCCTATGGGACCTCCCGCCGGAGGGCCCCCCATGGCACCGCCTCCCATGGGTGCACCGCAAATGCCGCCGCAAGGACCTCCGCAGGGGCCGCCTATGGGAGCTCCTCCCATGGCTCCTCCGCAAGGCCCACCCATGGGTCCGCCTGCAGGCGCTCCGCACATGGCACCCCCTCAGGGTCCTCCGATGGGTATGCCCGCCGGTATGCCTCCACAAGGTCCGCCGCCCCAGGGTCCTCCGGCCCAGCAGCAGCCTCCGAAGCGCCAGCCGCAAACGGCCTCCGACCCAGGCAATACTGGAGACTCGGCTGCGCTGCTGGCAGCCGTCCTGTCCGGCATCCAGACCATCGGAAAAGGCGTCGACGCAGGGAATGCAGACATCCGCTCGGTGGTAACGCTGCAGAAGGTCATCCTGAAGACGCTGTTCGCCATGGCAGGTTCTCAGGGCCTCGAGCCCAAGGACTTGGCCGCCATGGCGAGGATGTACGATGACAACGCCGTCCAGCAGTTCCTCGCGGCACTGGGCGACGCCTCGGGAAAATAATGAGTCCCATCTGGCCGGGAGCTACGTTGCCCGACGCCAGCCAGGTGGTTGAAATCAGCACGCCAATGGAGGCTCAGCAAGCTGGGCTTCCATACGGCACAACACTCGCGGAGTTCACGGAGTTTTCATACATCGTGGAGTCCTGAGCTAGCGGCATGGGCACCGAGAACCACAAGGAGAAATTCATGCTGTTCACGGAGCCGCTAGACGCCGTTGTTGCCAGGGAACCCTGGCGGCAGCGGGTGGGATACCCAAACTCAGTCGATGACCCCCTCTGGAGTGCGGAGGGCCATCAGATGTGCGATGGGCAGGTCGAGCACGAAAGCCGTGAAGGCTCGAAGTGCTGGGTCTGCACCAAGTGCGGATACATCGGATGGTCCACCTTGCCGATGCACTACCCCGTGCTCACGCTCGAGCAATACTTTGCTCTGTCGCGTGACGGCTATCTTCAGCAGAAGCTGAGTGAGGGTCTTTCGAAGAAGCAGGTCAACGACCAGGCTCAATACGTGATGGGCGCAGCGCTGCGTGCAGCAATGCGCAAGTCACCGGAAGAGCTTCGCGACTTTGTTGAGAAGCTATCTCGCCTGTAGGCGGGGAGAGGAGGCTTCGGCCTCCTTTCTTTTAGCCTCAGTTCGCCTTCGAGGTGGCTTCAATGGCCCAGATGCTCAAGGCAGTGACGCCCACCATACTGACGACGCCAAGCATGATGCCGAACGTGCGGGACTGAAAGAAGGGAGGGCCTTTCGTGAGCTCGCCCTGCAGCTTTGCGTTCTGCTCCTCGAGACTACGAATGCGCGCCATCTGGTCCGCTTGAATCTTGGCAGAAGTCTCGTCGCTAATTTTGAGGACCTTGTCTCGGTACCCAATCTCAGTAGTACAGACCTGGCTGTAGGTCTGCAGCAGGAGAGGCGTTTGTGTCTGGTACTGCTGCATCCAGTTGCCCCAGCGAAGAGCCGTCTCCTGCGAGAACAACTGCCCGGCGAAAGGGGCCGGGTCACCCTTCCGCAGCGGGACAATCTGGTCCTCGCCCGGCGGGATGGTCTGCAGCTTTAGCTCAGGTAGCGGCAGAAGGTACTGCGGCGGTACAGGCCCTTCCGCGGCTGCAACACAAGGCAGGAGCATTGCTGCCACGAAGGCACGCCAGCTCATACGAAAAGCTCCTTCATGAGCGCACGAGCCATGGCCGTCTTCATGACCTCCTCGGGGTTCTGCCCAAGCATGGCCTTCATCATGTTGACACGTAGTGTCATCATTCCTCCCATGAGCTTCTTTGGAATGTGTGCTCGGTACGCGGCTGCGGCCTCGTCGCGATTGTCGAAACCCATGAAGACCTTGTACTCGTCGAAGGAGCCGTCTTCTTTACGCTGGTTGACCCAGTAGACCTGCTCAGCCTTCTTGTTCGGACCGATGAACACATCGAGCCCATCATTGTCTCCGCCAAGCGTCTTGGGGATGTAGCCGTAGTCGTACTTGTATCGACGAGCCCACTTCCTGCCCTTCGAGTCCACACCCAGCATGATGAAGCCGCGGGGACGGTCTACCCGAACCGGGATACCCTGAAACTCCGTGGTGAACTTCACGGTATCTGGGTCAGCAGGCTGGCCCTTGTAGACTCCTCTGGCAGGCATGGCAGTAGAGTACCAGAATCAGGCACTCTCCTCCAACATGCTGCGGGCGAAGCCGTCGTACCAAGCTTCTACCTTCTTCTTGTTGATGCACATCCACCCATACTGACCGGTGGTGAAGTGGGCAATTATGCCCTCACGAAGAGCCTCTGAGGTGAGGATAGCCACGCCGTAGTACTCGGCGTATGACCGAAGGCTCTCCTCGTAGGCCTCCATCTCAAGCTTGGTCCTGCCTGCAGCCCACAGGATAGGGAACGGCCACAGCAGATACATCAGCGAGTAGCGCAACATACCGTACCGCTTCTGCTGCTGCAGGTGCACGCGCTCGTGGCGGAGAACTGATGCTTGCAGGTCTGGTGTCCACAATTCCCAAACCGCAGGCACCCACATTGTGTTGCCAATCGTGGTGACGAAATGCACCATGAACGCTTTGTTGAAGAAAAGCAGAAAGGCCAAGAACCGCATGAAGCGGCTCTCGGACTTCTTCTCAATCTTGAACTGCGGAAACTCAAGACGAGTCTCAAGCAGCACTTTGTCGTACACGTTCATTTGCGCATGCCCTTCCCAACGTCGAGCAAGAAGCTGTTGAGCTTTTCCGGCTCGTCCAGTAGCTCCTGCATTTTTCCTTGCTGCTCAGCGCTCAGCTCGTTCACGGCCTTCTCGTGGTCTTGAAGGAGCTGCATGGACTTGGCACGAGCCTCCTGCTTGGCCTCCTCTTTGGCCTCCGCGGCCTGAGCCTCGAGCTTGGCCTTGAGCTCTGCTGCCTCGCTGCTCTCCTTACGAGAGTCAATGACGGTGACTGAACCCGACCGCCGACCGAGCAACCACACAACGAGCATCGCTGGAAACAGGATGACCCATCTCCAGTGCTTCTTGAGCCACGGCCATGCCGTGCCTTTGAGCCACAACCAGAAGGGCATCAGCTATCCCCTGGCGTAGACACGTTGTCCTCGACGACAGAAGGAATCACGGGAGCGATAGAAGCCCCGCCGGGCTTGATGTCGACGCCGGTCTTCTGAAGCAGCACTCTACGAAGGATTGTGTAGAAGAAGCTCGAGAACCAGCCTACGCCGGCGCTCCACATGATACGCGCACCTAGCTCAGCGTTAGCGGGACCATGTAGGAACTCGGAGCGCATGAGACCAATGAGCGCGCCGAATGTAACGGGAATCGCATACAAGATGACTTCGTTCCACCACATGGCGGGACGGCTCTTGTACGTATGAGCCTTCAGTAGCTCTTTTGGGTCGGGGCTGGGCGTGTCCGTCAGCACCGTGGTCGCCTTCCACTGAGGAAGAGCAAGCTCCACAATGCGCTTGGCAAAGAACGTCAGGATGACCACCGCAACCGAAATCGCGAATGTACCTGGACGAAGAATGAGGGATGTTAGGTCTTGAAGGTTTTCCATGCGTCTCCTGTTTTATCAACGCTGTTGGTCGAAAGGTCCCCAACGGTTTACGCGGTCGGCGCTCACAAGCATCTTGGGCTCGTTGGCGGAGGAAATAGCAGAAGCAACCAGATACCCGCCTAGGTAGCAAAAGCCTTGAACGAAAACAGGGAAGGAGCCTATGCTGCCAATTGAGTGCCACAGCTTCCAGCTGGTGCCGCCGTTAACACTGTAGGCACAGAAGCTTCCGTTAGCGCTGCTGTCGAGCCACACGAGAAGGTTGCCTACGTACCCGAAGTAATCTGGCGGACCAAAAGAAAGCATATTGATGCCGCCGACGTTGTTTAGGTCCGCAATCTCCGTCCAAGCACCCATGGTGTCGTCCTCGTAGGCCATGAGCTTTCCGTTAGAGAGCAGTATCAACCAACGGTTCCGAACACGGTCAAACGCTATGCGGTAAACACTTATCCCACCGCCCGCCACCAACACGTCTGCCCCAAAGGCCGTGACTGCAACACCTAGACCCTGCAACGAGCGGTTGAAGTAGACGTTTCCGCCGTTGGCGTGAGTTAAGCCCAAACGGCCAGTAGAGCTCCTAGCCAAGTAGCCAGTCGTGCCAGCCGTCGTGTGGATGGACGCAGGAGCTCCACCTAGACCACCAGACTGCCGGTACACATCACCAGCACTATACCAGTAGAAGGCGTCGTCGTACTTGTCCTTGTAGAGCACCCCGCCCTCGCCTGCCGGAAGCGCTGTGTTGGCCAATGTCGTAACGCTCGCCTGACCGGTGTTGTCGACGGTGACGATGAGAGAATAGGTACTACCTCCAACGGTGCCTAGCTTGAACTGAATGATTGTGTCGGATGCGGCGTTCTCTCGAACCGCGAGGGTCTTGGGAGGCGAGATTACCCCAAACGGCACCTTCGTAAACACGCCGCTAGCGAGCATGAAGTAGAGGATGCCTTGGTTGGTTCCAGTATCCTGCGACACCCAGCAGCAAGCCCCGCCGGCGAGAGGGCCAGAAGTCCTCTCGATGTACACAGGGTTGGTCACGGCAGTAGCGGGACCGTTTTCGCTGTCGTACTCAGAGCGGACAGGTCTCCAGGGACCTAGAAGGGCATCTGTCTTCTGCGGCTCCTGAAAGTACCTCTCAGTCCAATCGTACACGTAGCTGACAGGTCCGATTGGTGTAACGCCCTCAGAAAGCTTCACCCAGTAGTGACCGCTCGCGTGGTACATCAGCTGGAAGGTGGTCACCATGCTGGCATGCGGGTCAGGGTCCATACCTCCCGAGTTGGCCACGTAGAAGGCGCCTGGGTTGTTCAGCGTACCAGCGATGTTTATCTCCACACGACAGAGAGCATGGTTGTTGCCCGGAAGGTCAGGAGGCTGCTCAACAGTCACATACAGAAGCTCTCCGTCCTCCGGCGCATCCTCGAAGTCCAGAATAACCTTGCCGGACCTCGTACCCGCGGCATCTACTTTGAGGCGGATATGGGTTGGGTACGGAGCTTCTACTGTGATGGTGCCATTCATCACACTGTTGTTCACGATGTACTCGCGGACAGGGTGGGCAAGACGGCCTGCGTTAACGAATTCTTGTCGCATTTACATCCTCACAGGTAATACGTCGCAAGACGCTCAACAAACCACTTCGGCCCGTTACTGCTAATGGTAAGCATAGAGGTCAGCCGAATATGTATGACCGCCCCTTTGGTAAGGTTGGCGGTACCAAACTGCCCGTCAGCCGCATCGCTAAAAATAAAGTTCGAGTCCCAGTTGATGGTGATGTCCAAGCCATCAACACCGTCGCCGTAGTTCTCGATGTACAGCTCACAGACAGTGCCGGGCACCGAGCCTGCGTACGAGGTGAAATTCAGAACATACGCGCTGAGGCCTGCGCCAGTACAGCCGATGGAAAGCGCACCAAAACCCATACCAACCGTACCAGGCGCAGCAGCCTCTCCGTCGGGGCTGATGAAGAATGTGGTACCCGTAGGGGTGCTGCTAAAAGCGGTTCGATGCGTGAACGTGTGATGCACACGTCCCCAGCCGCCAGCCGTAAAAGAGCTCTCGTATCCCTGCGTGTTGAACTGCGACAGAATCGACCCGCTTGCGTACATCTCCATCGTGCGCACTGCGCCCACCTGCGTATTTTCGTAGAAGTACGCATCGAACACCATCACAGGCTTCGAGGTTGTCGGGTCGTAGTCTGCGGTCCTTGTGTCGGAGATAAACCTAAAACCGCCTAGCGGTTGATTTCCCGCAGTGCGGTTAGCAGATACCCCCTTCGGCTGCGCGAAGGTCAGCGCGTAGTCTCGTGTGCCGCCTACAGACAGCATTACTGAGTGCCACGTAACCGTGACCGCTGTGTTTGCGGTAAAGGAGACAACACCTCCTGCCAGGGAGCGCAGGCGCGCCTCGTTACCGGGCAGGGTGAAGTCAAGCTCTATTAAGTAACTCCTAACGTCCCCTCCGCCGAAGTCCACCTCAAGAACATCTATGCCTGAGTAAACCGCAGAGGAGCTTCCTGCTCGGAAGAAGGAGGGTGCGGTAAGCGTCACGCGCGCAGAGTCCGAACCGCCGACATTAAGCGTTGCAGCAGCGGCAGCTGGGATACGGGTATACGCAGAGGAGCCGCCCCAGTTTGCGTTGTTCACGTTGCGGGGAATCTGCGTAGCTACAGCGGCACGCAAGGGCCCAGCAGCACTCAGCTCCGCTGCATCCGAAGACGACCTGTACCCAGCAAGAGCCAAAAGGCCCGTGTCGCCACCATTGTTGGTCGCGAACGAAGAAGCCACATTGTATGCAGGGTACGAAACCGCATAGCCAGCGAGAAACTTGTCCGGATATGGAGCAGTCCCCCAGTTCTGCGTAGGCAGCTGAAGACGAACCGATGGACCGTCACGTACGATGAACGCACCAGAACCAGGCGTGTTGAGTGGCGGATTCGGCGTCGTGGGCGCGCTTGAGCGGCGATACAGCTCGTCCAGACCATGCTGGAAGATACCGCTGTTTCTGTGCCCTTGGTTCAGCGCTTCGATGTCCTGCGTCCACCATGCTCCCGGCTCAGACTCAGCGAGACGTCCTAGAGAAGTACGAGCGCCGTAATACAGAACGTAGCTGGAGACTACGGGGAGCGAGAAACGCACGGTCGGATTTGTCACCCAGCCGGTGCCTATTACGCTGTTCCCAGGAGTACCGTTGTCGATATCCGTTATAGCGACCAGGTTGATGCCGTTGTAGAGGGGGCGCTCTTGACTGTCAGAAGCCCCTACAAGACTGTCCGCAGGCGTGAGCGCGCTGCTGCCACACCAAACATCCCCGACAATCTGAATGCCGTTCGCGGAGGGACTTGCGCCGGAGACAGTCGCTAGTTTTGGCAGACTTGTGCGAACCACATCGTCCAACACGTCCAGGCTTTCGAAGGCTGCCTTGAAGCCGCGATTCGCATTGAGGCTTGTAGCGTCCTCACCGAACGCGACAAAGTAAGTGAACTGGTTGGGGCCAGAAGCCTTTTGAACGTCCGTGTTGGCGCTGCCATCGCCAGCACCAACGCCCGCGCTGACCACGTTCACGTAGTCATACGTATTTGTCCCTACAGTACCCGTACCCCCAGGCAGCGCTGGGAAGGACTCACCTGGGAACAGGAAATAACTGGGCTGTGCGTAGCGGTGGAATTTACCCATGGCGCGTCATCCAAATCGAAGGGTCCAAGAGACCTCGAGTTCAAAGGCTGTTGTCTTGCTGAGCGTATCGAAGGTGTCGTACGCCACGATGTTGTTGAAAGGGAAGTTGGTGTTGGAGTCGCTGAGGAACATACCAATCTCCGAGAGAGGCACACTCACGTACGGTGCGTAGCTAATCTCGTCGAGGGTGATGAGCCGCCTGAACGTTGTAGATGTGGGCGTGTCGTGAATCGGGGGCGCCTGCACCTGCCCAACCCAGCGGTCACCAGGCTGTGTGCCTGGACCAGAACTGCCGGACAACCGAACAGGTCGCTCCAGGCGAAGCAACGTAGGGTTCGTATCCGTCTGCGTAAACCCTCCGACAGGGCCATAGTCTGACAGAGGAGGACTGTCGGCAAACGCCGGAGCCACCTGACGCGTGCCTCCGATGCCGAAGCCAAAGTACCTGACGCGCCGGCTGTCCTCAAAGGTGTCGGGCGAGAAACTAGAGTACGCAATCAGCCCAGAAAGCCACTCACGCCCGTAGTCCAGAAAGATGTTGTGACCCTCCCTTCTGGCCACAATCTTTCCGCGCTCCCGCACCGTCAGGAAGAGATTGCTCTTCACTTCGATGTCTTCTGTGAACCTTGTGCCGACTTTCATGTTCCCTCTTAGGCGAAGCGCACTCGCCAGACAAATTCTACAGTACTGGTGGGGGTAAGTAGTAGTGTATCAAAGCCCACGTAGGCGAGCAGCTGCTGGTAGGGGTCCCCTGTAGGGGAGCTTGTATTCGTAAACAGACCAGCCTCTGTGATGGGCACGGACGTAAACGACCCATACACGTAGTCCCCCGCAGAGGCATCTACCTTAGCATGTACAGTCAGCTCCTGAGAGCTGAGATGCGTGCAGTACAGATTGGGAGCGCCCACCAGCCACGTATCCAAGGGCTGGCCTGGGTATGCGTCCTCCGAGCCCGTTACCCTGACGGGGAGCTCGAGTGTCGCCAGAAGCGGGTCGTAAGGAGTATTTTGGTTGTACTGATTGCCGCTCGTGTACCCGATGAACAGGTTGTCCTGCAGCACTCTGTGTTCTGCAGAGCCTGGCGGGTAGCTGTCAACCAAAGGCGACTGTGTAGCTAAGGCGTTCCGGTACCGCCCACCCACACCGAGACCAAGGTACTTAACCCGCTCATCCCTGACAGGCGTAGGGGCTGCATTGGGCGGGTTCTCCCCGATGATGTCAGCCAGCATTTGCCGACCGTAGTAGGCCAGCACGTTGTGCTCGTGAATCTCCTGAATGAGCCTGCCGGCGCGCCAATGCTTGATGTGTACGTTGGAAGCAGTCATCCCGTCAGCTCCTTGATACCACAGTAGGTGCCGGCTGAAAGGGTATCGTCAAACGTCCACGTAACCTCGCTGGATAGCACCACGAGCACGCGCACCCAGCTTGAGCCGGAAGCAGCTAGTGACTGCGTTCTGATGCTTACCTGCACGACGTCTGCTGCCGTCACCGGGATGGCCAGGCCAGAAAACAACAACTCTTGGTTCACACCGGACGCCACAAAAGGCAACACAGCCTGAGGCACAGCATTGACCGAGACCACCATTTCGTAGGCGTTCGTGGCGCCTAGATTGGCGCCAAGAAGAGATACGTTCAAGCGATGCAGCGCGCCAATGTTGTCGACCGTGTTATCCGTGAGTGTAAGCACTGTTCCAACAGCACCAGCCAAAACGTTGACAGGACCCGCAGTCGTGCCCTCAAAAGACTCAAACACGCCCGAGTCGAAGCTGAAGACACTGTCGTACTGGGGTGTGAAAGGTGCAGGGAAGTTGTCGCAAAGATAAGCAGCTACATCGTCCGCAGGGCACAGAAGCGCGCCCTTGTCGTAGCCCCAAAGAACGGGATTCTCTGGGAGGGGGTACACAGGAACTGTGTTTGGGTCACTGTCTTGGTCGAACTTATTTCTCCAAGAACTATTGTGGTTGTTGCCTGTGTCTCCGGCCCACGCCTGCCCGCCACCAGGCCATGCCTGGTCGAACACGTACGAAGCGCCGAGCAGCTCGCGGCAGACACCGTCATCAAGAGTCAGCGCGCCGCGCATACTGACTGTGTCGTTCACCGATATCTCGTCGCCGTCCAGATTAGAGGCAGCCAACGTAACGATGAACTTCGGAAGAGTGTAAGTAGGCTTGATTTTGAGGATGAAGTCGCGCACGAAACCCAGCGACGCGAGGCTGAAAGCTCGCCCGTCTACGCGGACAGCAAACGTGTGGAACTTCTGAACCTCTAGGAAGACACCCTGGTTAAGGATTCCTTGGAACCACGTCGGGTCTTTGATGTAATCGACTACGCCTGCGCCTTCCACAAGCGGGCTGAATCTCGTGACCGAGTCTCCTACCTTGTAGCGCTCGCCAGTGTCTGGATTGACCTCCAGCTCTAACACCTTAGGGTATGTGTAAGAGCGTACGATTTCTGTGGAGCTCTTGTCTCGTACGAGGATTCTGCCCTCTGTACTCAGAAGGTCTCGACGCAGTTCTTCAATGGTGCCGTCCTCCTCTGCGTACGGCAGCCCTATTAGAATCTGTGTACCGATACGCAGGTTACGTAGCGTAGGTCCGTTGGTGTACGCGTACATCAAACCGGAAACGGCCGCCAAGTAATCAACGCTGGTCGGCAGCTGCGCTACCTGCACCAAGGAGAACCCTGCGAGCTCTCCGAAGTTTGCCTCGATAGTCGGGTTGTTGTTGACGTACGTGTACTCCGCCCAAAGGCGAAAGGGAGGACGCGCGCCTTCAAACACGTCTGGGCCGCCGCCTTGCCCAGAGACAAAACGAACAGAGTTGTAGCCGCGGAACGGTTCGATGAAGAAGTCCAGGTTCCTGCGCAGAGACGCCTCATCGTCGGTGATGACAACGTTCTCCTGAAGGACAGGGATATCCACAATCAGGTCATCAACAGGTAGGCGCCCCCTTCGAAGGACACGCGCCAAACGTACCGTGACGTTACTGTCCATGAGATAGACGCCCAAAGGACCAAAGTCCACAGGCAGCCTTCGTGGGAATGTAGGAGACGCGCCGTAAGCGGTAGTGGAGACAAGCAGCTGAACCTGCTCTACGTCGGACACATCGTCGCGGCTGTCCAGTACCTCGAAGTCGACGTGGTCACCCCTCGTAACCAAGCCGTTGTAGAAGTTGAGTAGCTCTGAGCTTACCCAGCCTGTGATGACGAAGTCCTGCGGGCCTGCTGTCTCCTGAATGTCGCTACGAACTACGACACGCTGATAGGGGTACGCGTCGCCTGACACATCGATGACGCGGTCAATGACGTACGTGCTATCTCCGATAACTAAGAACGCCTCCGAAAGATTCAGACCCTGCAGAGACCGGTCCACCTTGAATGCACGGGCGGTAGTGGTCTCACCAGAGCCTTCTACAGCACCGTTTGTGCTTCCTGCTGCGAACAGGATGGTAGTGTCGTTAGTGATTGTGAACGGGATGCTAGCCGTAAGCTGAATCTGCTTCTGGGAAGAAGGCAGCTCAACCACCTTTGCGGAAAATGACTTATCGATACCCTGCAGGGCGCCTGTAAGACCTCGCGCGAAATCGTACGGGTTGGCAGGGTCCAGTCCCGTAAACGTGATGACCTCGGGAGACTCAAGCACGGGAGTGCTTATGCCGAGGCGCTGGTTGTTCACCGCTAGAACAGAGAAGGGCGTAGAAGTAACGCCGCTCCACACAGGGAAGACCTTCGTAACCTCAGGCAAAGGTTCTCCGAGAACAAGGTCGTAGTGCAGCCAGCGACGTGCGAACACGCGCTGAATATCGCGCACGCTCTTTGAGTAGTCGTGCTGCCAGAGAGTGTAGAGCTCCGTAGCGGCTGTCTGAGCCAAGGCGCCCCAGAAGACGTGCATCTTCTCGCTGTCTTCGACCAGACGCCAGAAGTCAGACAGGTAGTCGAAGATGAAGCTCAGGTCCGGCGTACAGCCTCTAGGAAGAGGGGACTCCAGAACGTTAACTACCGTGACGGCGCGCTCCAGGCCGTTGGGTGTGCTCCACTGAACACCGTCGAACACGCGAAGGTCAAAGACGAAGAAACCTGCCACGTCTGGGTAGAACGTCGGCTTAGCTGTAGTCGGGTCTGTGATGCCCGACTGTCGTAGAAGCTTAAAGCCTGCGAGCGACAAGTTGTCCGGTATCTGCGCGCGCTCTACGAGCACGTAGAAGGTACCAGGGGCTAACGGCGGCTTCACCGAAACAATGGTGTAGGCAATGCCGCCTACCAGAAGAACATCCTTCGGCTGGACAGGTTCCAGGTTGTGTAGCGTCCCAAGCTCTGCGCTGAAGAACTGGTCTGTAAAGCCGGTAGGAATAGCCTCGGGAGCGGTCTGGCCGTCATTGCCGACCCCCACGAACATGCTGGTCTCTGGTCCGTCTATGAGACGCCAATCGTACGTGAGTACGTTTCCCTCTGGGTCGAAGCTGCCGGACCCGTCCAGCTGAATGATGCTGCAAAGTCTGGACGCCTGGTCAGGGCCCGTGAGCGCCCGCGGCGGTAGGTCAGGGATGAGTAGCCGCGAGCTCAAGTTGTAGTGAAAGAGCTCAAGGTTCGACTCGTCGGCTAGCGTGCCCTTCACGCTGACAGCAATGCGGTCGATGGGAGGGAACACCGCCGTCGACGCAGGGATGACAGGCAGAAGAGCCCGGAGAACGTGCCCAATGCTATCTGCACCAGCCTGTCCCGGAGTAATCTCGTTCGCTGGCGTAACGAACAGGTAGACCAGCTGATTCTCCCAGTCGACGACGACTCGGACGTAGATTTCCTGTCCTTCGTCAAACCACTCGTCGCTTCCAGGAAGGAAGATAAGGCTCTTCTCCGCGACAGTGACCCCACCAGGATTCAGGATATGGTCGAAGCTGATTTGATTCTGGTTGTTTAGGTCGTAGCTAATCGCGCCCGTGTACGCGATGCCGCCCTGGGAGAGCAGAAGGGTGGTACAGGCGCCGGCGGCGTTGTTGACCGCCAGAACCATGTGTCGGTTGACGGGGTCGCTGAAGTCGTCTGGCAGCTGATTGGCTGCCATGCGGTACTCGACGGTGTAGTTCTCTAGTACAGGAACGGCTATGTCGAGTAACGCCGTCGTCGCACTGAAGGAACCGCCCGACGCCAGGTTGAAGCTGTTGACGAAGAACTGGTCTACATTGCCGTATCCGGTCGCCTCGACGAAGTCGCGGACACGGTCCATGTCGTTCGACTGCCGAACACCTGTCAGGTCAAACTGAGTCCACAAGGCGCTGGTTGGGATGTGCTCGAGCTCATTGCCCGCATCCTCCCCAGAACCGCCCCAGGCGCCGCCCCATGGATTATTGCCGTATCCGCCAGACATGTTTGCGTTCTACAAGATAGCAAAGAACAGTAAAGGGGCCGTACTGACACGACCCCCTACAAAACTCAATCAGGCGAACGTGTGATGAACACACGCGCACGCTGGCCCGACGCGATTTCGGACGTACCTGCGGTAGAGCGCATGAGCTGCAAAGAGACGTTCAACGTTTCCCCATCCATGATGTTCTCGAAGTACATCTTGCCTGAGAACGCGCTCCAGTCAGCGCTTGCTTGAGCATCTGTTGCACGCACAGCCCATCCGCCGTTTGAGCGGTTCACGCGCACCTGTACTTTAGACGAAACACCGCCAGCCGCAGCGCTGAGTTCGTGCTCACAATACCACTCAATGTGATACGTGCCTGCACGCAACTGACCACTGTTGAGCGTAACGAGGTCAATAGGCGTGTCGTTAGCTGTAGTGTTCTGCTGGCCGTTTGCCTCTGCACGCAAGAAGTCTGCTGCGAAGGAGCCTCCAGTGTGCGCTGCGACAACTGTGTTTATGCTTACATCGTCTGCGTCCGTGGGCGGGCCGTCAAATGTCACGCGAACAACGGAGGCTGCAAGCTCTACCGAAGGCACGTCTACACTCAGCGAGGAGCTGACGAGCTGCTGCTTCAAAACAAAAGTGTTAACAATAGCGCTACCAAGAGCGACGAAAGAGGACAGTGGAATCTGGTACGTAACGAGTGTCATGGGGTGTTTACCTTATGCGGGAGGCGTGTTGGTCTGAATCGGGCTCTCATTGAGAAGCTTGAACGACGTGCCGGCCACGTTTCTCCACAAGTTGTTGCGCAGCACAACAGCAGATGCGACAGGGCCTGCACCCGGAACATGGCGGGTGATACCGCTAAAACAGGAGAACTCATTACCTGCTATCAGCGTGTTGTTGCTGATACGTCCTCCCGTGATAGTGCCGGTGTTGTTGAATACGTTACCGCCACTCCACAACGTGTTGTTCTGGCACTCGAGGTACGTGATGGTGCCTGCGTTGTTGATAGCGGCGCTGCCAAGAGATACCTCGCACTGCTGCGACTCGAAGCGTAGCCTAGATACGGTCGTACCTACTGCCACGTTCAGCATCGTCGTGGCCGCATCGTAAGCACAGAAGCGCATGATGAGGTTGCTGATAGCTGTGGCGCCGTTCGTGATGATGCCGTCAGAACCTGCCTGAAAACGACAGAACCTAAACAGCTTTTCTCCTGCGTTTGACAGCTGTGCGGTTGCTGATGAGTTGATTAGCGTGACGTCATGAACGATTGCTTGACCGGCCGTGTTGGACAGAGCAAGTGTGAACCCTGCACCGGTCTGGTTTAGTATGATGTTCTCTGTCGCAACAACACCCGCACCCGTCATAGACACCAGCGCCACAGCAGAGTTGCCTGTTATGGTCTTCCCATACAGGCCTCCGCCGGCCACTAAGCGACAACCGGCAGGCATTACTATCCTGTTGTTTACCGACAACGTGAAGGACGAGACGATGAGATAACTAGCGGCCTGCAGCGTAATAACGTTTGCTGCGAAGCTGGCAGCGGCTGCAATGAGCTCAGCTTCTGTGGAGATTGCGTAGGTGAAACCTGTGCTGGCTAGAGAGGACGAGATGGTAACGTTCGTGCGGTTGTTGCCTGCATCATCTGTGGCGACCACACCCACGCCAATGAAGTTGATGGTGGGGCGAGCTGTGAGTGCGATGCCCTCATCCTGAACAGACGCGTAACCGCCTCCAGTAGGCGTTTGCCAAGAAAGGGCACCAGCCCCGTTAGTCGTAAGCACCTGTCCGGTAGCGCCGTCCTGTGCGGGAAAAGTCATCCCGTCAGGAGCGGATGCAAGCTGCGGGATGATAAGTGTCGGGTTACCCGAGTTGAGACCACCTAGACGAAGGTCCCCTGACGGGTTGATGCCAAACGCCCCAGCAGCGGTTATATCTCTGGTACTCAGGGCCTCGTTGTAGTTCAGCGTAATCTGAGGAACACCAGCAGCGTTGCGCACCTGGAAGCCGGCATTAGTGCCCGTCAAGTTGTTGGCGCTATCTATGCGTACGACTGTAGCAGTAGTTGGGTTAGCGACAATTTCGAACTTTGCC